GCCAGCGTCAGCGGCATCAAAACAGATCTCTTCCATTTCAGGTACTAACGTCTCATCCCAAAGAAGTAAAAGAGTTCCGTTGGTCTTTGACAAGTACTTAACAATGTCTCGTGCTGGATTTGCGTCTAAGCGCTCAACGGAAGATTTCTCAATAAACTCCCCAGGGGCGGTCCCATTGTGGGTGAGCATAAAATCAACTTCCATGTCAATCAACCAGTTGATTACTCGTGACTCTGATTCAGATGGCTTGGCACCACAGGTAACAACAAAGTTGTTGTCTACGCCCAGTTCGTTAAGAGCATCTTCAATGATGTTCTTGCTAGTTCTGCCTGTTCCTAAAACACCGTACTTCTTTAACATCTTGTCCTCCTATTTCATTGATCTACGTTGTGCCATATCTCCTGTAAGGGTCAGTAACCGTAGCAGGGTATGTGTGGCGCCAGCAAGTGTAGCGACAACCAACCCCGAAGTCCACAACTCATCAATCTGAACTACAAAACTTATTCCGTAACTAAGCGCTACGGCGACTACTACTTTTACCCAAGGCATAGCCTCACGTGGGGTAAGTAAGTCAAGAACTTGAATCAATTTATATACCGCTAACCCAGCGATTATGTAGTTCATAAAGTCTTTCCAGGAATCCAATCAAATTGAGTTGCATACTTTTCAGTGCTACCACTTAAGCCCATTAATGTAACAGGGAGGATCTGTGGGAGCAACTTGGTAATAGATGCCTGGGTTTTCTTACGGTTAGTTGTATAAATAGAATAAGAAGTGTATTTAGTCCCAGACCACTTAAAGTCTGATGCAAAGCCTTGGTAAAGGAACCCACCAAATACAGAGTCCCCGTCAAAGTAAGACCCATACTTATTGGGTTCAACCATCCATCTTTTAAACGTAATTGATTGGTTGGCGTCAAGTTTAAATACAAATACTGGATATTGGGTACCCGTAGAACTTGGGGCAGTCATTTGGTAGTACTGCCGATCATCAATGTTGGCAGGAATCTCAGATGCATCAGCAGTTACTCCAGCCCAGTTATTCCATGATGCGCTGGTATGCCACAAGCCACCATACAGATTCATTGGGGCAGACGCACCTGTTATCTCAGCCGATGTGTAATAAGCAGTGGTTGAACTTACAGGAACTCCAACCGTGGATCGGATAGCAACTTTAGTTGCGGTTGCCCCAGCAGTAATTGTGATCCCACCTGAGGCGCTTGTCGTAGTAACTGAGTACTCAGAAGTTACGTTCCATGATGTGGAGCCAACAAACTGAGGGTTAGCAACAAGGTTTGCACGTTGTGCGTGTACAGCAAAGGTGTAATACGGGGCAGACGCACCTGTAAATACTGTGACGTCACCACCACTAACTGCAGTTAGATACGCTTTGGTAGCGGCAAGTGTCCCTTTTTGCCTACGAATATAACCAATGTCGTGCAACAGTGCTCGTGTTCTAGAAACTCCAACGTCTGCAACATTGAGTTCCAAACCAAGCATGGTTGCGAGTTCTTCTATGGCATCCGCCTCCGCTAACAATGGGTCATATTGAACCATCATTGAATCCATTAGTGTTCGTGTTCGGTCAACTTCAAAACCAAAGACGTCAACAAAACGTTCTAATTGACCACGGTTTAAATCAAATGGGTCAAGGTATGCGGTAGCGGTGTCCGCTTCACGGTAGTACAGAGGTACTCGGTTCCACATAGCGTTACGGGAACCATAGTCAAAAGGAACAATAACTTCTAGTGATGCCAAACGTTCATAGAAGTAACTGCCGTCAACACCATCAGTATTATAATAAGCAAATAATGTGTAATACGCCCATTTACCTGAAGTAGGTTCATCAATGTACGCAGTGCCTGAGTCAGTTGTAATCTCCAACCGTTCTTGGTGAAGGTACTCATTAGTAGTTCCTGAAACAATTACTTTTCCATCAGCCACAGTTTCTGGGTAACCAGTATCTGAATAAACAACAGCAACACTGATTAAACCAGTCTGTCCAGTTGTCACGGTGGATGCTTCTACAAATTCAGAAGTTAATGACCAGTTTAAAATAACTGCGTTATACTCAACGGCACTTGCTGAAAATGTGGATGTTTCAGTTGTATTTGAAACAGTAATAATTCCAGTTGAACGAATTGCAGCATCTTGATCAACTATTGATGCTCCAGTTGCTCTTTGTAGATCAGAGGTACCACGAACAAATGAACCTACACCAGTGGCATCTCCAGCACCCGATACACGGCGTAATCTAAATGATTGTCTTGCCATGATCAGCCACCTGAAGCGGTTACACCACCGCTAGGGGTCAATGTAAACGCTGAGGTAGCACCTAACACCAACATAGATGTTGCAGATGCTTGCACTCCAGTAAACCCACCACTACTGTCAATTACGTTATTAACAGTTGTAGTAAATCTACTAATCACTGCGTAGTCAACGCCATCAACGTCAAGTATTGCACGGTACACCTGCCCTAAAGAAACTCTGTTTCCAAACAACGCATTGTCAAAACTAAACAGTTCATATATAGCATTAACTACGTTGGCATTTACTTTTTCTCTAATGTAGTTATCTTTAACTTGTATAGTTCCCGTAATGTTAACAGGAGTTAGAGTTACTGATGCGCCAACACTTGATGTTACAAATGTAATTTCTCGTGGCTCTAAATAATCCTCAATACGAGTTACTTCATCGGCAGTTAATACCAGTGTGTTAGTAGAGCCATAGTCAGACGCTTCTGTAGTTGCCAGAATACGTACGGTACTACCGTCCACATAAGAAGTAGCACGAACAATTCCAGGAACACGGAGCACGAGATCCTTGTAGTCCTGCAAAGACACTGCTCGGTCTTGTGATCTAAAAGCCGCTGGGATGTTTGACTTTAAAGAAGAAATTGATTCAATGTCAACACCACCGACTGCTCTGGAAGTATTAGGTATAACTACTAAACCATCTAGCGCTGGCTTACTAGGTACTTGGTAACTTTCAATTTCTTTAATTGCTCCAATAACTACGTTACCTGCGCTACCACGACTCTTGCGGTATGTAATGGTAATAGTGGAGTTAATAGTTGGAATAAATCCGTTAACGTTGTTACCAAAACCAACTATGGAGTAATTGTCTGCCGTAATGTCTACGGAATATACTTTGTCACTACTTGTTCCCTGGATAATTCTATCTACAAATGAGTACGCAACATCAGTTGCTCCCGCTCCTTCATTTACAGAAACTGTAATGCTATTAGTTACTACACCTGTTTGGCGTAGTGTTATACGTTGATTAAGCAATCCTGTTGAAGTGTATGTTTCAGTAACCCATTCGCCTTCAGTAACCGCAAGGGTAATTGCAGTTGTTTTTGGAAAAGTGTTATATGTGACCCCATCTGACACAATGTTTGCGCTTGCTCCAGCAGATGTACCAACAAATGCAATAGCCGTGTCACTTGTAAATACAACTTTGTTTGCCGTGTCAACTAATGGGGTTGCAAGAAACCTTGTTCGTTTAGGAATGAATACAGGGTTTGTATCTGTTGCCGAAGTGTTTGAAGCGTTTAATTGAATGGAGGCAGTTGCTGGTCGGCGTCCAGCAGGAACGTAGTCCAACAAGTTTGCTATTGCTAAAACGCTTTCACGTTGTGTAGCGGTACCAAGAAACGATTCTCCAGCAGCACGGTCTACATAGTAGTGAAGTACATCCCCCATGTATGCCCACAAATCAACCATTAACACACCAAAGTCGGACGCTTCACGGCTTGTCCATTCAGGTAGTTGGCGTGACGCACGAGCAAACAGGTCTGTTTGAATAGATGCGTAGTCTCTGCTGGTGTAGTCAAAGGTGGTCATGGGAGGGTCTCCTCAGTAAGGTTATCCATAGAAGTAATATTGTAATTAAGAGATTGCACCCCTGGTGATGCAGTGCGGTAGTGGACAGACACTTCTAAAGCCGTACCATCATCACCAAAATAAGGAGTTTCCATAGGGGCAACACGCACATCAAGAACCGTTGCAATACTAAGGTGCTTACTAAATTCAAGCATCGCATCAGTTTTAAATTCTGAAAATACTAAGTCATCTACAGGTTCAAACATAAGGTCGTTAGCGCCAGCACCATACCCAGGTCGCATTGTACGCTCATATTTAGAAGTCACTAAAACATCCATGACGTGTTGTCGGGCAATGCTGTTTTGGTCAAGCACTTGATCAACACGACCAGAAGCCGCTATTTGAAATGGTGTTTTAATTGTTGACATTACCTAAAAACTCCTAAAAAGAGGGCGTCTATTTGAGGCTGTAAATCAGTTGTTGCTTCTGGTGCCACCTGCACCCAAAACACATTAGTAAGGTTAGCGTCGTCAGCGGTGACTACTATTTGTGAGCCAATTGATGGAACAGACCAGACTCCATTGTACGCTGTTCTGCCCACGTACGAAATGTCTACAACACTGTCTGCCCCAGTCAAAGCAGGGATACGTACTTTAATAACCCCTGTTGAAGTATCTGAGTAAACAACAACTGCTCGGTAAACAGGGTTTTTAAGCATAGACATCTCCAAAATCTAGTGAAGATACCCATACATTGTCTGCATTTAAAACAGGTGGTGGAGGTGGGGTAAAGGACGCTCCAGGCTTTGATTCCACGCTCTTACCCGTTGTGGAGTCAGTTGCAATTATAAGTTCGGTTACATAATTAGACCGAGTAACTGTATGGTGTGCTCCACGGACCAACCAATACCCGTCAAAGTTAGAATTGAAATTGTCAACTTTTACTACGGAACCAGGAACTGGATCAGGCACACCTGTTACTAGAGCGGTTGCGTTGTATGGGTAATTATGTTTAGTAGACGCATTAGATAACTTATTTAACATTTCTAATGATGTAACGTTTGTAGATACCTCAGCAACCCCTTTACGAGTTGCCAATTGTCCAAATCCTGTAAAGTCAGTGTCTTCAGTTGATGAGCGAACGATAGTTCCTGATGAATCAATGCCAACAAAGTTGTAGTTGTACACGGATCCTTCAAGAGTTGTGTCTCCAAATAGTCCATTAAACTCCATGATGCGGCCTGGTGCATACTTTAAGTCACCATAGGCTCCACGAACTGTTAGCAGTTCAACGTAGGGAAGTTGTCGTGATACTGCTTTATAAGGATCATATATGTGTATGTGAGTACCAGAAGCGGTTACGTTGTAACCAACATCTTTACAAGCACGTGTCAATAATTCCCAATCCGATGATCCTGTTTGCGCCAAACGCTTCCATACAAAAGTGTCATTAGGAACAGCATATGAGTATCCATAAGTATTAGCAATTTGAGAAACCAATTGAACAAGAGTTACATTTTCCCAAGTTTTGTATTTTGGAAAAGACATGTCGTAAGAAGAACCCATACAGGTTGCTACGGCAGTCTGTACGGGACTGTTGTTAATTAATCCTTTTCTTGTTTCCATTTTAGGTTCAATAAAAGAAACGTACCCATAAAAATCAACTGTTCGTTCAGCCCCAATTTTTATGGATATAAATACAGGTGAACCTACGTAGTCGGTAATACCTAAAGGCACTAATCCAGAAAACGTAATAGTAGCCATATCGTGCATGTTTTCATGTACGTCAATAGTTAACGATGTAATAGTCGTATAGTCAACAGTTGCCCCACTGATAACTACTGAGACATCGGGTGACCCTGGATGGCTACTTTTAAAGATCATGATGGAATACGGATTATTGTCCCTAGTGGTATTGAGTCTGGGAATTTAACGTGAGGGTTTATATCAGCAATTTTCCAATACAAACTTGGATCTCGGTATATACGAGTAGCAATACTTTCAAAAGTCTCTGAACTTTTTACAACATAATTACTGTATGTTACTGATGATGTTTTTTTACGCATAGCAATAACTGCTGAATCTACATCGTTAGTTTTTGTTGCGTACCTTGAGTTGGTGTTTAATGCCATGGGATTAACTTCCTGTTGACATATTAAAATTTAGTGCAGTCATAGCCTGTCCCCATTTAAATTCTTTATCTATTTTTGCTACTTGTTTACAAATAGTTGAAGTACTTGGACTGAATATTTCAAATGTTATTTCTCCAACAAACTGATATAAAGCATCACTGTCGGTATCCCATGGTTTAGATATGTTTGGTGTGGCTCTTGTGATGTCAAATGTTGCTTTTCTGTTAGATTGCATATCTTGTGAATTTGTAAAACTATGGATTAAATCTCCAACGTTGTAACCTCCCCCAGTTCCACCGCCATCTCTTCCTTTGTACTTAATGTCTATATCAATAGTGGCGTTAATGCTTTGCACATACCCAGCCTTAATAGCGTCCTCAAGTTGTTTATCCATAATAGTAGAAAATATGAATTTAGTAGGTTCTGAACTTTTTGAAAGTATTTCTGAAGGGGTGACGTTTACAAAGTTAGCGCCGTCTGCTGGTTCTATAAATGGTCTTTTAAATAAAGTAATACCTTGTAACGCTTCATTTTCTGCATCAACTGGGTCACTCCCGTTTGATCCTGGGTCACCTGGGTTACTGTTTGCATTTCTAAGAGTTGTTGTAAGGAATGTATCTTTTGAAGCAAACCCAATGTACATTGCCTGCATGTTGATAGACACAGTGCATTGCGTAGGAACCATTGCGTAATTAAACTTGTTAAAAGTTACTGTAGATGAAGTGATAAATCCTTCAACCATGTACAAAGATGAAAACACAATACGCACTGGTTGTGAAATAAGAAACGCAGAGTTACCAACGCTTCCCCCTAAGAAATCTCCTACCTTTTTCTCACTCAGCGTTATTGGTGTTTTGTCATCTTCATCTGTAGTTGATTCGTTATTTTCTTCGGTTACACCAGCGTTGTATGTATTAACATTTTCTTTTAATTTTCCTAAAATACTGTTAATTAAATCAGAGTTAATACCTTGTCCAATAATAGAGTCAAAGACAAGAAGGTCTGCCAGTACACCAATGTCTGATACGGATGTAGGATCGTATTGACCTAGTTTGGTTGGTATCGTTCCACCGTACGGTCCAACGTTTCCAACAGTTACTTGTGATGGGAAGGTTGTGGCTTCAGTGCGTGGTTTCCTATCAATAGGTACTTGACTAGAACCATCGTCATATGAGCCAGTTGCAACTTCTGCTTCTCGGTTAAGGATGAACTCAAACGCAAAGTTGGCATCTCCAGGAATTGGTGAAACCAATTGACCAGGATCTTGGTTCATCCAAAACTGAACGTCGTTTCGTGCAGATACTGAACGTACTAAAACATCTGGATTGAATTGAAAATGGAAACGACGGTTCTGTAGTTTCCTTGCAGTAGCATCCGTTCCATACGCTTCCGTAAGCATACGAATATAACCACGTTGTAATTTTAACTTTTTATTAGTTAATGAGTTACGGTAATCCTTACCAGGGAATAAAAACCGTGGGTTGTCATCTCCTCCAACTTGTTGAGGAGTACCTGTCTCATATGAGTTAAAGTTATAAAATTGATCTGAAGCGTACCTAGCCATTACATTCCTCTCAATGCCGTTGTCTTAACACGGCGTGCAACGATGTCAGCAATTTCTTGAGCAACCCTATTAGCGTCTGCTGTGTTGTTACCTGACGATTGAATATAGATGTTTGGGGCGATTGTAATGCCACCTCCACCACCTTCTACGATTACTGTGTTCCCACCACCACGTGATGGTGCGTTAAGAGGGTCACCTGAAGGACCATGCGTAGTACTTCTGGCTGTTCCAGGAGGTAGGTCAACTGAATTAAGTTTCCCTACACCAGGCCATGTTATGTTTCCCCTTACAATGGATTCAAACCCATCGTGAGCATGGAATTGATCTAGTAGAACTTTGGCTACTTTCTTTTGATCTTCAGGAGTTGCCAGTGCAGGGTTCTTTGCGTACGCTAAACCGCCACCTCGGTTCCAGTTAAATTGATTCATGGCAAACCCACCCATAAGCGTGCCATCCCTATTTTTTACAGTTCTAGTCCAGTCTTTTTGTTCATGTAAATGTAAGGCTTCTAGATCAGCATCACTAAATGACTGTGGAACAAAATATCCCCAACCATCATAGTTTGGGGTTGTTCGGTACTTGAACCCCGCAGGAATGTTTCCTGACCTAGGTGCTGTTGCAGGGCTTTTACTTGTTCCAACTCCTGCTGAGGATGCCGACCCAGTACGTAGGGTTACCATACGCCCACCAGCGCCACCACCACCTAAACGCATTCGGTTTGATGCACGATCATAGGCAATAGAATCAGCAATACTCAATTGTGAGTTAACAGCGATACCACTGCTTGTGTATGTACCGCTCTGAGACTCTCCTTCAAAAGTAGCGTCGTATGGGTAAGCCGCAGTTCCAGCAGGTCCACGACCCCATGGCGCACCCGACTCTTCATACTTACGACGACTGTTTGGAAGTTCTGCAGGTTGTACGTGCCATGGCTCATCAATGCTTGCAATGGTCTTTAATCCAAAGCGTGAAGCATTTCGCATAAACCATTCTTCGTCAGCCTTTGTAGGGTAATGAAGGTCAACAGCCAAACCAAGTTCATGCATTGACATTCCTGGAGGAGCCGCATCTGGAACACCCGCATGCTTCTTCCAATAAGAACCATCCCAGAAGACACCAGTCTTTTCAGAAGTCTTTGAGTAACGGGACAAGAACATAGTTCTCTGGTCAGAAGATGAGCGATAACCTGTTCCAATAGTAATTCCTGGTCGTTCTGCCATCATCTGACGCAAACGGTCACCAAATGTTTTATTAATACTATTTGGAACGTTGGGTGCTCCACCACTACCACTAGCGCCATTAGTTGGTTTAGACCCACGTCCTTTTTCTACAGGGTCACCACCAAAGATACTAAGAGCATCATTGATAGGTCCCATGATGGAACCAAAACCTTTACCAAGCATATTGGTAATTGGGTTACCACGAGTACTAATGCGTGCACCGATAATGGCAGACGTTAAGTCTTCAATCTTTGTGGTTAACGTTTCCATCTTCTGCGTGTTACGTTCCATAGACGCATAATTATCTTTTTGTTTGTTATAGAAACTCTCCGCACGTTGTTCTCTACGTACGTCAGTTACTTCACGTTCAGTAGCAAAGTTTCCTTCAATACCCATTGTTTTAAGTTGATCACGGTTACCAGGGTTATACATACCCTGTTTTCCACCCGTCTTCTTTTGATACTGGACATTCTGCATTGCGTATTGAATAACGATGTCATGCATATCCTCAGGAACACCCATGGCAGTAAGTCGTGCACGAGTCGTGGACCCAGGTTGCAAAGCGCCTTTAACAACACGCTCATTGGTCAGACCTGCACCACGAACAATAGATTGAATTACCTGCATTGGAGAACGTTGCTTACCACCAGGTCCATAGATGCCTGTACCCAACGTCATGGTCATGCGGTTATTTACTTCTGGAGAAGCCATGGTTGTAATCATTTGGTTTACATCAGCGGTACTTAAACCAAAACCGCTGATGGTTCTAATAGCCTCAACGCTTCTAGACATCATCTGGGCATTAAGTCCAGTGTTTGCCTGTAGGCGAAGCATTTCATTAATACCGCCAGGTCCTAGGCGGAAGTTGTTAATTGGTTGCCTAAAGCGGTTGTAGTTAGTCTGTTGACTAATGCCATACATCTGTTGGTACATGACGCTCTGTCGGTCATTGACCAGTGATGAACTATATCCAGTGTCAATTCTGGCATCTAGTTTTGCCATCGCTTGTTGCATTTTGTCAAGTTGAGACTTAACAACTTTAGAGGCGGCGGCAAAAGCGGCACCGTAAGGACCTCCAGCCGCCGCAGCCATAGCACCTGCTCCACTAGCGCCCCCTCCTGCACCAGCAATTCCAGCGGCTTGTGGTGCTCTAACCATAGACGCACTTTGTATGATGGCGTTGTTGGTGGCGCCTGCTGTGCTTGTAGCGGCGTTGGTACTGCCAGAAGACATGCCTTGAACAGAACGGGTTGTATTACTTGCGGCTGTATTTAGTTTTGTAATCTCCTCACGAAGTTTTACAACCTTTTTAGTGAGGTCATCATACGTAGTCATCCACAGACGGGCTACAGATTTGTCTAAACGTAGTCCTACGCTTGCGTTGACGCTAGCGGTGTTGCCTGTTCCTGAACGTGAGCGACCGCCTAAAGCACCATCACCTAAGCCACGTTCTTCAACCATGCTTCATCAGTCTCCAGAGTTACGCCATTTACCCATTGCCGACCAGTACGTTCTTTGACGTACCGTCATGTTTTGTATGTCGTTGAGCGTAAAGCCCTTGTAAACCGTAGCGATCAGATCGTATTCCCAGTATATATGAACCAGATTAACCAAATAAAAGGGATGCCCAATCAAGCACGATGTTTAAGTCTCCTCCACACGTGGCGCACTGGGCATTCACCTCCCCAATTTCAGGGCCTGGCTGGTTGTCCAACAAGACTTTAACTAGGGCACTTCTATCTTTTAATCCAAGCCCTTTAGCCCATTCAACTGGGTTATGCATTGCTGGGTGTTCCACACAACGAGCCAACATTAAAGTGTTTTGCTCCGCCACAGTCTTAGACTTCTTTGCAACTATCTGGCTGTCTATACCATTAGGCAACCGCATTTTAACAACTGTTCCATCGCCAAGGGTGTACTCCAAAGGCAGTTTAGGGTCATGTGTTGTTTCTCGGTTTTTAAATGTGTCCATAGTGATAATCACATCATTGGATGCTTCACAAGACATGCATTGGATTTGGTACTCACGGTTATTACCGTAAGTGGCTTCAATGATCTTCAAGAAAAGAATGTCACGGTCACCAATAATTAGGTTTTCAATAACCGAAGGGTTTTCAGCAACGGTTATAGACCCTACGGATACAACAGCCCGTTTAAGCAGAAACGTCATGTACTCGGCGTACACGACGTTCCTACTATCCATAGATGCTAGGGACTCTTCATCAAAGCCATTAAGTTCACGAACCTTGGCTTCGGTTTCCCATGAATTAGTTTCTTTATTAAAAACTCCACGAATGAGTTCAACACTCGTTGTGGGGGCTTCTTTAATCTCAGGTACCTTCTCACTAAGAGCGGCATTGAGTGCGTCAGCCTGTTGCTTTTGATCCATCTTATTGTGCTCCTAATTTAAGTTTTTAATTACTTGCTGGCGAGGTCTTCTGATCCATTCCAGTCAATGTAGAAACCTTCGTGGTGTACAGTCATTGACTGAATCAGGATACCATTGTCTCCTGCGTTCAAGTCGGTGAGAGCGTACGCACCAGGCCATGCATTGTAAAGTTTGAATTGAAACTTAACACTACCAGGAACTACAGGCTTAAGATCACCAGTTGAACCGCCATCCCATTGGTAGTTAAGTCCTGATTGACCAGCGACTTCCGAAGCCGTATGTGGGTGGTCATAAACTTTAACTAAGATGTCACAGCGATAATCGCCAGCACCATTAGCAAGTCCTGGTTCACCAGCAACACCACCACCCAACCAAGCATGGAGGAACTTTTGCCACTGGAACAGTTGTCCTTGACCACTGAAAGCACCACGTGCAAACGAGACAGGAGCAAAGTCTGACTGTGCCACCATCTTGTGTGGGTGGGTGTTCATTCCACCTTCACGGTATGAGATGATTTCGTTGGTTACAGAGATGCCACTTACTTGGGCAAATCCAAGTTCACCAACTTGGCTGATGTAGTTGGCAAGGTTTCCACCACCTACTTTTGGAATGATTTGCACACGAAACTTAAAGTTTCTGAGTGGATCGGTGCGAAGTGTTGTTACGGTCATGTCTTAAATAACTCCTTGAATTAGAGGTTTCCAGCGGAGCCGTTGCCAGCCCACTGTGTGAGGTTGATTACAACGAATTCGGCTGGGTACTGCAATGCGACACCAACCTCAATGTTTACGTAGCCGTCTTCAATACTTGATGCTGTGTTGTTTGACGAATCGCAAATGATGTAGAACGCACTGTTGGCGTTTGCACCCTTCAAGTTTCCTTTAGCCCAGAAGTCTGTAAGAGTGCTGGACAGCGAAACTTTGATGCGATCCCATAGACGTTCGTCGTTTGGCTCAAATACTGCAAACTGTGTTTGAGCATCTAAGACAACACGGAGGTACGAAAGGGTACGGCGAATCGTGATGTACTTGTCTGGACGGTTCTTAGCCAGTGTACGAGCACCGTTAATAACGGTTCCGCCACCTGCTACCAACTTCAAACAGTTAACGTTGTTTGTAGTATACAAAGTTCCCTGATCCGCATCTGACAACGTTGCTACCAAACCAAATACGTTTTGCAGGTCCAAGAAGTAACCAGCAGGTGCTTTAGCAACACCACGGAGGTTCTCCGAACGCACATACGCACCAGCAATCGCTCCACCTGAATAGGTGTCACGGATAGCGGTTGGACCGCTCTTTGATGGGTCGTACATCTTCAACGCTGGGAAGTACACAGCGCCAAAGCCACCGTTACTGGTGCTGTAACCAGAGATAGCGGTCTGTACGTCAGCCTTAGTTGTTGCTGTGAGTGCTGAGTCAATGATGACAAAAGCATCTGCACGGGCTGCCGCATAAGCCAATGCTTGGTTTACACGAACACTGGATGTTTGACCAACAAGGTTAATCAACAATGGACCTGATACGGAATCCAAGTTGGTAACTGCTGTTGCCCACTCGGTGTCTGCACTAACAGCACCTGGGGTAACTGCATCCGAACCACCAGTCAGTGAGAATGAAGTCGTGTAGTCGTCAACACCAATTCCTGAAACAGTAATTGTGGCGTTGCTTGCAATTGTTGCTGGAACACCTTGCAAAGATATATATGAAGAATAAAGTTCAAGAACGGTTTTGAAGTAACGGCTTGAAGAAGCATCAAATGACAATTCTTGCCAACGTTCTACTTCAACCGAAGAACTTCCACGAGTCTGGTTAACTGTCAGTGAGAAGAGTGTAGAAGCCTGAATCTTTGGTGCTGTTGAAACATCAGCCAAAGTATTTGGATCAAATGAAATAGAAATTGAAAGACTGTCTCCCCATGCGCCCTTTGAAGCGGCTTGCAAAGTGAACATGGTTGAAGGAGCCGAAGCACCAGTCAGTGTTCCTTGGAACGTGTATGCCGATGCTACAGCGGTTGTGTCAAGTACTCGTGACACATAAGCGTCCCGACCACCGTTAGCAAAGTAATGATAAACGGCATAACCCGTATCATAAGTTTGCGACAACTCACCAAACTTGGACTTGTAATCATTCCAAGAAGTGATAAGTGTTGGGGTAGCAGGACCACGTTCTGCGTAGCCAACAAAAGCAGCGGCAGATGTAGCGGTTCGTGGTGCGATGTTACTGGTGAATGGAGTTTCACGTACGTAAACTCCTGGGCGATCGTATGCCATTTTTACTCCTAAATCAGGGGTGACTTACAGGGATTCAAATTAATTTGTCTGTTCAATTGTAGTTGAAACAGTACTTACTTTCTTGAGACCAATTAGTGCTGAGGTGGTAATTTCAGAGTTCATTTGTAAAGTGTATATTTTGCGGAAAATGCGCTTACGGTAGCCAGCCTCTGGGTCCAGAAGGTCGGCTGTTGACCAATCTAAAAGGTCCAATCTTCGGGACGTTCCGTCCGCCCCTATAACAATTGAACTGTATTTAAATGGCACAACGTCTGTAAGCATTTGTGCGGCTAGTTGTCGGTCGTGTAGAGCACTTCTGGTAAACGTGGAAACTTGGTATAAAAGATCTACAGGGGTAAACTCTGTAGTTCGGTAGAGGTCATTACCCGCTAGCGGAGGAGAACTAGCCGAAGAGGTACTAGGCCAGTAGTTAATATTGTTTGGGTGCCCCGCTCTATCGGTATACAAGAACGACTCAGAGTGTTGACGGTTCTTGGCGTGGATTATGTCAATTAGTTCAATAGTGATAAAAGGGTAATGCCTTTCGGTTTCCCCTTCTGGGTATCGGAAGAAGACTTGAACAGGGCGAGCGGCATCACGGTCATCTGAAACAGTCAGATTACTAAAATGAAGTTTGATGGCTTCATCTTCAGCAAGAATGAACCCTTGTTTCATAACTTCTCCAAGCCCTTCTTGATTTGTCGCTCAAGGACTTTTTGGATGCGGTCTGCGCCACGAACTGCTGATTTACGCAAAGTGGCTTGAGGGTTAGATGTAGGACCACCATACTCGGTTTCAACAGCCTCTTCACCTTTAGCCGTATACATAAACTTTGAGTTATCTACGTCATAGGTAACTTTAGCGGTTGCTTCAATACCTTTGTCTGCATAAGTACGTTGTAAACGATCATCCTCTTCCAACATAGCGGCGGCGATAGCACTGGCAACAATTGAAGGAAGTTCAGTAGTCTGGCGCATCAAACGGTTTAGCACGTAAGGCTCACCTGACAAAAACGGTCTAGAACTTGATGGCGTAGGCGTATTAAAGCCATTCATAATGCATCCTTAAGTTCTAGGCGTTGGACCTCTTGGCGCTCACCAAGATTGATTTAAGTTTATCAAATACTAGGCAACGCTGTAGGCCAAGGCAGGTTTTGGACACCCATTGCTTGTGGACCTGGATCAAATGGCATTTCTTGATTTATATATACTTCAATTCCTTCAACTACTACCATTACGTCATCACGTAAACGACCACGTACACGATATGTGGCAATAGAAAAGTAACGACCGTCGTATAAGAACATATCGTTTAAGTGTTTTTGGTACTCAAAGGGGTCTGATACCCCAGCAGTCCTAAAGTCTTCAATGGACGCCACAAAGTTAGTGAGTTCCACAGGTTGGCGACCTTCAGGAATTGCTCTCTTTTGGTCTTCAGTTTCAGTAATCATCAAGGTGGGGATGACTACACCAGACTTGTATTTACGACCACCTGTTCCTACGATGCCTTCGTCATAGACATCATCGTAGATAGAACCTGCACTGGCTGGGGTGGTAAAAGGAAGGTACTCAAACCACACCACTGACTCGCCGTAGTTCCTCGTGTATTCACGATAGTGGCGACGGATTTGGCTTACTTCACGCCGAAGATCCATTAAAAATACGTATTGTTGACGTAGCCTTGTTGAGGCTCCATGTCCACATATACGTCCTCACGCAGGTTGTCAATTGGGGCTTCTTCCAACTGGATAACTTCTTTATCGGCATTTGGAAACACACGTTCGTGTGGACCGTAGTCGCCAAGTTCCCTAGACTTAAATATTGGGACGTAGCGGTTAGTTGTGCGGGAAACACGACGCAGATTAAATATTTCAATTCTGTCAACACCAATGTTGAGAGAACGAGCCTGCGTCTCATATTGGTTGGTCCAGTACGCAAGAAGGCTTTGCACCATTCGGAAACGCTGGCTGGCTGGGATGTGAATAGATTCTGAGGTCATGACGTCAATATCACGACTGAACTCAGACATCAAAGCACCAAGGGCTTCCACGATGGTTCCAATGCCAATAGTCTCAATAATTAATTTAGCCATGTTTTCAAGAGGTATCTCAAGACTAAATGTGTGCTGAGAGATAGCCTGCTTGGCGTAGAACTCAAGGTCTTGCGGGGAAACCCATTCGTAATGGTATCCCTCAATCATGATCTTGGCGTTAGAGGCAGGGGTGCTAGCCAATCGTAAAATACCGTTACGGCTGTCTAGTGAGTACTGAGCAGTGGTCAGTTCACTTACTGAAGCACCTACATTACTAGCAATCCATAGTGTGTCAGGAGAAATGTTAGGGTGACCTAACTCATAGGTGCGACCTACAGCATCAAAAGAAACTTGAAAGAACTTAGGAAAGTCCCGCAGGTATGTCCGTGCTACTTCTGTAACTTCATCAAGGATCTGTTGGGAGTAGATAGACATGCTTACAGTTTACTTCAAATTACTGATCTCCTGAGCCAGCCCCAGGAACAGTGTCACGTGTTGGCTGATTTACTTCTGGTTGGGTTTCTCTGTGACGGTGGGACATAGTCCCACGAATACGGGTTATGTCCGCTACGGTTCCTGTTGGTTTAGGAATAGGACGTTCTGTGGTCATTGAAACCCACCTTCTGCTTTAGCCCTTTGGTAACTAGCCCAAGGACCATTAATAAAGTTATTAAACATAAAAGCCGAATTCATGTAGGCATTAAGAGATGGGGACATGTGAGACATCCCGTCCTCAAAGGCTTCACACAAGTTTTCAATAGACAAACGTAAGTTTTCTGTAATGTGCTTTTTAACGGCTGGTATGAAATTTGGGTCAGACTCAGCAAGTTCAATTAATAAGTGAGGTTCTTGTACGGTGATGTATTGGGCACCTCGTTTAATTAGAGGGCCATTTAACGTTGCAATTAATTCATATTCCATGTTGTTACCATTTTCCTATCGGGCATTTTGACCCTCTTAGTTGTGCTTTTACTTTCATGAAACAACCACACTCTTTACATGTCATGGTTGGTGCGAATAAACGAGGGCACTCACGACAAATGTCCAGGCGCTGTTCTGGGGTAAGTTCTTGTGGACTCATACAGGAGAGTATATAAACCTTTCCACCCCTGTTGACGCCGTACCTGAAGTAATTGGCGCCAAGATAACCCCATGTCGTTTTCCTGTTATAGGACTGGATGGAGTGTTAGTTAAAGTTTGAGGAGTAGCCCCACCATTCATTTGAGCAGTTGCTGTAATAGTCCCAGCCTTGGAAGCGGTTACTTGTACATATCCAATAGTAGATGTAGCCGTTGTAGTGGTTTCAATAACCTTTGAATCCACCTGTGAAACTACTCCAGAAACTGATTTTATTAATCTAATAGAGTAAGAGTATTGTGCGGTTGCCGCATAGGTAGCACCTGTAATAGTACTGACAATAGGATAAGGAGTACAAGTAGACGAGGCTGATCCTAAATGATTCAGTGTTAATGCTGTGCAATAAAAAGTCTCAAGACTATCACCACCAAAACAAGGTCCAGGAGATTGGCAAAAATCAGGGACATACGAAGTGCCAGAAGGGCAACCGTATGCATAACACTCAGTTCCAGACAACGTAGTGCCAGCAGGACACGAATAAACACAAGAAAGACCATAATCCGTTTGTGTTGTGTCTGGTTTTTTACAGTTAGTACCAGTCAATGTGTCGTTAACTGAATCACAAATGTATCCAAAAGTTCTATCTGTCACCACAGCCCACCAGTTATCTGCATCCCTAACCCAAAAACCCACGCCCCATCCATGGGTCCCTGCGGTTCCAAAATCAACACGAACATTTACACCGATAGTGTTGGCGTTAAATGTAGCAAGAGGGTACGAGGAAGCCGCTGTTGCTGTGTATGCTTTATCAGAAAGCACCGACCATGAACCACGTGTACTCGTCCAGCGTTGTGCTAACGAACCTGTTCCTGAGAACTCGTCTGTGAATGCACGAGTTGCTGCAACTGCGGAATCTACAATTCCTGGAATCATAGATTAATCCGTAAGGTTTCCGATAGCCACCCAACTATTAGGACCACGCTTAATCAAAGTGCATGCCGCCCATTGGCTAAGAAGTTTACGCTTACCACTATCTGTGTTTAAGGTAACTCCTGATGTTGGAACCAGTGTTACTTGTCCCGCACCTGTTTGGATGATATCTATGCGATCTCCAGTAGTAAACGCTACTGAGTCGGTAGGAATGGTGAGGTTGCATGACGAACCACTAGACACTTCAACCAACTTGCCCAGGTCACTTAACACCAAAGTGTATGAACCAGCCACCGCATTAATAGTTGAGTTATAACCTGCACGAGGGGTTCCTGATCCTAGTTTGGCTTGCGTGATTGCACTGTCTGTAATTTGTGTAGTTCCAACAGTGCCAGCGTTAATATTTGCACCAGCAAGGCTTGTTAGTGCTGCACCAGAACCAGTAAATGAAGTTGCTGTAATAGCACCTGCGGTGAAGTTACCACTACCGTCACGTTGAACAATGGTGTTAGCCGTGTTGGCTGAAGCCATCGCTACATAAGTAGCAAGGTTGGTCCATGTTGACGCACCAGTCTTTACATAGACCTGTGACTGCCCACTATTAGCGTTTGTGGTGCTTGTAACGTAAGTGTCACCTAAAACACCAGTTCCAGATGCTGGAACACCTGAAGCCAGACGGGCAAGCGTTGACGAGTTATACGTACGCTTGTCTACAACTAACGCCGTTGTGTATGTGCTGTTGAAGTTATTCTTTACATACACAGCGTATAACGGCATTTGACTTTCAGAGATAGTTGGGAAGATAGGGTTAGTTGAACTAGCCGTTCCTTGTACTACTGCATACTGAAAAGTACCTGAGTTGTTATAGGCAACAATAAGGTCAAAGCGTGAATCGGTGTTAGTTGGGGCAGACGGGATAATAACCGTGCTACCTGTAATAGAACCATAAACACCGTCAATACGCACTTCAGAAGTGGTGAGGACAACGTTTAGGTAAGCAGGCGTGGCGTTACCAGCCGCACTGGATACGGACGATACATCAGCACCACTGACTACGCCTGAGCGATGATCAGCAATACTTGAAAAGTCAAGCGAGTCTGGCTCGGCTTGATCTAATGAGGCGATTGTCCCAGATGCGTAATCAGTTGCGTTCGGGACTGTAAAGCCTGCCATTGGTTACCTCACAAAGTGTCGTAGATGTTTCCGCTGTTCTTTAAATAATTGTAGAGGTCACGAGGGATCGTGTAGCGGTTACCATCTTCAAAATTAAATACTTGCTGTCCCCAGAACATCGTCCAAGTTCCCTTCACACGGGCTTGAATAGTGTCACTGTTAACTACAAGTGGCTGTACTTCTACAGCGGGTGTTTCTTCTTCAGTTGTTTCCACAACTTCAGCAAATTGATTGGCTTTTTTGGTTGGCATAACTGTCTCCTAATTGTTTAAGTTACATACGAGATAAAGGGCGGGGTTTCCCCCGCCCTTACACTCTACTTCATTTTTCTTCTAAAGATTAGAAGTTGGAGTCAATTGCTCCACCCTTGGTGTTGATAAGCACACGGGATTCATGGGTGATAACACCAAAGCCCCAAATTGCGTACCAAGCCAAGCCGTGCTCACGACCGAAGTCAATTACGCCACCGTCACGGAGTTCAACTGGCAAGGCGATTGCCTGACCAAATGCGTTGTCACCGATCATCATTGCGCTGTACGAGGTTGACGTTGGGTCGTTGATTGAACCGCCTGGGGTTACGTCAACGATTCCAGTGCCACCCTGAAGTACTTGAGTGGTTTCAATGAAAACTACGTCGTAGATACGACCGATTTCACCGAGCATGAAGTTGCCAGGAGCGGCATACTTCGTGACTTCAATGAATTCAGGCCAGTCACGGAGCGCACGGCTCTGTGATGGGTGAACGAAGCACACGTAAGTGTCGCCAAGGCGTGGGATGTTCTGACCTGCGAGAATTTCAACAGCGTCCTTGATGGTTGCTGGTGAGAGGTAGCCAGGAGCCGAAGCCGAACCTGCTGCCGAGTACTCGTAAGGAGCGATTGAGCCACGGGTTGAGCCGTTGGTCTTACGACCGAAGACTACCGATGGAGCAACTGCTGAACCGCCACCGAAAGGAACGCCTGGGGCGTACAGCGTGTTGCGTGCCTGAACGTCCATGGACTGTGCCATGTGACGACCGAGCAAGCGGCTGGACGATGCCATAACGTCATCAAACGATGCGTTCAAGAGAAGTTCGGTTACTGCAACCGACTTACCTTGTTCTTTAACGGTGATTTGGATCTGCGATGCAGTCAAAGCGACTGGGTCCATGCGGGTACCTTCGGTCAATTCTGAACCGTTGGCGCCAACTGCGATGTTGTTGTAACGCATGAAGTTGACGGTGAGACCTGGCATAACGCCGAGTTCCGTCTTCTTTACTGCGAACTGTTCAAATCGCAATACTGGCATTGCTTGGAACAAGATTTCCTTGGACCAGATTTGCTGAATTGCAGGTGATAGTGCTGAAGAAGAGTTGTAGCCAGTTGCGCTAATGCTAGCGGTGCTGGTTACTGCTCCACTTGTTGGGGCTGGAAAAGCCATGTTCTAATCCTCCTAGGATTAAGTGTTGATTTTAGGTTTTAGAACCGACCCCTATTGGGGCGGGCATTAAGTAGCCGATCACGCATTTTCGCATACTGATCCATTGTCATATTACGGATGTCATCCGCATTTAACGTTTGGTATTCCGTTTGAGTTTCCATTGGCCCTACAGGAGGCGCCGTTACTGGTGCCCCCCTCAAGCGACCTTGCTGTTGCGCAGTCGCTTGTTGGATTGATTCAAGAATAGCAGAACTTCGGTCACGAAGTACACTAATTGATGTTTCAATCTCATCTTCCGAATTACCCGATACGAGATCAATGAGTTCAGGGATGATTTCTTCCTGTGACTCTTGAAGTCGGCGGTTACGGTAAGAACTAAGTTCCTGAAGGCGGCGCTCTTTTTCAATGATTGCCTCTTGGGCTAGGCGCTGTGCCTCAATCTCGTCAAAACGGCGCTTGTAGTCACCGTCAATTTCTTGAAGTTTCAGGTTAAATTCCTCTTCACGCTTCAGGAGAAGTTCCTTGGCGCTCAGTTCGTCAATCTCACGTTGACGCAGAATATCTGCCTCTTTAGCGGCACGTGCTTCAGCCTCTTTTTTAGCGGCTTCACGTTCAGCAGTGATTTGGCTCATTTGCTCTTCCATGCTCTTCACACGGGTATCCGCTTCTTCAAGACGCTTGTACATCTTGTCTTTTTCTTGCTTGCGGATACTTTCAACTTCATCTTCGGTGAATACCTTAGAAGTTGTTTTCATTGCCGACTCTACGAACTGTTCCACCATAGGGGCGTCCGCAGGTACGCTGATAATGTCCCCTTCGGGACTGGTATTTCTTGCCATGTCTATTCCTTATGTGTTGTTTGGCGATTAATAACTGTTATTAAGTAACTTAATTGTCTTCGTCTGGGTTACGGCGTTGGGCGAACCTTGCTCCGTATGCCCGTGAAACTAACTTGTTAACTATCTCTTCTTCAATTGGTGGAACCCCTGGTAAAGGAGCATTACCACCATTTGATGAAGTGACATTACCATCTCCAGATGGGGTAGGTGCGGGAGCCGCCCCACCGTCTGGTGTCGCAACCATTCCAGTAGCCAACATAATGGCTTGCTGAATTTGGGCACGCATCATGTCAAGAGCGCCTTGATCCAGGGCGTCGTCTTGAAGTTCTTCAAAGATTTCAAGCATCTTTTCGTTCGGGAATTCCTCACCCAATGTGGCAAGAGCACCACGCTTGGACTCAAGACCAAGAGCCATCTTGGCTTGTACTTCATTGAGTTTGATAAGCACATCAACAGGAAGCGGTTCAGGCCAGTGAACGGTTGTCCTGTAAGTAACAGGGTCAGCAGGATCCAACTGTGGGAGTTGGTCTGGTTCTGGTTCAGCCGCAATAGATGGGTTGTACGTCAACCATTCAGGCTGGAAAATAGCAACAGTACGAATGATGATTTCGTTTACTTTTTCAAGACCCTTTGTGAAGTGGATCTTTTTCATCATGAAACGGTTCATCATTGGCTGGTACTGAATAGCCAAAGCAACACCTGAGGTGTTTGATACTGGTTGGAATTGACCAAGAGCGGTCTCAGGGACACCAGTGATTTCGTGCATAGTGCGCTTTAAGAAAGTGATGTATTCCAAAGCGCCAGCCATCTCACCACGTGATTCAAGGTTGAATACGTTTGCGTCTTTAGGAAGACCAGCCCAAACTTTCTTAGGTCCACGCTCTAGTTGCGAAGCCTTAGCACCAGTGATGATGGTTACAGGAGCGGCGTGGTAGTTGATGATGTCTGAGACTTCAACCATCTTCTCATTGAGTTCACGGTTGAGAGGAATAATATCCCAAATGTCTGACTGACCCCAAGGTGAAGAAGAGATGGTGGAGTTCGGGATGTGAACGATAGGAATCATTCCCAACACGTTCTCGTACTGGTCAATGAGTTCATCGTTAATAAACTGTTGAACAGTTTCATCAGTAAGAATCTCAGTGAATGTGTAAACCTGACGAGTGCCTTCTGGAGATGTCCCCCAGAATCGGTATTTAAGTTTGAAGCGAATCAAACGGTCACGGTCATGCGGGTGATACTCAGGGAAGCAGTGCGCTGGGTTCAAAGGAATAATGCGCACACGTCCTTCGTGTGGAACGCCAGCAGGGTCTACGTAAGGCTCCTCATAGGCAACCTTGACAAACACGTCACCCGTTACTGAGGCTAGTTGTCCCATTTCCCAAAGCACATAATGTTTGTTGTTATCTTGATCCCAAACTTTATGGAGCAGGTGTGGAGTGATAGCACCATTTTGCTCAGGCACTTTAAATTGCACACCCTTACCAAAACAAAAGTTGGTAATGTAGTCCGACATAGTACGGACATAGTTCATGTAGAACTGAGACTCGCCCATCTCACGGCGGTACGACCAGTGATGTCCTAGGTACCACGCCCAAGCCGCAGAATAACGGTTTAAACGTGGTCCATGAACTTCAAACTCTTCGTCTGCGAGTTCAACCAATCCAAGCGGAGAGATAGCAACTGTGAGGTCACTTGAAGATGCACGATAAGAAGGTGACCAAAAATCAACAGCCATTAGTTATATCTTTCCACAAAAAAGGAGGATATGAATATCTTACTTCTTTTTTGGAGCGGCTTTCTTAGCGGCGGCTTTTACAGGAGCAGGTGCTTCTGCTTTAGCAGGAGCGGCGGCAATTGCCTGTTCAGCGACTTTCAAAAGAAGTGTAGTGTTTGCAGGACCAATCTTGGTGGAAACCACCGAGATAGCGGCGGCAACAAATGGCAATGCCAAAGCAACAAGTTCAGTTGAAATGTTGTACTTAGCGGCGGCAAATGTCAGGATACCGAGAGCGGCACCTTTGATAGCGGCGTCTGCGTGGGCTGTCTTTAATTGACTCATTATTTCTCCTTGGTAGGTGTATTGATTATACCGTTTTACGGGTTCTTAGGTTTTCTTGACCTTGTACGTAGGTTTGGTACGGAGGTCCAGTGTAGGGGTCAAACCGAGCCGAAATGTTAAGAGCCTTAAGGGCACTCGTTTTAGCCTGCTGGGCTGTCCACTTCTTTTTGTTCATCATGACCTGTAGGGCACCTAAAGCGTATTGAGCACCAGATCCAATGGCATATATACCACTGGCTTCAGAGGACCACGCATAGTCTCCGTCCACCATGTAAATAACACCGTTAATGACCACAAGAATGCTTGACCCTTGTTCAGCAATATGTTGTTTGTTTTCGTTGAGGTCTGGGATTGAGTAACCCTGAGCGTCAAAACATTCACGCAATGCAGGGATGAACTTGGCAGTAAAGAACTGGTCAAGTTTCTTTCCCTTTAAATTTGGAGGTACTGCTGGGGGCTGGAAAACATGGTGCAAGATATTGATTGCACGCACATCCCCAGCCGCACCTAACAGATACTTACCGTTTGTGGCAACTTTGCTAGAGCCTTCACGAAGCGTTCCAGTTTGAGCAAGCCCATCGGAATACATGGTGGAGATACGTGAGTCAACACATACCACGGCAAAACCGTCACCTTGGATTCCGACAATGGTTGTCATTAGTCTGCTTGGTATTCCTTACCTTGGTACATTCCCCAACCGTTGTAGATTGGAATTACATCGTAAGAGAAACGATGCTGACCATCGTCTTCATAACGAACAATACCCAATCCTTGTTGCCAATTCTCATGGCGAGTAAGCGGGCGTCCGTCAAGGTCTACACCGCCCTTTGTGCTGGGAATAGCGCCGTCAATGCGAGCAAGGCAACCAGGAGAAGCAGCCATGATGGTGCGTGGACCATCAAAGTCTTCACGTGTTTTAAACGCTGTTTCAATGCGGTGAATGTGCCCATAGATAACGCTCGTCTTTTCATTGTTGAGATAGATGTGTGCAGTTGATCCTGAGGACTTAACACGATCGCCGTGGATGATTCGCAGTTTTTCATTGACCCAATAGTCTGATGCTGGATAACCTGGCTTGTAAATTACATTGAAGTCATCCATACGACAGAGGTATGGAACACTCAAAACAGGCCATGATTCTGGGGTATTTCCCTTACGCAAACCATAAGCGGCTGATGCGTTAACCAAAACATATTTAGGCATACGCTCTTCGTGGTTACCAGCAAGCCATACGATTTCTGCACTAGGAGCCGCCGCACGCATCTGTGCACAGAACACTGTTGCACGATCAATTGATGCTTGCGTTGTTTGTGCATACGCAGGGTACGTCAAGTACTTACCCATCTCAGGGAAGTCAAGGTTGTCACCAACACAAATGACTGTGTCAGGATTCATCTCTTCAATGATCTTGAGTGCAACGTCAAGTGCTTTCTCATCATGAGTTGGTTCTAGTGTTCCATCACGACCACGGTAGTAACCAATCTGAATGTCAGGAACAACAACGCATGTTTTAAATGTTGTTGGCTTCTTTACCTTTGCTTTAGGTACTGGCATCTTGATTGCAGGACCTTGTGTAACAACAGGCCATTCAGGACCAGTTTCCCACTTAGGTGAAAACTGAATTGCGGCAAGGTCATGAATATGTGCTTCACCGTCTGAGTCTTTTGACATTGCTTGATACAACTTGACACGCTTGATGTCACCGATTTCGTTGATGTCAATGTTCTTGCTCTCAAGCATTTCAACTAATTTGCCAAGCAACTTAGTCTTATCTTGTGGTGCTGTTGTTAACGCTTTTGCTAATTCACTCATTGTGCATCTCCTTGGTAACAGCAACACTCTTTATTGACGTGGCGCTGGATCGTACTTATACTCACGTTGTAACCATGTTGGCGCATAACTTTTGTAAGCCATGATGCGCTGTATGTTTTGCTTTTACCTAAACCGTTGTCCTCACGAATGAGTTCAATTGCACGGTTAATTGCTTCTTGTTCTTCAGCAGACATTTTGGCTACTGTTCTGGTGAACTTACATGTGTCTGCCGAAAGGTTAGTTCGGGGTGACAATAGGGCGTCCAGCAGACTTGTTTTCTGCTCTTCTTGTTTCACAAATACCTAACCTTTTTCAATTCAGAATTACGGTCAGGAATATCCTAGCACCCTATTCACGGGTGTGCCAAGTATCACTTTGTCTTATCTAGGTGCCAATCAATGTGGTTGTCAAGACGCTCAGAAACAGATTGGACTTTGTCGCCCACATTCTCAACACTGCGTCTTACAGTTTTTAAATGAAGCATGACCATCCCGTGGTCATTACGATTCTCTTTACGGAGGTCTTTTAGTTGTTTAATTCCTGCGCCAACCGCTCCAGCAAGCGTTGTAATAAGCGTGGCAATGATGAGCGCCCATGCATCTGTCATGCGTTATGCGGCCGTCTACGGGAGATCTGAACAGGTGACTCTGCTGATCCACTTTGCATCTGGCGAATAAAACCAGTCTCATCAAAAACGCCACGGCGTCCTTCAACTGTGATTTCCTTGGCTCGTAGGGCTACTGCTCCACCAATCCTTTCGTCAAGGTGGCGCATGTCGTGGGCGTCTCCAGCGGATTCCCCACGTGACGTACGAACTGTTGGAAGTTCAATACTGCGTCCTTGCTTGTCATTGATGGTCAATGAGTCAGGTATCTTGTCACCCTTTTTAATATTGAGAGGAACTGCAACGTTTCTACCAGACTTAGTAATCTGCTCAATACGTGGAACAGTGGTGTTCTCAGTAAGGCTGTGGATCCAGTGGTAGTTGCTGTATGGGTTTGGATCCTCATGTTCAACAACGTCATGGGTATTAAACTTTGTATATTCGTTGAACTGTGTTCCTGGACGGGAGCCAATCAAAAGGTCAGAAGTCTGACCAAGGCGGTGCCAACCAACGTCTGAAGTACCGTTCAAGCGCACCACAGGAGTCCTGCGCATGGCACGTGACGTCCGTTCGTGGTTACGGATCTCGGAATGGACAAGACCCAAATACATGTCTGGCTGTTCCCATGCCATTTTGGTTCGTGCTTGTTTAGCAATTTCACCGCCAGTCAAACCAAGTTGACCAGACCCGCTCAAGCATGCACCTTTACAACCCTTAGTTTCAGAACCGCAGGTGTTGCAACCCTTAATACCGCTTTGGTTAGATGGTTGCAGGTATTGAACCAACTGCTTTGAACCCAATACGCCATGTTCACCAGAGGTTTCGTTGTGCTCTAGTTTTGTGGAACTTCCCAGCAAATGGGGTTTAATACCGCCACGAAGGATGTCTCCACCCTTAGTTGTCCCTGTAGTTGACCGTGACATAGCACTAAAGGTTTCTTTTGCTTCCTTGAGACCAGCACCTGTTGAGTACTTAAGGACGTCATCAACGCTTGCTTCGGCAAGGCGTTTTTCTAAACTAGACCTAGTTCCCATACCTACGCTCCATCTTTATTCTGAGGATTTGCTTTTATATAAGACGAAATGCCCTGCGCACGGCGTCGCATTGGGTCTTGTGGGCGGTGGTTCATCCGAACACCTGTAGAAGTTTTGTTTAAATTAGATCGCACTGGTTTAAACAAATCAAGCGCATCTTGGTAACCAACGCCAAGACCTGACATATTGCGCTTCATATCAATCCCACCTTTAGGACCATATGACTTTCCTATTTGTGGGTTGCGGTCATCTGTACCATAGTCAGGACGACGGTACTGCTGATGTGATTCGTGGAAGTGTTGTTTGCGAGACCTTACAGCCCCTGCAAAGAATCCAGCCCCAGCGTAAACCTGACCAATGCCGATCCCAGACTGGGTATTAGTAGGGGGAGTCGGTTGACTCCCCCCACCATTAACAGCGCTGTCAGTTGTGCTGGCGCCTGCGTCGGCGCCGCCTTCCATAACTAGTCGTTAACGACTGTTGGGTTCATGCGGTTCATGTGACCGCCGCTGTTGTACTCGTACTCAAACTGTGGCATTCCGTCGCCTGACATTGAGCCTTGTACAAACTCTGAGAGCACCGATGGTGCCTCAATCCACGAAGCCGAGCCAACATGAGCACGCTCACGCATCGTCTCTTCTGGATACTTGTAAAACATCTCAGGGTTGTTGTGGTTCTGACGACCAGGAGCCGACGAGGTGTCAGCGTATGCACCACGACCGAAATCGTTTGGTACGTCTGTGTCAGTTGCTACGCCTTCTTCAAAGCGAAGCGGTCCACGGTTGCCTGGGATGCTTGGCGCCATTGAACGCTCAAAAACGTTCGGTGAGCGCTCTGGGAATTGTGGTGCTGGTGCTACGTTCACGTAAGCCTCCGTAATAGGGGTTTTTAACTTGTAACTAGATTACCATCAATTAAAGAATGGATTTTCTGCCACCTGTATTTGAGGCAGGGTATCATGCATGGTCATAAAACAGGCGATTGCTAGGGAGTCTGGGTAGTCGTCAAAGGCACCTTTTTCATCAGGGGCTTCAGCCAACATATATGGACCACGGTAGGTCTTCTCTAGGTCGCTCATCTGTTGATTGAACCGCTTCCAACCACGGGTACGGCGAGCCTTGGAGTGACCTGGAATTATTAATTGCTCTCTCTGAATGAGTTCTGTTAGGTGCACCCAACGCTCGTGCTGGGCTTTAGAGTCCGAAGATATCGCAAGCACCTCAATATCAGGAAGCAGGATCTGCATACGTTCGGCTACAGCACCACCAACACCCTGAGAGTCAATACCAATTCTAAGGGGGTCGTAGTTGCGTAGGAAGTCAATAATCTGGAAGTACTGGGATTCCCATTCTTCGTTATTAATCTCTAGCCAGTTAAGGACACGGTGCTCATGGAACCCAAACGGATCTGGATGGTCCCAGTCAACCCAACAGACCGTCACTACGGTTGAGTCATTAGAACGGGCAACGTCAATACCGACCACCACAGGAGTACGCCACCATTGTTTTACTATTGGCATAGACGGGTCATACAAGCGATCTAATCGCTCTTCAGTAACAAACATACCTCGGTCAAGTACCCATTTATTGCAGTACGACATTTGGAATTCGTCTGAGTCTTCACCAATGCGCAGTTTTTCTTTAGCAATAAACTTTGCATAGTTAGCGTTGTATTTAGAAGCGACCTTCCAGTCGTACTCAAAGTGACATGGTCGTGTCTTTTTACCGTTGACCATACGTCGCTTGTTGTACTGGATCATCTTGTAAAAGTACGACTTGTTACGGGTAGCCGTACCTGTAAGGCAAATACTTCCGTTATTAAACGCCAACATCGGCTTAATTGATTTGGCGATCATGTACTCGTCGGCTTCCTGAGCCTCATCAATCATGACGAAGTGGTACGTTTTTGATTCAATCTTTGCTTTTGGGTTACAGGTTTGCATACGGCAAAGCGATCCAGAATGCTTCAAGGTAATAATGCGACCCTTACCACGGGCGCCACCTGATGTTGCTTTGTCGTCAATCTCTGGGTCTAACAGGAAGTCCATTGCATGGTCGCTAGTGAGTTTGCCAACGATACGACTAAATACTGTGTCTGCTTGGTCTTCTACTGGTGCAAACACTCCACACCAAAAGCCTTTTTCAAACTTATCAAGCCATGTCGGATATATCTTTGACAACTTAGGCAAGATGACCATGAGCGAAGCCATGACGTTAGACAGCACTTCAGACTTACCTGACTGACGTGTAGCAACCACTGTCATTTCCTCACCGTCACCAAGAATGACCGATTCAATTAATCGGTAAGCAATTGGGATCTGGTATGGGAACAACTCCACGTCACAGAACTCTTCGGTAAATACAATAATGCGTTTTACCAGTTCGTCTATGAATTCGGCGGACGTTTCGTCCAGTTCCTCGGCTATGTCCTCCGCTAAGAGGTTTTCGTCTAATTCGTCGTCTGTGAGCACAGACCAATCATAGACTAATTAGTAGTCGCTGTTATCAAACTTCATTTGGAGTTGCGAATCGTCGTTATAGATTGGGCGACGTGGGCGCAATTCCGAAATCAAAGCGGCTGAATCCTCAATAATCATAATGAGGGTTTTGATGTCAATAAGGACGTTTTCAGGATCTTCTTCTGACTGTTGGAACACCTTTGGAGAATACGACTCAGTGACCAAAAAGAGATCATGAACGGCATTAATGAGGCGACGCTTTTCCCCTGCTTCAATGTTTGATAGTACGGGCTTTGTTGATGTATTTGGCATAGGTTCTGATAGTACCATTGCTATTTCGTAGCGTCAACCCGACTCTGTAACTCTTGCCACAAATCTGACAATGCTTCAATAGCGTCACTTACTTCACCATCTGGTCCATCGTGGTAACGCCAACGATCAAAGGAAGATCCAAGCATCATGACGCTGGTATCAAACCACTGCAATAAGGATGCTCGGTCTAAGTTTTGTAAACGCTTTGGTACTTCTCTTTTAGGAGGTTCTTCTTTTTTAAAAAATCCCATCACCATAATCCAATCTCTTGTGCGGGTACGTCCATTTCACGACCACCTACTGCTTGTAAAATACCATCTGTTTCATCAGTGATGTTGGCACGTTTACATACCCCAATTTGTAATGTGCGAGTACGGGTGCGCAACTGCACGCCTTTACCATGACGCCATGGTTGCCCTAATTCTTTCATAATACCTATACACATCAAAGGTGTATTGGTGTTTGCAAAGTCCCTAGCAATCCAATAGATCGGGCCAATACCGTGAACTTCGTTATAACTACATTTGAGACTGAACGAAAAACGTGCTCTCTTCATCGCCTGATGCCCTACTGTTTGGAAAGTTATTGAGTACCGAGTTAATATAGCGTCCTTTTGATTGAGCAGACGCAAACGCTTGGTAAATATGTTCTGGAACGTTTAAGTATTTCCACGGAGTACCGTGTTTAATAAAGCGAACAAAAAGTGTGCCGTTAAAACCAATAGCGCCAGAGGTGCCTTCCATAGCAACATAACGAAAGGCTTCTACACGACTACTTTCATCTGCGGCGTGGTAGTAAGTGGTATTAGGATCCCAATGAATTGGGATCATTTCTGTTGGCGTAAACTTTGTCTCGTTCGCACGAGTACGAGCACGCTCTTCTTGGATAGCGTACTGACCTGAGTAGTAGTTTAATCCTTCAGCAATACGGTCTCTTGCTGATCTGTTTAAGCCTGGTTTAGGTCGTGGTGCCATACGGCTCTATATTACGCTTGTGGAGGAAGTGTTGCCTCGTAGTCAAGAACTGCCTGTGGCATTACCTTGCCTTCGGTAAAACGGATGTGCCAACTTTCAGCACCTGGCATGTCCACTACTTCATGGCTAAAACCAAACTTCTGTTCGTTAGCCAATAGCCAGTCCATGATCTTCTTGTTGCCAGTGTTGGCAATGTCAATGGCGATACCGAGCATGTGACGTGAGCAGGTCTTAGCGTCATCGTTAGGAGCCGCTAGAGGAGCGTTGCCCTTCTTCAAGTACCACTTCACACCATTCCATGTGCGGGTTGAGGCTCCTGGAATTAACTCTTTCTGGTAGCGGGTGAGAAATCCTTGGGTCTGGGTTTGGATACTGCGGAATGTGTCCCCTGCTGAAGTCGGAGCCAACTTGACTCCATCTGCTGCGGCGGCTGCCTTCATTGCCTCAAAGGCACGAGCGGCACAATGGTGCATCTGACCACCCACAGATAACTTGCGAAGCATCGCAGGCGTGATCTGAGAAGGCTTCTTACCTTCTAGGTGCTCACAGAATTTGATAGGGACTACGGGCCAAGGCATCTTTGTCATGGCACCATTTTACACCAACACTAGGCAACGGGAACGTAAAGTTCCTCAGATAGTGCCAGAGCCTTGTGTTAATTAGGGGATTTAGCCATTTCGCTAACAATTACTTCATAGTTAGGTTTATATTCAAAACTCTTCTATATGGGTGAACCATAGGATTTGTAGCAGAATGCCATGTCTTCGCTGGGAAGATTACCAATGAATTAGCGGATGGGGTTTGACGGTGGATTATTTCTTCTCTATCTTCTGCGTAAAAAACTGTGTCACCGTCAACTGAATCAAAATAAAAGACCCCAGTAAACATTTTGTCAATGTTGTCCAAGTGCCTTTCCCTATCAACATGTGGTCTTGGTGGGGGTATCTTGTTGTAGTTTTCCATAAGGTTTAAGTGCATTGAATAAACATTACTTATTTCCGAATTTAACTTATCTGCCATAATCCATGCAATTGGTAAAAATAAATGCACCCAATCTGAATTACTTTCTCCATCCTTTATCAAACTATGTCTAAAGCCATGGTTGATAGAGTCTGTATTATTCTTTGAGCCATATGTTGTGTCTGGTTGAAAGAACCATGGAAAGTTTGGCGATGAAATTGCATCTAGGCCATTTTTAAAATGCGTTGGACTTAAAAGATTACTAAAGAATCTAATATTCTCCGACAATGATCCATTCCAATTTTGATTCATCCCAGTTATAGATTACCCCCTCAATAGGGTTTTCATTCGCTTTAGGTGGTACCCAGTCATTATTTTCATTAAGAGTCCAGGATGGGTATGGTTGAAATCTAACGAATTCATCCCTAATCTCATCATAGGAAAACCCAATACTTGGATATTCCTTACGAATTCTGTTATTGAAAGAACATTGTACCCAGCGGCCTTGTTTTATTGTATTGCAAAAATCAATACCCTTCTGTTCGTTTTCAACACCATCAAGCAATAATTCGTTATTGTGAACAGCAATAATATTTATTACAATATTGTTTTCGTCTAGTTCTGCAAAATAAGCCATTAGAATGTAATACTCCCTGAACCAGTCCAAACATAAACATGAAAACCAGGACGAGATGTGGTGCTGTATGAAGGACTCCCAGTCGTTGCTACAGCAGGGGCAAATGTAGTTGAATAAGCAATAACACATTCGCCACCACCGCCAGCGCCCGTGCCACCACCGCCCCAAACGTTAGCATCGGCAGAACCTCCGCCTCCGCCTCCACCTACACCATTACCGCCAGATGTAAGACCATTGTTTACTCCTGCGGCTCCTCCTGCTCCATAACTTGCACCGTATCCAGCACCATATCTAACTGCACCACCACCGCCACCGCCCCATCCAACAGTTGTGCCTCTTATGGTTGGAGCAGCAGAGGTACCACCAGTACCAACACCGCCGTTGTAACCTCCACCGTTTCCGTTTCCTGTAATGGAATAACCCAAACCAGTTGCTGTAACTGTTGCGCCAAGAGCCGCACTAGATGTAGCACCTTGTCCTCCAACGGTTATTGTGTATGCAATACCTGACGACACTGGGGTATTAAGGTTTGCAACAGAAGCACCACCGCCACCGCCTCTATATCCAACAGGTGTGAATTGCCAATATTCGCCCTGGCTGCCACCTGCTCCAACAAGAACCTGAACAGAAGTTGGGGCTGGCCTATTAGTGGTTGCGTTAACTCCAGCAGACTGCGGTCCTACGCCATAAGCGTTTTTGGCCCGAACATAGAAAGTGTAAGTCGTACTTGCCGTTAATCCAGTGACGGTTATTGGGCTTGCCGTTGTGTTGTTCCAAGAGTTTGTTTGCCCTGCAACATACAAATCCCAACCAGTCACCGTACCGCAACCAGTAGCCGTAAATGAAACTACTACTGATGTGGCGGTAATAGTTCCAATGGTAATAACTGGTGTACATGTAGGAACACCCTCGGTTGTAAAGGAAACACCAGTAGATCCAGGACCAACACCATAAGAGTTAACTCCACGAAGGTACACGGTGTACGCAGTATTTTGCGTAAGCCCAGAAACAGTTACAGGACTTACAGCGTCTGCTGGTGAAAGCGCAGCCCATGTTGAGTTATTAAACGAATACTCATAGTTGGTTAGAGCAGTACTGCTTGCGGCGGCAGTAAAGGATATCGCCGCAGATGTGTTTACTGGAATTGCCGAAAGAGTAGTAGGGGCAGATGTTGGGATACCTTGTGATGTAAAGGAAACTGGTGATGACTCAACATCACTAACGCCGACATCGTTTACAGCCTTTAATTTAATTAAGTAAGCAGTGTTTTGTGTAAGACCAGTTACCGTGATTGGAGAAACACCGTCTGCTGGTGACAATGCAGCGTATGCACTATAAGTAGACCCACCATTTGAAGAAATTGCGTATTGGTAGTTGGTAATACTTGCGCCACCAGTATCCGTTGGTGCCGTAAACGAAATTGCTACGGATGTGTTAGCAGGGGTTGCTGATAGAGAAGTTGGAGCATTTTGGGGTGCGCTTACACCAACCCAGACCGAATGCACTTGCCCAGAATTAGTACGAATCCCACGTGGACTTAAATGGGTGGAAACCTGCTTCCCACCTTCAGTCTTTTTATTAAACGCCACCATGACAGCGCCTTAAGCGATTCGGTTAACGTATCCGCTTATCTGAATTGCGTTAGCGGCGGCGGCACAGAAAGCACGAACAACTGTTCCACCAGTCAAAATAAGACCTGGAACAATCAGGTATAGACCATTTTGTGCCTTAACGGTGAATTCAATGTCATCATCTGTTGCCGTTGTTCCACCCCACTGGATGGTCAGCAAGCGGTCTGTTGCGGTGTCATTAACGGCATACAACCAAATCTCATCCAATGCCGTTGCATGGGCTGTGTGGATAAGCGTTCCAGCGGAGGCTGTCGCCACAACCTTGATCTGCCTACCATTTGTTGAACCACTAAGGGTTGTTTTGCTATATGTTGCCATAATTACGCCTAACTAAATATTCTTTGTGATAATACAATTTGGTCGTCTTCCCAGCCAGTAATCTTTGTTGTTGCAATAGCCGCCGACGCATTAATATCTGCGTTCACAATCGTACCATCAGCAAGCATAGTGGATGTGATAGTTCCTGTTGGGGCGCTAAAAGTACCTGTAAAAGAAGCATTGTTCGTTGTGGCAAGGCCCGTCACTATGCCTGTACTGCCGTTTACTGAGATAACACCTGCTTGGTAGGAAAGGCTATTCCAGGCGGTTGAGCCATCACCAATTTTAAGTTTACCTGTGTCGGTTTCACCGCCCAGTTCACCAGCACCAAGAGTGGGGTTAGACGCCGTCCAGTTAGCCGCTGTATCTCTACGAATCAGTATTCGTCTAAATGCCATTAGTCATCTCCAGAAGGGTTTTTATCTACCCAAGTATACAAGTTCTTTATCCTGCAATCGCTGTAATTACTATCAGCCAGCGGGAATTGCGACCCATGCCAGAGTTTCTTCGTCCCAATAGAACTCCCCCTCTGGTCTAGGGTTTGGTGCTTGCCAGTCATGGTTGTCATCTAAAGACCAAGAAGGAAATGGTTGTGGCGCAACAAACACATCAGCGTCAGCATCATAAGTGAAACCAATACCTGCGTACTGTTTACGAATGTTGTTGTTGTATGAAGTGCGTTTACAGGTTTGTCCACGTATGTTTCCATAATGTGTTTCCCAATCGGAAATACCATTTACAACTTCGGTTTCATTGCGACCAGTTATTACTTCTGTAACAATGTTGTTTTCATCTAAAAATGCGTAATGTGCCATTAGAAAGAAACCGTTCCTGTTCCAGCCGTAAATGTGTAAACTCTGTACCCAGCACGGCTTACTGTGCTAACAGAGTATGTTAATCCTGCACCAATAGTGTTAATTTGAGGGAATGTACTTGGATATGCAATAATCACTATTCCAGAACCACCAGCACCTCCAATACGAGCCGCACCGCCAGAGCCTCCAGAACCACCACCACCTCCACCAGTGTTTGCGGACCCAGGATTACCAGCGTTAGCACCAACTCCATTACCACCACCGCCAGCACCACCTGAGCCGCCTGAAGTAAAACCACCAGCGCCTCCACCACCTGCACGAGTTACCGCAGAACCTGTTATTGATGAAGAGATTCCTGATCCACCGTTGCCGCCTTGGTTCGTTGAAACAGCGTTGGCACCGCTTCCACCAGCACCTCCTCCGCCGCCTCCTGAACCATAACCACCATTACCACCACCTGTACCGTTGCCTCCAGCATTACCTTGACCAGCAGTACCAGCACCACCGACCATGCCTTGATAACCTTCACCGCCTCCGCCAGAGCCTCCAGAACCACCATTTCCAATTTCACTACCACCAAATCCACCACCAGTAGATGAAACACTGCTCAAAACAGAAGAAGAACCCTGTGATTGGGCTGCGCCACCCGCACCTACGGTAATGGTGAATCCACTAGTTGGTATTGCAAAACTAGCAGATGTTAAATACCCACCTGCACCACCACCACCGCTAGCATGTCCATTGCCAGCACCACCGCCACCAGCAACCACAAGATATTCAACATTGAATACTGTAGTGAATCCAACTCCTGCGGATTGCGAACCAACACCGTAAGCGTTTTTGGGTCGCACGTACACCGTATAACTTGTTCCAGAAGTCAATCCAGTTAGGTTTTTTGGACTAGACGAAACACCTGCATCAACCCAACTTGTTAAGTAGTAGTCATACCCCGTTATTGCACTACCACCAGCGGTAGTTGAGAAGTTAACGGTTGCTGTTGTTGCTGTAATACTGCTTACTGACGAAATAGTTGTAGTTCCAGTAGGTGGTCCAAATGTTGTAAATGAAACAGCAGTTGAAGCAGGGCCAGACCCAACAATGTTTACAGCCCTCAAGTAGACGCTGTACGCAGTGTTTTGTGCCAAACCGCTAACCGTTACGGGAGAAGTAGCGTCCGCTGGGGATAGGGCAGTCCATGAAGAGTTGTTAAATGAATACTCATAGTTGGTAATTGCAGCGCCACCGTCGTTTGTTGGTGCAGTAAACGAAATCGCTACGGATGTATCCGTAGGAATAGCACTTAATGAGGTTGGAGCATTGACTGGTTCTGAAGCGTATGAGTTGGCTACGCCAAGTATTTGCATAACTATGCCGCCGTATTGCCGACTAAAACCCACTCATCAGTACCAATTTTTATCAACGTAGCCGCTGAGTATTGTCCGTTAAGTTTTAACTTAGAACCCTGAGAACGAATGGTTACACCTGCACCTCCAACAGTTACCTGACCAGCGCCAAGTTGCAGAATGTTCACTTGGTCGCCAATAGTAAAACCAACAACTGCATTAGTGGGTATAGTCAACGTGATTGCCGAAGCGTTGCTCAATGTAACCAAGTCATGTGCGTCAGTAAGCGCAAGCGTGTACGTAGTTCCAGTTTGAGCATTTAAAGTTAAGCCAGTTAGTTCGGCAGAACCAACAGCCCTATCAGCGATCTTTGCTTGAGTGACAGCGTCTGATGCGAGCATTGCATTCGTTACTGTGGAGTTAGGCAATACAACAGTGCCCGTAAACGTGGGTGAAGCAAGTGGTGCTTTAGCATCAATCTGTGTTTGGATAGCAGAAGTAACACCATCCACATAACCAATCTCCGTGGATGTGACTGTTCCGATGGATGTAGTTGATGGTAAAACTACGGTTCCTGTAAATGTAGGACCAGCGGTTGTGGCAAGACCCGTTACTACACCTGTATTACCGTTCACCGAAGTAACGCCGCCTTGATAGGCGAGACTGTTCCATGCGGTTGAACCGTTACCAAGTTTAAGTTTGCCTGTGTCGGTTTCCCCACCTAATTCACCAGACGCAAGAGTTGGGTTAGCCGCAGTCCAAGCCGCTGCCGTGTCCCTACGAATCAATATTCGTCTAACTGTCATTACGCACCACCACCATCGTCTACAAAGGAAAAATTAAGACTTGAATCGGAAAATCCTCCATCAGACACAGTCTCTGCAAGAACTTTCCATACCCCATCATAATATAGCCAAACCCTTCCACCTGATACGTATTCATCTCCAGAAGATGGGGAGTTAGGGAAATCAAGTGGTGTAGCCATTATGATTCCATTGTATCTTGGTTATAGATGGTAGTCATTAACTACCTTTAGAAATACGCCGTTATATAAATTGCGCCAGAACCACCAGCACCACCTGCTTGACCACTTGTTCCAGCAGCACCGCCTGCACCACCAGCACCGACTGAATACGAGTAACTAGCGGATGGTGCTGAAATTATTGCTTCTACATATCCAGCCGCACTACCAGTTCCACCCATGCAAACTCTTGTTGCCCCTGCGCCAGCATTTGTTCCACCAGCACCAAATGCTCCTAGAGGAGTTCCTGGTCCAAACGAACCACCAGTGTAAACTTGCCGAGCAGTGTTGTATTGTGCAACGTTGATTCCGCCCGCACCGCCGAAAACAAAACCAGTTGCAGGCGAGTTAACTGTTCCACTCCCAGGATTACCACAACCCTGCCCAGATGCCAAACCGATTCCACCACCAGTTGCGGTTAACAATGATGTGCCAAAGGTTGAAGTACCACCAATGCTTCCAGCGCCTGCGTTTCCTGCACCGTCACCACCGCCAGAACCAGCACCGCCACCACCGCCACCTACCATTTGAATCTTCAAATACCTAGCGTTAGATGGGGTTGTATATGTTCCGCTTCCACTTGTGTAAACAGTTAATTGTGGGGTTGGCTCAGGAAAAACAACAGCCCAAATAGAACTGTTCCAAGCCATGATTCTGTTTGTGTCAGTTTCATAAATAACTTGACCAACAAACGGTGAAGCAGGACGAGTAGACGACGTACACACACCAGGCTTAACAATGGACTGTGCGCCAACAACACTACTCAGAGGCATTAGGACTCCATTCTTCGGCGGTGTTACCTTCAGCAACCCACGCTAGATACTGCTGGTAGTCAGAGTTAGCAGGGTCGGTAGGGACATGGCTCATAACACCGCCACAAACCATGACTATTGCGTCAGGGTATCCAGCATTAGTGCGCTTAAACCATTCAACAATGTTTGTCATAACTCTATGCTCGCCGTGTATCTGCTCAAAATCATCATTCCATTTACGCCAGTAGTCCCACCAATACCACCAGCGACATATTGCCAACCGTCTGTGTTGACATCAATAGATACTGGAGGGGTGATGTTATTTTGTCCAGTTCCGCCAGCATTTGCAATACTTATTTTGCCAGAATTTCCTGCCGAGTCAAAAACTGTAATTGTTGGTGCGGCTCGCATACTTACTGGGAACTTTGCAAAACTACAGTGAAAGTTTCCGCTGTTGAAAATGTTGTAATAAAGGGTAGTTGTGTTTTGTTCATAGTAGTACCGTTCGCATTTAGCAAGCGTTGTGCCGTAGTCTTCAAACTCAAATGGTGTAGCAACAGCACCAGCCTCAAGTTGAATACCAGTAATGTCAAAGGTTCCAGTAGCGTTTGCGGGAAAAGTAACAATAAAAGAAACTGAACTATTAGACGTAATTGTTTTACCCGATACAGAAGGCATAGTAAAACTCACGGAAAAGCGTTGCCAAGTTGAAGTAAAACTAAAGTTAGTTGAGTTTACCGCAACTGCACTAGAGCCACCTGTCCCAAACTCTTGATATGTTTGCCAGTTAACAGTCCTTGATGCGTCTGCTTTCCCGTAAAAACTTAACGTAACCGTTTGACCATTAAGTTTTCGTACATCTTCAATTCTGGAAAACATACCGTTCGTTGTTGAACCAGAACCAGCAACAGTAAAAGCAACACGCATATAGTTTGAAACATTCAAACCAGTAGGTTGGTCACCAGTAAAAGTCTGTTGGCTGATTGTTCGTGTTGCACCAGTGCCGTCGTAGTACATGAACCATCTGTCTGCGATAAAGGCTGCGTTAGCAGGGTTGCTGAACGAAGTCCCTCGTTGCCAAATCTTAAAGTCCCCGTTTACAACCATGTTCCTGCCACCAGCGATAGGAGCCAACACAGTCCACTGTGTACCATCCCACACCGCAGTCTGGTCAACATCAGTCATATAAATAACCTGACCATCAAACGGGGCAGACGGGCGGTTGCCTGAAGTACAGACTCCAGGCTTCAAGCCTTGTGTCGTAGCAGAAATCGTCATTGCTCTAAAAGACTCTCTTGTCTTTCTGCGGCAGATTGGATGTTGGCAGCAAGTACTACAGCGTCACGGTCAGCAGGAATTTCTGTAATAGTAGGGTCAGCCAACATACGTTGTACCTCTATTTGGAAGATTTCCTCTATCGCTACACGGCAACGCTCTTTTACTGCGTTGTTAATCCAATCCTGTTGGTCAACAGCAACATATCCAAGCGCTTTATTTTCTGCTTCCGTAAGTGTGATTGTATATTCCATAAGTTTCCTTTATCCGAGTAAAAAAGTAATTACAGGGGTATGCCTAGTGTAAATCGTCATGAAATTAGCGCTCCTCTAAAAAATGTATGCTCATATTGCTGGAAAATTGTTCTTGCTTGACCATCAGACCAAGAAGCAACACCAAGTGTGTCACCAACATTTAAATAGATATTACTGGCACCAGCAAGAATGTTCCAGGTGTTCCCACCATCAAAAGCAAAAGTACGTTCTCTGCCTCCGTTGTATCTAAACCACACCTGAGAAACAAATGCGTTTTGATAAATGCTTGCAGAAAATACGTAGTTTCCAGCCACGGGAGCAGTAAACAAACCAGTGGAAGTATTGAAATGAGAACCCACGTTGTATGAAGTTGCATTAAATACAACCGTGTTTCCGCCCGTATAACTTAAGTTTCCATTTCTAGTAGCAAGAAATGATGGTTGTGCGGTAGCAGTCAATACACCAGAAGCAACAGTAGTTGGAAGCGTTACCGTTCCAGTAAAAGTTGGCGATGCTGTGTTTGCCTTGCTTGGTGGGTACTCAACCCAAGCAGAACCAGTCCACACCTTTGCCAAAGTGGTATCGGTTTCGTAGATAATCTGACCGACATAAGGTGAACCAGGGCGTGTAGTACTAGTGCATACTCCTGGCTTTACTGAGCCAATACCGTAGCCTTCAGAAAAAGCCATTAGGCAGTCTGCTTCTCCCAGCCAACGGCTGTAACTGTTACTTTGGCGGCTGTATCTGATAAACCTTGTAATGTCTCACCAGCCGCTAGAACAATGGCTGTATCCCAGACCATAAGATCGTTTGCGCCAATAGGAAGCGCCGACATGATGCGGTTGGCGGCTGTAGCCGCTGAACCAATAGCCAATGTCACCGTACGGTCAACGGTATCCGTATTTGCAATGATTATTTGCTTAATGATGTCGGCATAGCCAGTTGCGGCTGTCACAATTGTGGTCGTAGATGTGCCTAACTGGACTGGACCACCAAGCCGTGCTTCGTTTCTGTCTCCAATTGCCACGTCACGCTCCTATAGTCATAGTCATAATTGCACCTTCTGTAGTCGTTGAAAGACCACCAGAAGGAGGGATGATCGCCCATTTTACACCCGAAGTGGTAGACGAGTCAGCGGTCAACACATAGGAGTTAGATGCTCCAGCCGCTAGTTTTTCCGCCGTAATAGCATTTGTAGCAATTTTTGCTGTGGTAACAGAGTCACTAGCAAGTTTGGCATCAGTAACGGCAAGTGCGGCTATTTTTGCAGTAGTGACTGCATCAGTGGCAATTGCGGATTCGCCCAAGACGATAACCCATGCTGTGCCGTTATACATCCACGTTGTTGTTCCAACGGTGTATTGGTCGTTGTTTGACGGGGAGTTAGGGAAATCTATAGCCATTATGCCTCCAACGCTTCAATACGGGCAGTTAATTGTTCAATCACTGCTTGTTGTTCTTGAACAGTTTTAACTAGCAACCAGGTAATTTCCGTTGCATTAACAGACTTGATGTCTGTAGTTTCTTCATCTTCTGGATTAAGTTTACCTTCATAGGTGTGAACCGTATCTGGAAGCACCAACTCAATTTCGTTAGCAACAACACCAAGACCTTTGGAACCAGCCTGTAAACCGCCTTTGCCGTTGTGTTCCCACTCACGAACACGGACCTGCATAAGTTCTGCTGTGCCTTTGTCGTAGTCACGTACATTGTCTTTGAGGCGAATGTCTGATAGTGCTGACCATGAACCACCACCAGGTTTACTTGCTGAACCACCAGTATCAAACAAAAAACCGTTTTCTCCACCAGCGGAGTTTGTGCAAGTAAAAGATATGTTCCCACCTTCGTCAAAACGAATCATCTGTGCTGAAAGACCCGTGTTGGGGCGTGGAAAACTACCTGCTGAATTTATTCTGTTTCTTGATATTCCACACCCAGTCCAAGTTGCACCTGGTTCACTAACCCACATATGGAAACTTACTTCTCCAGTTGAGTTACCGTTATGCACTGCAGGCAATCTGAGTCTATGTACAATTCCGTGAACAAAATCTTCTGTTACGTTACCAGAAAATGTTGGTGACTCCAAATTCGCTTTTAAGTTAAGGGCAGTTTGCTGTGCAGTGGAAACTGGTTTTGCTGTATCTGCCGTGTTGTCCACAGAACCCAAGCCAACCATTGACTTGGTTATTCCAGAAACAGTTCCTGTAAAAGTAGGGTTTGCTACTGGCGCTTTGGCGTTTAACTGTGTTTGCACCATTGAAGAAACACCAGCAAGATAACTAATTTCTGTTCCAGTCACAGCACCAACGGAAGTTGTAGATGGCAATACTACGTTTCCAGTAAAAGTTGGCGATGCTGTGTTTGCTGGGGTATACCCAATGTTGGCTACAGCGGCACCAGAAGCAAGTTTGGCGGCTGTCACAGCACCAGAAGCAAGTTTGACTTCGTGAACTGCGCCAGTAGCAATTTTATCTGTGGTTACTTCACCTGTAGGAATAGTATAAGAGTTAGCCGTAATGAGGTTCCAAGTGGAGCCATTAAAGATCCACTTCTTTCCTCCTGATGTGAAGGAGTCGTTTTCGGCTGGTGAGTCGGGAAAGTTAATAGGCATTATGCGATAACCAAACTTCCTGATGCTGTAAATGTATGGATTGTGTATATTCCTGCTGTGGTTTTTGTTCCACCAGTAATAGTCAGACCTGATGCCGTTGCAGTGTTATAGCGAAGAATAACAACTCCAGAACCACCAGCACCTCCTATGCCTGCTACACCGCCAGCGCCAGCGCCACCGCCACCGCCAGTATTTGCTCCGCCTGCACCACCTAATGCTCCATTACCTGAAGCACCATTACCGCCGTTTGCAGTTCCACCTGTTCCACCTGTTCCACCTGTGGATGCAGCAGAACCACCACCACCTCCACCACCAGAACCCCCAAAACCACCTGGAACGGCATTGTAAGTACCTGAACCGCCGCCTCCAGCATAAAAGAAACTTGTTCCAGATACATCATTTCGTAGTCCTACACCGCCATCAATGCGAGTTGCGTCATACGAGTTGGTTCTAGTTTGTCCTACACCGCCTGCACCACCGCCACCTGCTCCAGATGTGTTTGTTTGACCTGCTCGTGCGCCAACGCTTCCCCCAGCAAAACCCTGTCCAGATGTTCCTGCACCACCTGCGCCACTGCCAGCGGTGTTATCTCCACCTGCGCCACCACCTGAACCACCAGCAATACCTGTAATGGTTCCAATGCCTTGCCAAGTTCCACCTCCACCACCACCTAAAGATGTAATAGTGTTAAATACAGAGTTAGCCCCGTTAGTTCCTCTTGCGTCTGATGCCCCACCAGCACCACCGCCACCAACAGTTACTGTGTATGTTCCAGCAGAAAGGGATGCAACTGTTTCAATAACACTGCTTCCTCCAGAACCTTCTCCAGACACACTAGTTCGTAAGCCACCGCCACCACCGCCACCACCAACGTGTGAACCGCCGCCTCCACCGCCAGCAACGACAAGGTATTCAATAGGGAGCGCAGTAGTGTGGTTTATACCATTTGACCAAGCAGAACCCAACCAGATTTTCTGTAAGTTAGTGTCAGTTTCAAAAACTGTTTGTCCTGTAAAAGGCGAAGATGGTCTTGTAGAACTAGTACAAATCGTGACACCACTTAAAGTTGTATGAAGTTTGGCTTGCGTTACAGCGTTAGCGGCAATGTCTGCCTCTACAACGGCTCCAGCCGCAATCTTGGCTGTGGTTACTGCATTATTGGCTAATTCAGTTGTGCCAATAGAACCAGCCGCCGCAATAGTACCTGTGATTTCCCAAATCGTTCCTGACCATGTCCAAGTACGTGCACCTACCGTGTAGGTATCACCAACGCTTGGAGAGGCAGGAAAAGTAAGGGGCATTTACTATTCCGTTGTAATTTCGGCTTCTACCCACTCTTGCTCTTCTTCGTCCCATGTGTAGAAACCTTCTGCTGGGCGAGCAATTGGGGCTTCCCATTCAGTGGTTTCTTCATCAAGAGTCCATGATGGGTAAGGCTTTGGGGCGATGTATGCGTCTAGGGCGGAGTTGTAGGTATACCCAATTCCTGCATAACGGTCACGCATGTTGCCGTTGTAGGAGGTCTGCTTCCATGTTCCACCGAGCAGATTACGACAGAATTCAGCGCCCACAGCCTCTGACTCGTTGCCCTCTGAGTCTTTGCAATCATCGTTAGATACCACGATTACTCGCAATACGATGTTGTCTTCGCCAAGTTCTGCAAAATGTGCCATTTAAGTTTCTCCTAGAAAGTAATACTGCCAGACGCAGTAAAAGTATATATCCGATAACCACCTGTTGTTGTTAACGTAGGTGAACCAGTAGTTGCGGATGCTGGGGGAGAAGCATCGGGATAGCGAATAATAACTACACCTGAGCCACCGTTTGCACCATTTCCCCAACCGTTACCGCCACCTCCACCACCACCTGAACCAGTATTTACTGCTCCTGTTGTTGCGGCAACAGTTTCGGTTACCGTGTTGTTTGTTGCGCCAGTTCCTCCGCCACCACTACCGCCAGCCGCACCAGCACTGGCATAAGAACCACCACCGCCACCGCCTGCACGAGTTACTGAAGTTCCAGTAATACTGGAAGCAACTCCACTACCACCTGCTGTTGGAGTGTTGGCACTTGTTCCGTCTACTCCTTGACTCCCTGCACCACCACCACCCGTACCACCATGAGGTGATTGATAAGTGCCACCAAAGTTACCACCACGGAAACCTTGACCAGTCGCACCAGTTCCTCCGAGATTTCCTGTACCACTACCATTATTTCCAACTCCACCGCCTGAACCACCGTTTGCATAAGCGGGTCGTGCAGATTCAAAAGATGCGTAAGCCGCACCACCACCAGTAGAAGTAATAGATGAAAATGAAGAACTTGAACCAGGAGTTCTGGTTACGGCAGTGCCGCCAGCACCAACTACAACAGTGTAAGTTCCCACAGTGGTATTAAATGTTGCTTCTGCACTAGCACCACCGCCAGATGTAGCACCAACCACGTTAGTTCTGTATCCGCCTGCTCCACCACCACCACCAGCAAATCCTGCTGCACCACCACCACCGCCTGCGATAACTAGGTATTCAAGAGTTGGTGGAATTAAACTAGGCCAGTTATTTGCTCCCTTTTCACGTTGCAGATCGGATGTGGACCAAAAACCAGACGCAGCAGAAGTACTAATAACCTTCTTTGCCCCAATCAACCCACCATTACCTCTAGCCATATTATGAAATCTGTTCGTATGAACAAGTGGCTTCTAGTTTAAGAGTTGTGCTACCAAGCGCTCTAATTGAATCCCCTTCTTCAAGGTAAATTGCTTTAGATAAAACATCTAGGGTTGCGCCTGGGGGTACGGATACTTGGTAAGCAAGACGATAGGCCGTAGACGAACGAAATAGGTCAATAGTTACGGTGTACGCAGTAGCGCCATCTACGTTAGCAACATATAAAGCGTTGACCTTGTAGACCATTCCACTGGCTGCTGAGTTTGTAACAATTGCGGCTGCTGAAGCCGTGAGTGCAAGAACTGCTGTTTTACCAGTAATCGTTGCTACGTTAACAATATTAGGTGCCGCCATATTAACCTCCGAAGACTATAGCCATGGCAATGGCTTTACCTGTTGAAACTGGGGTGTCCCATTTTAGACCAGTTGCTGTAGATGAATCTACTGTGAGAACTTGTCCAGCCGAGCCAGCCGTTAGTCCCCCAATTGTGTTATCAGCGGTTCCTACAAGAAGGTCACCTTTAGCGTTAATAGTATTTACAAGAGCGCTAAAAGGTGATGCACCAACTTCAATCCAGTTTGTTCCGTAATAAACGTAGGTACCACCCGTGAGGGAGTTAAACCAGATTTGTCCAGAAACAGGGGCGGCTGGGGCAGAATCTTGCACACTGGCAGTTACGCCTGATGCACCGATTTCAATCCACTGCGAATCGTAATAAACAAATGTTTGGGCAGTATCGGTGTCAAACCACATACTTCCTTCAAGTGGTGACGCTGGGGCAGAAGAACTGGACACCATTCGTGCGCCCGTACCAACACCACCGACTTCAATCCAAGATGAGTCATAGTAAACAAAGGTTTTGCCGTTGGTTGATTGGAACCAAAGTTGACCTGCCAAAGGTGATGCAGGGGCTGTATCAGAAATGGTTGCGCCACCAATAATCGTTTCTGGAACCCATGCTGTGCCATTCCACTTCAAGAACTGTCCAGACGATGGTGATGCGGCGCTTACGTCGCCAATATCGTCAAGTGCGTTAATTGTTGGAATTGAATCTGGAACCCAAGCGGTACCATTCCACTTCAAGAACTGTCCGTTTGATGGGGACGGTACAGAAACATCACCAATATCATCCAATGTGTTGATGGTTGGGATAGTTCCGTTAACCCAGCGGGTTCCGTCAAACTTTAAGAATTGACCGTTAACTGGGGTAGTAAGAGTGACATCAGAGAGGTCAGTTAAATCCTCTACAAGATCTGGTTCTCCACTTGCTTGTAGCCAATGGTTATCGTAATAGATGTATGTTTCTAATGTTGCCGAGTTAAACCAAAGGTCGCCCACTTCAGGGGATGCAGGGGCAGTTGCTGAAACTTCAAGGCTGGCTCCACCACCTGCTGACGCAGCAGTCCATAGTGAGCCGTTGTATGTAAGAACATCTCCAACATTTGGTGATGGGATGCTTACGTCATGTAATTCGTCTAGTTCGTATCCGTTTTGTGTAGCAACATAAACAATACCGTTGTTGGTTGCACGGACAACTACACCTATGAATACAAGATGGTCTGGGGCGGTTGGTTTGGTTTTAGTAAACGCACCGTTTTCTCCAAGCCACAAAATGTCACCAGCGGTATAACCAACAGACAAGTTAATGCCATCAACATAACCACGAGTAACAACTGGACCATTATTACTTGCTGTAATGTTCGCACCAACAAGACCAATCGTTTTTGACGAGGTGGCATCAGAGTTATTATCTGCTCTTTTTACTGTGGCATGGTCACCCGTAGCACCAAACAAATAAACAGCGGTGCCTGTAGTAAGCGTTGTCGCTTCAGCGTTACGAACATATGAAACAACAGAAGAATAAGTGTTTACCCAATTAGTTCCATTATATTCAAGGGTTTGAAACTCTTCTGGGGAAGTAATTACAACATCAGAAAGGTCATCAATAGATCCAACAGTGCTGGCGGTTCCTGGAACAAACTTGGTTCCGTCAAACTTAAGAACTTGATCGGTTGTTGCACCTGTTGGGTCAATCTCAATGCTGTCTACAAACAGAACAGGTGTTTTAAAAGTGTCGTCTGTTTGTAGTACATCAGCAGATGCACGATAGAGGTTTACGTCACCAGCAGATGCGCCACCACCCCAAGTAAGACGACCACCCGCTTCAACTTTTAAGCGAGAAAATGTATCTTGGTCAACATAGACGGTGACAGCATCAGAACCAGCAGAAGCAAGTTGCTTAACAGTAATAGGTACTGTAAATTTCTGTGCCACGACCTCAATCGCTTCCTATGTTGTGACCCCTCAAGGTCTATTTAATGATTAACCTACGACAACGATGGTGTAATCGTTAGCGGCAATCGTTCCATAGAGTACTACGGAAAGAGTGTTTCCGTTTGAACGGGTCACATCACCAATTACCGTTGCACCAGTTGCTACTTCGTAAATCTGTACGTTTACATCAGTTGTACCAAAGTTGTGGGTAACTGTGGTGGTTGAAACACCTGTGCTACTTGCGGCACATCCTTGCTTTGCAGTACGAGCCAAAGCAGGGGTACTTGTTGTACGTCCAGTTGCTTCAGCGGCTGCTGAGGCGAGGTTTGTGCGGGCACCAGACTCCGTGGATGAACCAGTACCACCGTCTGTAACAGCGACATCTGTACCGTTCCAAACACCCGTGGTAATCGTACCCAAGGTGGTGATGCTTGCTTGACCAACATAAGTGCTTGCAATGTCTACAGCATCTGCACTAACCGAGATACGATCAGTAGTACCAATAACATTAAGGGTGTTACCAGTCTTGGTGAGACCGTCACCAGCAAAGATAGAACCAGCAACTGAGAACAAAGCCCATGTGAGACCCGTTACACCTACGTTGATGGTTCCGTTAGTTGTGAGAACCCAACCGCTGTCTGCGTTAAGTGTTCCTTCTTCTACGAAGGTAAACGCTCCAGGAGTTACTTCTGCGTTGGAGTCAAAATCAGTTGCACGAACTGCGGCACCTGAAGCCTGAACAACGTAGATACCGTTCTCTGATGCGGTGCTCTGGTCTTTAACAAGAACACGGTCACCAGCAACAAGTGTTACGTTGGTGTCAAGGGTGTCACCAGCCTCAAGGTCTGATGCAAGGTTGATTGGCGCAGTTGTTGCGGCACGTACCGAAGCCTTAACGTCAAGACCTGAACGAGCAGCGTCTACGTAAGACTTAGTTGCGGCATGGTCAGGGTCAGTTGGCGTACCAAACTTTGCTTGACCGTTAGCGTCACGGAGAACAAGTTTGTTTGCAGTTGCTTCAGAAGTGGCGTCTGCCAACTTTGAGAAGTCTGAGGCTGAGAGGAGACCAGCACTTGCTGAGGTAGCAAGGTTTGGCGTAATGGTAATGGCACCATTAGATTCGTTGATAGTAAGGGCTGTTGACTGGGAACCAGCGGCGGTTACGCCAGTAATCATCTTGCGCCATGCGGCGGCAGTTAGGTCATAAACTTTAATTACACCTTCAGTGCTATTAAAGATCATACGACCATCAAATAGACCAGTGTTAGGGTCGGTGCCTACTACTTCAAACGAACCGTTAAGCAGTTGGTTCTGATTGAGGTCAATATTAGTTAGAAACTTTTGAGCCATTAAAATTCCTTACGTGAGATAGGCAAAGCCTGAGAACGCTGATGTAAAGTTTACTACAACTTGTGTGGTACTTAGATAGGTAACTTCTCCAATAACCACTGTTTTAGCGCTATCTACAATGGATACGGAAGGATAACCACCTAGAGCATGGGTAATAGACCATGAAGTAGAAGCGGTCCCTTGCGTGTGTACATGGCGAACTGACGCTGGATAAACAAGGTTTAGTACTTGGTTTGGGGCAATCCCAGTAATACTGGCACTTGCTTCAGAGGCAACAGTTACTGTGCCAATACTGAGGACGTTTGGAGGACCAGCAACACCTGGATCATGAACTTCAATTGTCTGATCGGCAGGATCCGTGACAGTAGAAACTACCTTCTTCTGTGTTACCGTAACATACTTGTTCGGTTGCTTGGTTACCTCAACGGTTTTGGTGGTCATGCGGGCGGTGCGGAGATAGCGGCTTCTACAACAACAGTTCCAGATGCCAAACAATCCCAATCACCAGCCGAGTCCTGAACAAACAAATCAAAGTTGTAACTGCCCGAAGACACTGTGTTTTTGTCTGAAACATGCATTTCTAGTGTGGCACCCGATGCAGGAGCAAGATAACCACGGCGTTCTGCTGGGAGAGCAATGACAGTTGATTCCGACGGGGTAGACGAGTACCAACGCAAGTCCAGCACGGTAGTGCCTGCGGTGTCTTTTGCCTGCATGTAGGCGTTCTGAACCGTGAGAATGTCCCCATCGGCATCTTTCCATGTGAAGGTGCGACGGAAGTCCACACGTTGCTTGAAGCGGATTTCCATTGCCTGTGAGTCCTCCAGTGGTGTGATGTTGTCAAGAGCCGTTACAACGATTGTACCCCGTGCAACAGGGCGCTGAATGTCGTTAATAGTTGCAAGGACATCGTATTCAAGGTCACCTAAAGGAAGGTCTTGGGTTTCTTCGGCGCTCAATGAGAGCATTATGCCATTTTCCCTTGTCAAGTCAACAGTAATTTCCTTCTTAGCCAGTCCAGTCGTTTGGATAAATGACCGTGCTTCAGTAGGTTTTACTTGTCTGTGGGTACGGCGATCCTTGACAATGATCAAGCGCTCCCATGGAAGCCCACGAGTAATGGAGTAATTGACGGTGTGGGCGCTATTGGTCATGTTCTAAGTTTACTCTACGGAATCGTCACCTTTTAGAAGGGCGCCAACAAGGTGGACGACCAGTGAGGCAACTGTAATCCAGATACCCCACTTCAACGTCTGACCGCTCAAGGTAATCAGGACCATGCCCGTACCACCCAGAGTCCACGCCAAGGCATGCAGTTCATCAATAAGTTTCTTCACAAGTCTCCTAGAGAATTAGATTTAAACTATTGATTGACGTCTAGAGACGACTGGTGCAGGCAATATAAATGATACCGTAGTGGCGGCTACCACGACACGACGAGCACCCACGGAAATCGTAGAGTCTGTCGGCACGTACTCGTCAAACCCTCCCTCAAAGACGTTAATTTCTTCTTCAAAGGCTTCTTTTACTTCGGTTGGTGCTTCCAAAAGTGCTTCAACAATGGCGGCGGCTTCTTCTCCCGAGAGTTCCCCAGTATCAATAGAAGCAAACACTTCAGTTGCTTGGTCTCCAGTAATGCTTTCCAAAACTGCGGCGCTAGTAGCAAGTTGGGTTGCTTGGTCACTAGTTACGTCAGTAGCCAAGATGGTGTCCACAACCTCTTGTACCTGTTCCTCAGTAATATTGTCGGATTCCAAAATGTTCAAAACCTCATCTAGAACTTCTGCGGTTATTTCAGTAAGTGTGTCTAGGTTCTCAACCACAGCGTCCACAATCTCTTGAACTTGTTCTTCAGAGATATTGTCTGAGTTCAGAGCGTCCACAACTTCGGACAAAACCTCTGTGGTTAACTCTTCAATGTTGGTCAATTCCTCAACTACAGCCGCTACTTCTTCTTCAGTCAATGGCTCTAAATTTGGCTCTAAATTTGGCTCTGGCTCAGTTGTGATTGTGGGTTCTTCCACGGTAATCTCTGGGGGTGCTTCAGTTGTTATGGTCTCTGGCTCAGTGGTCTCTGGTTCTGGTTCAGTTGTTGTGGTTGTTTCTTCGGGAAGCGTCTCCTCTGGCATGGGTTCCTCTACTACTGTCGTTGTGGTGCCTGTCGGTACTTCTACGATCGGTTCAGGTTCGGGTTCAGGCTCAGGAGCGGGAGGAACTGTAGATGTTGTGGTGGTGCTTGTTGGGGTCACCGTTGTCGTGGTACTTGTTTCTGGGACTGTTGTGGAAGTTGAAGAAGTAGATGTTGTCGTCGTCTGAGGTACGGTACTTGTTGTGGTCGTGGATTCCGTGGTCGGCGTCTGCGGCACTGTTGTTGTGGATGTTGTCGTCGTCGTTGTGGAAGTGGTGGAAGAAGTAGTCGTAGTTGGAGTTGGTTCAACTACGGTTGCGTCAACACTTGCATAAGGCCCATATATACATGAACCGTTGCCTTCTCCAACACAAGGTGCGTTACCAGCAGAAACTTTAAACCTAACTAAACCATACCCAGAAGTGTTTGGAAATTGGTAGGCACCAATCGTGTATGAAGTGTTTTCTGCACGAGTCCATACACCCCAGCCACCAGATTCAACACCTTCAGTCACGTCAAACCATGTAATTGTGTAAATGTACGGCTCAAGATTGCCTGCGTCAGGTGCATCCCAATCAAGGGTTACACTTCCGTTCTCGTTTGCAACAGCAGTAAGGTTTTCCACAGCGTTGTAGTACGGCTCAACTGTTGTCGTTGTGGTTGGTGGAATTGTTGTAGTTGTTGTAGTTGTGGTACTTGTCGTTGTAGATGTTGTAGTGCTGGAAGTAGTCGTAGTGCTAGATGTTGTAGTGGTAGAAGGTGCATTTGATGGGGCAATGTTTACGTCAATCACATAGGAAGTTCCATACCATCGGTTTGGGTCACCACAACAAACACCTGTTCGCAAACGGTAAGTACCAGAATTTAGATTTATTGAGATGTATGAATCAAGCCCGTATTGCGAGTCGTCATTTTCAGCAAGAACTTGGTTGTTGGAGTCATAGAGCCAAAGCATTGAGTCAATGCCATACTGTTGTGCGTAGGTACGAACCGTGAATGTCTGAGCCTGACTAAGAGTAAAGAAGTAATCTTCAGCGCCAGTAGTTGTAAAAGAATCCGCATTTGCGGTAGAAACGCCTACTGGAGAAATCCAAGCAAAGAGCGCTACAGGGAAGTAGATCCAAAAACCTTTACGAAGCCTCATGCCCCTCCTTAGACACGAAAGACGGGCCGCCCGCAGGCAACCCGCCTTCGTTGAGTCTCGGTAATACATTGTACTACATTTTTAACAATGTACTCGTAGAATAGAATAGAAAACACTTAATATACCCCTTCACAGCAGGCGTCTCTGGACCCGCACTCAGGGCAACGGTAGTGGGCATGTTCTGGGCGCATACGAGCGCCACACCGAACACACTGCTCGCTACAGTCGGTTACTTGAGGACTTGGAGTTTGACTTCCCATGCACCTACCCCTACAGACCGAATGTTTAATAAAACAGACGACTTGTAGCCATGTGCCTTTGCAAGACGCATTGCTTGATCAATGGCATCCTGCATTCCAGGCGTATGAATCGGATAGGTCACAATCACATGTATAGTTTACATCAATGAAACTCCTTAACGCAGGGTGCGGAACCCATTACGCAGACGGTTGGGTAAACACTGACGTTTGGCAGAACCATGAAACACGACCTGATGTACTTCTTAAACCAAATGAGCCTTACCCATTTGAGGACAACACATTTGACGCTGTATTAATGAGTCACGTGTTGGAACACATTGCATGGGCAGAAGTGCCTGCGTTCCTTAAAGACATGTCACGTGTGGCTAAACCAGGCGCTCCAATGTTAATTGTGTGTCCTGACGCTTACAAATCCATCAAGATGTGGCATGAAGGAAGATTACCGTGGTGGCTAGTTGAGGCGGTGTTGGAGCACCAACATATGAAGCCAGAAGATATCGGTGATAACCCATGGTGGGATAACGCACCACATCATTGGAATGCTCATGAGAAGCGTGTAGAAACTTTACTTAGAGATCTTAAATTTGTAGATATAGAAAACATCATCAACGAAATGCCTAAAGGTGATTCATGGGTGGATAAGTACATACCTGAGTTGACTTGGCATACTATCGGTGTTGACGAATGGCAATTGGCTTTTAGGTTTAAAAACATTATTTAATCCAAATACCTATACGTTCTGCCTCTGCACCGTCGTCACTGACAAAAGTGTAACCCTCTGGCATTGGATCTGCTTCGTCAAACCATACGGGAATCATACAAGTGTTCCCGTAAACAAAATCAGGGTTACCTCTTAAATGCACTTCTATGAGGTTGCCGTCAATAAACTCACAATTTATAGTTTTGTATCTATTAACTAAGTGTTTTAAGAAACTAGGTAGCGGGTAAGTCTTATCAACCTTCTCCCAATAAACAAATCTGCTGTATGGATGTTCTGCATGTTTGACACCAACTACAGATAACACTGGTTTGCCTAACTCGTAATCAATGCTTAGATGCTCGCCTGTAAAGATCTCACACCAAAACTCACCTGGATGTAGGTGGTTTGTGTTGTGAATAAGATGCTCAACACGTGCTTTAGTCCCCATGCCATTGATATTCATGACTGGTTTAACGAAATAATCGTTAGGAGTTGGGACTGTTACGCCCGTGGGACCACACAGGTGTCCAGCACGTCTTGCAACGATTAATTTATCAAAGACCCATAAGTCTTCGTCAGATGTATTCCCAACCCACGCAATAGCGTCTGGGGATGGGCGCATACTATTCTTCGTCGTCAGGGATTCCGTTGCCGTCTTTGTCCTCACCGTTACGTCCTGTGGAGATCATAAGACCTGCCAACGTACCAGTGATAAAAGTTGCAACAGAAGAAAGCACACCAAAGAACATCTTGTCGTTTTCGGCTTGAGCACCAATCGGCTGTGTCACGAATACGAGTGCGTAGAGAATGAAGCAGGTGGTGATCAACAAAACTGCACCGAGCATGCAACCAATGACAAACTTAAGACGGGCGTCTAGTTCTGCTGGGGTAAGGCGCTTTTTCATGGGGCAACTGTCTCCTCGGTAGGAACGGTGTCAATAAATAAAGATCCTGTGAGTGGATCAAATCCGAGCAATACGTCTGGGCATGCTCCGTCTACTTCACATGCTGGTCTTTGGCATTGTGGGGCTTCCCAGTTTGCAGGATCTTGGCATTCGTAGCGGTAACCGCCGTCGTAACCACAACCCGCAAGCAAAACAGCAGAGATGAAAAGTAGTTTCTTCATCTACCGATTATAGATGATTAGACCTTAGAGCGCCTTTTGAAGTCTTGGTGCATGAGGTAACCACGGTGGTCACGGTACTTTTCTTCATAGGTAGGAGCAACGTGCTCGTCTACAGTGCGCATCAGATGGCGGTGGAAAGAGCGGATAGCAAGAAGAATGGCGGTGGCGATAATAAAAGTAGTCATAAGGGGTTTAAGTATAACCGATTTAGTCATAATTCATCCTCCATTGGAATAAAAGCCACGACCGACCAGATTAACTGCTGGGGAGAAGTAGACAGGGCGTAACTGCTCACCGCAGTCTGGACAGTTGATTACTTTTTGTTCGTCATAGATACTGCGGGTTTCTTCATGACGGTGGTCATTCCCGCACTTGTAAGCATATGTTGGCATGACAGTAGTCTAGCGCTTGTAGCGGGCGCCTTGCTTACCAAGGTTTACACGTCCTAAATTTTCAGATACATCTTCACCAGTATCAAGATCAGTCATAGATCCTGGGCGAATCTTTAGAGGGTTACCACCACGAAGGTTAGGACCAACAGTTCCTCTAACAAAAGTGTTACGTGTCTTTGCTTTTGTTGGATTTTCTAGATGTTTTTTAAGTTCCCTAGCGTCTACTGCCATACTGGCGTTTTCTAATGAAATGTTTTTACTGTGCCCAATAAGGAGTCGGGAGTTATCAAGAACGCTGTAGATAGGTTCACCTAAGGCTTTAGTAGCAGGGGTGTGCATATGGACGTTGACAGGTGTGCCCCTTAGACCAACCATGGATTCAGGACTGATAATGCGAACAGGTGTTCCACGAACAATGTGCTCTTCAGAAAACTGAATGCCATTAAGGTCACGTCTACTAGCCATTAGTCAATCCCTGGAAGTTTCATTTGCTCGCCTTGCATGGCAGGGCGCTTTTCACGTTTATTTAATCCAGCAAGTCTATAGGCTGTTTGCCTACCTTCAGCAATTGTTTGAGGTGACAAACGTTCAGCGTTACTAAAGTCAAGGTGTTCTGGACGATGAGCCATACTCCATTTAGTGTCGTCAGGGCGCATTAGTGTTTGCCTACCTGACTCATTATTTACGGCTCCCTTAATAACTCCCTTTTCTATTCCTTTACGAGCCAACCTACTGCTGTATTGCGTCATACTTCCAGGGCTGTGAAACTCTGCATCAGGGTGGTCATTCATAGCGATACCTATAAGGGTAGGTAAAGAACCACGCAATGTAGGGTGCATAAAAGCATTTTCAAATTGAACTTTACGTGGTTTGCTGGTAAACAACTCTGTAGGTACAGGTATGTCTTTGCGAGTTTCCGCAGGGGCATTGTGGTCTAATGCCGCACGTAGTTTCTTTGTACGCTCAGGATCACGTGTTGCGATCATGTCACTTGTTGCTTTTTGATTTTTGTCCCACATGTAATGCTGGCTAATGCCAGTGTCTAAAGTCTGTTGGGCGTGTGGGTAACGAGGGTCGTGCGTGTTTGCTTTTAATCTTTCCATGTTTTCTGGATCAAAATCAAAGTTAACAATAGTTTCAGCAGGTTCTATTGTTTCCACTGCAATGTGTCCATAAGGTACGTGTGTTGGAGGTTTTTGACTCAGTTCATCAAACTGGTTACCGTGAACCAACTTATCCCCGACAATAGAATACTTAGTGTTTCTACCACCGTACCAGTGACTATCTTTCTTATAAAACTTAGCCATTAAACTTCAAAACCTGGTAACTGTAGTTGTTCACTTTTAGAAGCAGTTTTAGCATTAACACGGTCTTGGTAGAATTGACGTGCTTCCCTACCTGCTGTTCTTAAACTCTTATTTGGGTTGCTATCAATAGCATTACGAACGTGCTCATGGGCGTCGTATAAGTGACCCAACATTAGTTTATTAGCAAGGTCTCGGGTTGGTCGGGTTTCATCTGCTGTGGAATGACGCATAACTAATTGCTTGCGTGTAGGTGTTTCTCTAAACACTTTAGGATCAGCAACAGCGCTTGCGTGGGCACGCACTGCCGAGTACACAGCCCTTTCAGTATTAGTAGTCCAACGACGGTGTCCTGTAGTGTATCCAGAACTGGCGTGTAGATCACCTACATCACCAGTTTCAAACATTCTTTGTGAATACTTGTTGTTATCATCTGCACTACCCCATAGATCCCTATGAGCATCAGCAATACCTTCTGATACAGGGTCTGCCCCACCTTTGTCGTAAATGTCAAAACGATGCTTATTATCCATTTTGTGACCCATCTCATGGATGATGGTAGAGCGAGACACACTTGGATTTGTTTTTGTCACAATGGTTTTACCACGAACTGTTTTTTCAACAGGGGTTCCCCCAGTTACTTCACTTCGTGTATGCCATGTTTTTTCTGACCACCTGTTTGCACCATACCCATATACACCAGCGTATGGTTCTACAGCAACATTTGGGTTTTTCTTTTTAATGTCAGAACCTGTTCCAGAAAATGCATTTATTTGATAACCCTTTTCAACAAAGTCTTCTGCTTTAATATTTTGAGCATTTACTTGTTTGTTTCCACCAATCATGTTTGGTGCTTTAGGAATCTTCTTTTCAATTTCTCCGACTGTGTTGTATCTTGAATAAGAGCGAGTGCCTGGTTTGTCTTTTTGCGTCCATTGACGACCTTCAGGGGTAGTGACAACTGCACCAGCCCTTAATGCATCGTTAATTGGCAGGCCCATGCGGTGAGATTGTTCATCACCTAAATCTTTACTTAATTGTTGAATAAACTTAGGATTGTTTATCGGTGTCTTGTCGCCACCTGTTATCACTGTACGGGTAGTGTCAGGTTCTTTGGAATAGGTTTTTTCGTAGTTTAATGGTTGACGAATAACATCAATTCTTCCAGAAGTAACCCCTTCAAGACTCGCTCCTGGGAATGTATTGTCAATGTGCCCTGCATGTCTTACGTCCTCAACAGCCACTGCTAACGCTGGCTGTTTGTTTGCAAACTCTGAATTAATCATGTGGGTAGACATTTGAGAGGTATCTACGGCGTGGGTGTAGGCATTACGTGAATCTTCGGCAGTTTTCTTGCTCAAAGGTTTTCCAGTCAAATTCCTAGTACGAGCCACACCAGCATTTTTACGGTAGGTCTCAAGATCAGACATTCCTAGACCTTTTTGAATTGCTTCAATGCGCTTTTCATGAGGGATCAACGGGTCATTGCGTCTACCCGTACCTGTTTCAGGACTGAACAACATTCCTTGTGCGTTAACAGTTCTTGCTTGAGCACGTGCCGCAATACCTGAAGTTTGTTCTATTTCGTACTTATGTTTACCTTCAGCAAAACCATGAGGGTTAAGCAAAGACGCATGAGTCTCACCTTGGTCATCATGCCAGTAGGTGTTTTCAAACTGTCGTCCAAGAGCCATACACTTAGTTTAGTTGATATGAACGCTTCCCGAGAACGACACACCTTCTAAATTAAAATTCACAAAAGGGTTTAGAGAGTACACAGTGCAACCAAACTTTTCTGCTAACCATCGCTTTAGCATGATTAATTGAGTGTTGTACAACTCCCAAGGGTTATCACCAGGGACATAAGCGCCAAAACGATCTCTACCGTTCAACTTGCCACAGTCGGCACCAACCAACACAATGTGTTTAGCGCCCATGTAGGCGGCTAAGTGCATCGCACCATGAATACTGGAGGCACCAATGACCAACCCATCTGTTGGAGCGTCCTTACCATAGGGGTCAAAACTCGCTCCAGGCTGTCCTGTCTCCGTTTCAAACAGCACAACGTTATCGGGAACGTCTCCGACCCACTCTTCAGCGTTCCCATGCTGTTTTTTAGGCGTAAAAACGTAATTTGAACACTCTGACATCTCTAATGAGTCGGCGTGATAGTGCGAAAACGTGTAGTAGTTCAATAAATTAAACGTTTTGCCAACAAAATTGACCCCAACACACACTTTGTCATCAAAAAATGACGGTGTTAAGAAATCTAAAGAGCCACCAGAGCCTAAAACCCAGACAGTTTCACCTTTGTACAGGTCTTTGAAGGTTTCTAACGCTGGCATGGCTAGAGATTAGCCCCTTTCACCGAAAAATTGTACAAAAGTTAGTCTAAATCTTCTTCTGGTTGATAGGAAGTACGGGAATAATATTTGTCTTCAAACTTTGAAGCAATATGTGTGGATGCTGGGTTGATAGTCAAGCCCCAATCAACATGTGATTTTGGGTAACGGTTGTACAAGTGCTCCATAAGGCGTTGAGCATGTCCTTGTCCTTCAACATGGCTCTTTAAATAATCTACTTCTATTCTTGAGGATGGGTCAGAGTGTGGGTCGTTATAATGCTCAAAAGACACACGTGCAAGGTCTAAGCCTTTTTTAGGGTCTGTCAACGTAAGGGAATGCCATCCTCTTCCACCAGACACGCCCTGTCCTAGTTTTTGATGGACTATTTTAAATTGTCCACCTAAATTCTCGTGTGCCGCCATTATCTTTTCCTTGTAGGTGGGGTAAATACATATGCGTCAATGGATGGGCGTTTATCAATTAAAGCAGCAGCAATACGGTGATGTCCATCTAGAATTTCAGCAGTACCTTTATGCATATATACCTGTGGATACTCCAAATGCTCGTATTCTGGGTCTTCTTCCTCACCGTATATGTCTGATTTTCGCTCAGAACCTGCTTTCCTGTAAGCATCTACTGTTCTGGGATTTAAGTCAGTTTGTTTGTTGCTAAAAAACTTGGTGTTTTGAAGGTCTAGTTGTGTAGTTCCACGTTCTACTGCTTCAGAATAATCTTCTTTAAACAGTGGTCTACCTTTCATGGGCCAATTTTTGGGAGTAGATGTACCAATACCTACTTTTTTAAGGCTGTCAAACTGACCGCTTAAGTTCTCGTGTGCACCCATTACTTGTCTTCCATACCTGGGAGTTGGGGTTGATCAAACTTAGGTGCAGGCGCCGTTTGTTCTTTTCTAGGACGCAACGTCTCTTTAAGGAACTGTTTACCTTTCATGACCTCTGACCGTGTGAGTTCAAACGCATTTACACCTAGTCGGTCAGTTGTGATCCTGTGTACGCTTCCCACCTGACGGGCATACACATCGCCTTCATTGGGGTCCTCATCGGTTTCCATTTTAGGGTTCTCATAACTAGGCTTCAATAAACCACGTTCATGTGCATTCTTAGCCAGTTTGCTACTAAAGTTACTTAAACTGTCTGGTGCCACAACCTGAGCGTTCGGATGGTCTAGTTTGGCTAGTGCCATCACTGTCATCATGTGGGGACGGACACGCTTGTCGGCGTACATGAGGTTGACGTGCAGTTCCTCAGGTCGGTGCGTGAACAACTCGGTAGCGTTTTTCCTCATCGGGTGACCATCACTATCAAAGTTAGGGTCTTCTCGGGATGGCGTGTGGTACATGCTGGCGTACCCGTAAGGATACTGAGGCTTACCCCCTGCTCTAGCGGTCGCCGCCGCATCGGGGGTGTCATGAATAACACCATACGTGGGGTAACTTACGCCGTCACCATAACCTTTGTTCGGGTTTTTGAAGTAGCGAGCCATTAGTCTTTATCCCATATTTTACTTACACGGTGCTGTACAGGGATTTCCATGTTTGGATCAATATCGTGTGCTGTGGCAATACGGTGGTGCCCGTCACTAATCATTTTATGTGGAAACTGTCCGATGTGGGTGATGCTTATAGGCTCTTCTACACCCGTAGTTTGAATACTTTCACGATCTGCACCTTTTTTCCATACTTTGTATTTGTATGTACTTTTGTCCTCAGACATGGGTTTTAGGTGCTTCAAGCCCTCAGGGTCAGGGGTTCTGTCCAGATTCAATATAGGCCATGAGTCACCAGCGTGTACATTCATCAGTTCACGGGCAGGCATGAACATTTGCAATTGTTCGTGGTTGAGGCTCTCGTGTGCCGCCATTACTTCTTCTTCCGTTCCTGTTTTTGCTTATTCTTCTCTAGCAGGTACTCAGGGTCACGCTTAGTAAAGCCTGCGGCTTGATGGATCTCGGAGCGGGGCACAGGCTCACCATCTACCCATACGTAGTCATTGAACTGTTGTCCGTCTAGGCGTGGCATTTACCTAGTATAGATGGTTACTTACGTGGGGGAAGAGTGTCACCTGTAGATTTAGCCCAAGCGTCGCCTTCTGGGGTGCGCTGGGGGGAATGGCTTGGGATAGGTATAACGCCTTTAGAAGCCCTGGCAACGGTTTGAGAATGCTTCAGTGCCGCTGTAGCCAAACCTTTTCTACGATGTTCTGGTGACACTTCAATTTCTAAGATTTCAGTAGCAGAATCAGGTCTTTCGGATTTTTCCCACTCCATGAATCCCACACGTCGTCCACCTTGAGGAAGCCCCAAAGCATCAATACTTCGTGATGTGTCCACGATGTCCGTTCTCCATGTATCTGGAGTGGACTCTGGGAGGTCAGGATTAGAGCCAATAGGGTGCGTTCTGAACTGATAGTTGTTCAGGTTGTTCCTAGCAGGCATGTTTCAAGTATAGGGCTATTTGGGCGAGGTGGGTGGTCCGTCGGATTTTTGAATGGGGCTATTGGGCAGTTGAGCGTTGGGTGGGGCCTCTGTCCTACCCCCAGCCCCGCCACCACGGCTCGCTTAACCATGGGGGGTTATCCACAGCCCGCACCCATACTGGGCATGGCTTTGCTGAGTTATCCACAGGTACTCCTGTGTACATCCTGTGGATACCGTGGAACATCGCTGTGGAACATTGAGGGCGAACCCACGTTCGTATGACGTTCGTCACGTGTGACGTTCGTCACGCCATTGTTACAACTTCATGACAATGTGCCCGAAATGCTTGACAAATGGAAAATGCCCTCAGACGCATCAGGAGCCATTCTCAGAGGAGGAGAGGCGGGTGCAAGGGGTCAAGGCGGACACAGGTACAAAGTACCCTCAGAGAGCGCCTCGTATGCCTAGGAATGGGGCTATGAGCCTTACGGTGCATGGGTTTGCGGGGTATGGGTAGGTTGTACACATGCCCCACAAGCCCCCGTATTGCTATCCACTGCACCATCGCTCCATTCCACGTATTGCACGCAACACAGCGCATCCTGAAGCGTCTCAGAGCATTCTGCAGTGTTCATTGATCAATTGAATTCTCTGCCCATTCCATGCCTTCTCCTGCTTCTCCTGTATCTCCTCCTCCATCCGATGGATGGCTGGTCGTTGGGGGCGCCCAATTCCAGCCCTAGATCCGCTCCAGCCCTTACGGGGCTTGGCTCGGAAGATTCTCAGGAATTGTTTGAATTTGGTCGTTGCTATTCGTACACCCATCCACTAGCCTCCAGTCAGGAGTTGCGTTGCGGTACGGGGCGCAGTCTCCTGAGGTTCCTTGAAAATTGAAGAGCGCCCGAATTGCTTCGGCAAAAATGCACGCATGCATGTGGCACGTCCCCGAGTCCGCTCGGTCGGCTCGTGCCTTGCAGAGATGGCTTCAACGGATCCATGCATGCCCGCCACGGGGGAATTGAACAACAGTCCCTCACGGCGCATTACTCAACGGCTCAAACCGTTCGCTGACTTCGGGCACATGGTTCAAATTCCTCAGCGTCACGGGTCATCTTCGGATGGCTCGTGGCGCTCATAGAGCACTGGGGTTCATCCCCTGACTCCAGTGCTGTATGAGCGCAGAGCGCTCCGCTGGCAACCAGCCAGCGCAGTCCTGAGGAGGACACACACCATGAAAGCAACACGACAGCAACTACTCAATCTCGGAGCCAGCATCCTGAGCACTGCCTATGAAGGCGGGTCTTGCGGAATGGCTTCATGGGCAGTTGCCAATGGCACCTACAAGTGGGGCACGGAGAAGGGCGAAGGCGAATTGCACGGCAACGAGCACTACGCATCAGTCACCGTGTACGACACCGAAGCGTGCGAGTTGGTGGAAGACGAAGCCGAATTGGCGAAGTTGACCGATGACGATGGCTTCAATGGCTGGGGCGGGTTCTACCGCTTCGGCAAGCCACTCGTGATCAATGAGTCCATCATTGCTGACTTCATTGAGAAGATCGGCACAGGTGAGTTCAATCAGGACAATGTGCCTGACTACGGTCAACTGTCAATCAAGCGGGTGAGTGCCCTTGCAGGGTGCTACCTGTTCGGTGAAGACGCCATTGACGAATTTGAGTCCGACAATGACTGCATCGTGTCTGACACCATCGTGCAGTTCATCCTGCTCGGTGAGGTCACATACGGCTGATCAATCCCCCAGCGCCTAGGGCGTGGCTCTTCAATGAGCACTGGGGACTGTGAGCAACCGCTCACTACAACGACCTGAGGAGGTCAACACCATGAACACACTCACCAAACTGTACGAGATTCGTTTCTCGGGAACGGTTGAATGCGATATGGAGCCGATCATGCACGACATTGCAGTCGCAATTGATAAGGGCACGCTGGAAGAGAGCGACAAGGCGTTTGCCGAGTTCGTAATGGCTCCACAGCGGATCGTGGTCAAGCGTCAAGGTAACAACACCTACGCAGTGGATCTGTCCATTGAGGGCGTGATCGCATTCGCCAAAGAGGTTGCCTATCGCAAAGAAAATGCGATTGACATCCGTACCGAGGAGGGCAGTTATGACCGAAACGGTTACAACTACCACACCAAAGTGATCCGTCAACTTGACACCGCATTGAAGGGCGCCAACAAGGTGCTCGCCAGTGTCGGTATCGCTCCAGTGACTTCATACTGGAATTGAGTGATTGAGTGACCTAGTCACTCACCCCTAGCGCCTCGGGCGTGCCGATTCAATTCGGACTAGGGACTGGGCAAATAGCCCTCGGAGCAGAGGAGGCTCCATACCATGAAAACATCAGAGATAAAGCAGATAATTGCAAAGGATCCGAACGCTGTGTTTCGCATTGGCGGACGTGGTCGGTACACGCACTACGGCTCAATCACCAAGATTGAGGAGAAGGTCGTGGACACCTACAGCGCATGGGGTCGTAAGTCAGGCACCCGTGTTGATGTGCGATTCACAGTGCGTTACGAGTACTTCACTCGTGGCGTTGAGGCTCAGTTTGGTTACCCCGAGAAGTTGCCTTCAGTGATACTGGACGGAAACTCGTGGACTAAGCCACGTGACATTGAATGGCACGTAGCGGACTTCGGTATGACCATTGAGGAGTACGTAGCAAAGACTGATGCTGAAGTGAAGGCGGATTGGCAAGCCAAGAAGGACGACCAATACGCAAAGCAACAGCAGGTCAATGCGATCATCCGACACATCAGTAGCCCAACGGTTACCGATGCCGAGTGGAACGAACTCAACGATGATCTAGAGCGACTCAGTGTTCAGACATTGCAATTAATCAATCAGAAGATCGCATCACTTGTGTGATGTGGTCGGGAGCATCACGGGTTCGCCCGTGGTGCCCTCACAGTGCATCGGCGTTGTGTCGGTGCATTGTGAGGGCATACAATTGCCCGTTCAACTAACAGACCCGAGGAGGTCAACCATGGATGCAAGTATTCACAAAGTAACTGGGTTTCGGATTGAGAAGTCCGATGACCCACGACTCAAGACAATTGATCTCGTGATTCAATACGAGGATTTGTCGTTTGTTCGTTCCCAATATGAGAACGGCAGTGAGTCATTCGGTTACGCAAAATTGGAGTCCACGATCACGCTGTTCATCAGTGACACCGTTGACATGGACGTGGTGGTGTGGCAAGCAATTGCAAACCTCACTTCCGATCTTGCCAATAGGTGAGTAATCCGCAGTGGGCAGTCATGGCGCAAGCCATGGCGTGCTCGGAGTGCACTGATCCCCCATCGGTGCATTCCGAGGACGCAAGTCCATTCACATTCCCTAACTGAAACTTGAGGAGGTTTTATGGGAGCAATAACACCAAAGCAACAGGCATTCATTCGCACGATGCTCTTAGAGCGTGCTGTCACACTCGGTCTTGATGAGGCTGGTGTTGACCAGTACCTCGTAGATCAGAACGTGAATGCATTGTCAACTAAGGATGCTTCGCTCGTCATTGATGCGATCAAGAAGATTGAGATCAAGCGAGTGGGCACCGAGCACCTGCCGAAGGGTGATCGCACCATCGTCAACAAGATCGCCAAGCCATGCCAACTGTGCGGACACACCGTGCAGATCGGTCATGGCTGGAGCGTTCAAGTTGCCAGTGGCTGGCAGACATTCCACAAGGCTGGTGAGTGTTCAGCCGAGGTCATCGCCAAGCCAGTAGATGAGCAATCGCTCTTCGCTGATGTCAAGGATGGCTTCTATGCGTTGCAGTCAACGGGCACCAATGATCTCGTGTTCTATGCGATCAAGACCAACAAGGGCTACCACAATGCGAGCCTGAAGGGTCAACGTGGCATGTACATCGTGGTCGGCGGTCACGCTGACGAGAAGTTGCGTGGCGAGCGCTTGGTCAATTCAATCAAGCGCATCACGTCACTCAGTGAGGATGAACGCAAGCAAGCAATGACGCTGTACGGTCAGGAGATCGGGCGCTGTTGTGTGTGCGGTCGTCATCTCACTGATGAAGCAACACGCAAGGCTGGTATCGGCAACGACTGCGCAAGCAGGTTCTAGGTAGTCACGTCACGGGCACACGCTCGTGGCGTGCTCACATTCCATGGGAGCGATCTCGTGGAGTGTGAGCACGCAAGTGCAATTCACAATTCCAATAGACCTGAGGAGGTCAGACCGTGAGTAATCAATTAGAGCAATTAAATACATTGCTTGGTTCACTGCATCGCATACCACCAGCAATCATTGCTGATCCTGCGTTGCTTGAATTGAGCAGTGCACATGACGGCGAATGCCCAGTGGAACTCGCTGTTCCGCTGTTCCCATTCCAACGTGCTGGTGTCGCTTATGCATTGAAGCAGAAGCGAGTGATCATCGGTGACGAGATGGGACTCGGCAAGACACCGAGCGGTATCGCTGTTGCGGTACAGGCAGTCAATGAGAAGCACAAGGTGCTCGTAGTAGTGCCACCATCGCTTCGCATCAACTGGCTTCGCTCATTCAAGATGTTCGCACCATGGCTCAACGTGGCTGTGGTGACGGGCAACAAGGTGGGCGCTCTGCCGAAGGAGCCAGTAGTCATCATCGGTGACTCCAACATTGACGCTTGGTCAATCAAGTTGGCTGGCAAGTTCGGTGCGCTCATCGTTGACGAGGCACATCGTGCCAAGACCGAGAGTGCTGGACGCACCAAGGGCATCTCATTCATTGCGAAGTCAATCCCTGAGGAGGGATACGTCACGCTGTTGAGTGGCACCATCATCGTCAATCGTCCGAACGAATTGATCAGCCCGCTGAATATTCTCGGCAGGCTTGACCGAGTGTTCGGTGGCAAATCAGCGTTTCGCTTCCGCTACTGCGATCCCATTCACAATGGCTGGGGTTACGTGTACAACGGTGCGAGCAACACCACTGAGTTGAACGAGAAGTTGCGAGGCACGTGCTACGTGCGCCGTAACAAGTCGGACGTGCTCACCGAGTTGCCTGCCAAGCGCCGTGCACAAGTAGCGACCGAGATCAGCGACAGCGATCTCAGCGCATACATGCACGCCGAGAATGACTTCCGTGACTTCGTTATCGCCAATGGCGGTGCTGAAGCATGGCAGAAGGCATCCAAGGCTGAGACCATCACACGCCTCAATGCACTGCGCATGTTGCTCGGTGTTGCGAAGGTGCCATACGTGGTGGATCACGTTGAGCAACTAGTTGCTGAAGGTGAGAAGGTCATCGTGTTCGCACATCACAAGGATGTCATCGCACGCTTGACTACAGCACTCACTCCGCATGGCGTGGTGCGTGTCATCGGTGGCATGAGCGATGAAGCCAAGCAAGCATCAGTGGATGCATTTCAGAATGACCCCGAGGTCAAAGTGTTCATCGGGCAATTCCAATCTGCTGGTGTTGGTCTCACGCTCACAGCGTCATCGCACGTTGTGTTCGCTGAGATCCCATTCACGCCTGCCGAAGCCACGCAGGCTGAGGATCGTGCGCACCGCATTGGTCAGACGTCAAGCGTTCTCGCTTGGTGGATGATCGGCGTGGGTAATAACCCTGACATCCCGTTGCTGGACGATCGGATGTGGGCATTGCTCAACAGCAAGCACGAGGTCGTCTCCAGTGTTCTCACTGGACAGGGCGAAGACATGGGAGCCGAGGGTGGAAGCATCACTCAGGCACTCATTGAAGCAATTGTCGGCAACGGCATCTGACCACTGGCGCTCGGCGCCTTCATGGTCGGTGCCTGTAGCGACATCCGAAGCGTTTAGTCCTCACTGGACGCTTCACAGTGCATCACGGGCGCAAGCCCGTGGTGTTCTCACACTCCATTGGCATATCGTTGGTGGAGTGTGAGAACATCACCCGATGTTCAACTAGCCCTTTAAGGAGGGGATCATGAAAGTAAGTCACGCAATTAAATTATTGAGTGAGATCAATCCTGACGAAGAGATTGCTATCTCTTGGTGGGAATCAAACCTGTTCACCATTAGTGACAATAACGAACCACTACCAGCAGACTCAGAACTGTGGCTCAAAGCAGTCTCAGTGTTTGATGCCAACGGTGGTTATGACAGTGTCAACCAGTTGGTGTGGGATTACCTCAATTACGACATCAAGCAAGAAGGAGAGTTCTAATGAGCAACAACGAAACACGACCTACTGAGGGGTCAATCATCAACTTGGTTGACGTAGAAGGGAATCAATCAAAAATGAAAGTATCGGGAATCGGCACACCAATTGGTGCGTGGGCAATCATCCAATGGAAGGACACGCAACAGGAGGACGAGGTGTACATCTCGTTCGGCACGTGGAATGAGAACGAGTGGGGCGGTGAGTTTGACTCACTGGGCAACCGAGACGATGAGGTCTTCTTCTACTGCGAAGACGGCGAAGAGGAACTCAAGGCGCTCGTGGGCAGTAGCAACGAAGACTTCGTGGTCTTGTCGTACGACATTGACTACAGCATCCCATTGGTACTCGCTGATATGGACGAGCCAGTCTTCGCTGAAGACGGGGAATGATCGGGAGCATCACGGGCTACGGCTCGTGGTGCCCTCACAGCACATAAATTCTGTTTGTGTGTTGTGAGGGTACAGAGTGCCCGATAAATTAGTTAATCCCTATGACCTGAGGAGGTCTTATGTTAGAGCCAGTAATCACGATGACCGTTGAGCAATGGGAAGAGCAATACGAACCCTTTGTTAATCACCTAGATGCGGATGCATCATGGGCAACCGATGACGCCAACGGCATCATGTTTGAGACATACGGTGCCGAAGTTGATTATGTGTTTGCCCGACCGCTCAACCACACATGGACATATGTGGACGGCGAAGAAGGCACATACATTCTTGCTGGACGCCATCTCGTAAATCGCATCGGTTACTTCGTAACTGCGGTGCCATGGAAGGATGACTTCAACACCAAGTATGAAATTCAAGTAAGTGCCAATGATGATTATTACCAAACAGTGTTAGACCTTGAAGGAGGTAACCAATGAAACAACCAACAACATACATCACCACACTTGCTGTTGAAGTAGGCATGGAAGTAGAACTACTTGTGCAGATATCTCCGAAGGAGACATTTGAATACGCAGGCATCGTCTCACACATCAGCGAGACCGAGTTGTCAATGTGGACTACAGACAGTCCGAACGACACCTACGAGAACGAGCGTGAGATTGACATCCCACTCTCAAAGATCATCTCAGTGGACGTGTTCTGATGATCCTCGGTGGGTACCCAGTAGTGCGCAGGGACTTGGTGGAGGCGGATCTTTTGATCCCCTCCGTCAATACCAACGAGTACTACGGGGACGAGCAACTGTCCAAGATGAAGTACATCGGCAGTGTCAATGAGCAGTTTGAAGATGACGACTCGGGCGCTTACATCAAGTTCTACGCACCTGAAGGTCATGTCGTGTATCTGTACAACATTGACTTAGATTGGATTGAAACATCGTTAAGCGAGTCCTGAGAGGCTCGTACGAAGGGTGACATCAGCCTCGGCTGGTGTCATCCCGTGAGCACTCCCCTTGATCCGCCTTGGGGAGTGTTCACGGGGTGAAGCAACCCTGCAACACCCATCAACAACAATGATCTGAGGAGGTCATATGAAGCAATGGAATGTCACACTCTCGCTCCAAACGGGCGTGTATCTAGAAGGAGTCAATGCAAAGGATCCACTGGCACTGTACGAGGGCGACCTTAGTTACAGCGCTGTGGTCACAGCATTGATTGATCAATTGCAATCAGGTCAAGCAACACTTGACTGGGTCGTAGAGGAAGTGGAAACACTGGACGGCGTCACCGTATGCCGTGACGATGAAGATCATGTATGGATGGGAGACGTGGTATGAGCAAAGGCTGGGTCTCACAGATCGTCATGCTTCTCGGAGTCACCGAGATGGAAGCCGAGCAGATGGACAAGTACGCCCTTGAAGAAGGACTGTACAACGAGATAGATAGCAGTGAAGCCACCGTGGCAGAACTCAAAGGGTTCTACACGATGGTCTGCGATGAGTACAGAAGAGCAAACAACATTCAAACAAAGAGCCTTTAGGAGGGCATATGGATAACGGATTCACCATTCACATAAGCGGTCACGCAATTGATTGCTTTGTGTTTTTTGTAATTGGGATCTCTTGGGGGATCGTACTTACACGAGCATTAGACATGTACAGAGACAGAAGGAAGGCAAAGTAATGGGAAGCATCAATGCACTAGACATGGCAGAAGCCATGGAAGACGGAATGATTGAACTACGACAGGCGCTCGCATGGCACCTGCAAAGCAATCACTACCCAGCGGTACCACTTAACATGATTGATCCATGCGTGGTGGCAATTCAATTGGTCACCGAAGGTGAGCACGACACCAACGTCTCGCTCCCCGATGGGATCTTGTGGAGGGGTCAGCCAGTTGCTCCAGCGTGGGCAGTGGTGGATGCACACCATCTTGAGTCATTCATTGACACCAGTGAAGAAGACTGGGGCTTCTAATGGATGAATTCACACTTCAAGTCACGGTGCGCAAGCGCTCTGACATGGACGAACCAACCAATGCCCCCGATGCAATACGTCTCGTTGAGGCGCTGTTGACGTTGGGGTCATTCATAGAAATCGTAGAAATTACGGAGGTAAAGCAGTGAACAACATGAGAGCAGTTGAGTTAGTCAATCAAATTCAAGACGAACTGGGAATCACAGGGTTTACATGGTTCAAGTACGACCTAGGTCTTGTGCTACCAGCAAAATCACTAGAGGACATCTTGTCCGCAATCATCAGACTTAAGGAGAAAGCATCATGAAGGACTACACAGTCACCAATCGCAGGATCACAGTGGCGTTCTATGTGTATCTTGCGGTGCTTGTAACAGCATTCGTAGTAATACTGTTCCGAGATTACGCAGAGCGCATGGACTCCTACGTCTGTGACGTCAAGCAACACACCGTGTCATACGGGGAGAGCCTATGGGAGATCGCTCAGAGCAACTGCTCAGGCAACATAGAGTCCGCCGTTAATGACCTAGTAGAGACCTACGGGTCAACCATCCAAAACGGGCAGGTCATTGACCTTCCCACAAAATAAGAACAGAAGTTGCAATTCCCGTGCCACGGTGATAATTTTATTGTCGTAGTACAAAACATCAAATAAACCAAACAACTAACAAGGAGACATCATGTCAAGAGAAACCAGCCAGTGGCTCAACCAGAACGTTCTGGTGGGCTTTACATCCAAGCGTGGAAACGCATGGCACTACAAGTCAACCGATCAGGGCACCGAGCCAAACCATTACGAGCAGGCAATCCCTGTTGAGGACGTCCGTCGTCGCTTGTTCAACTGGCAAGCAATTGAAGCGCCAGTGTTCGTGCAGGTTCCACAACTGTCAACGTACAAGTATGTTGAGCAGACCGACCGTAAGGCAATCGTGCGCAGTGACAACAATGCTGTGCTCGGTATGTTCAAAGACTCATATCAGATCCACCAGTACGACCAGTGGTTGATCGGCACCATCAGCAACATCATTGATGACAGCAACCTTCAGATCGGTTCTGCGGGCTTGCTTCGCAACGGTGGTGTGGCTTGGGTCAGCATTGAAATGCCTGAGACGGTCACCACCAAGGCAGGTTTTGACATCCGTCCACACTTGCTTGGCACCACGAGCCACAACGGCACCATTGCAACCACCTTCAAACGAGTGGTCACTGCGGTGGTCTGCGACAACACGCTCGCTGGAGCGCTCGGTGAGCAGGGATCAGAGTTCAAGATCCGTCACAGCAAGTTCAGCAACGGACGCATTCAAGACATCCGTGACGCCCTTGGCATCATTCATGCCATGGCAGATGAAGCAAGCGCAGAGATTGAGCGCTTGGCATCAATCACAGTTGCTCAGTCCGAATGGGATGCCATCGTGGAGCGCTTGATTCCAGTAAGCCTTGAGTTGGACGCTCGCCCACAAGCGATCAGCCGTGCTCAGAACAAGCAAGAGTTGGTACGCCACCTCTACAAGCACGACCCACGTGTTGAGCCTTGGGCAGGAACGGGTCTCGGAGTGTTGCAGGCATTCAATACATGGAGCCAGCACTTCAGTGGCAAAGACGACTCACGTGTGGAGCGCAATGCGTTCAATGCAATCAACGGCAAGACCGATGAGTTTGACCGTCAGGTTTTGCGCATCATGAATGACGTTGTCTTTGCATGAACCGTTGGGATTACTACGATGATGCGGGGGAGTCAAATCCCCCGCTACATTGGGAACTCACAATCAACAGAGACATCATAGATCCGTTGCCATTCCCCGATAGTGGTGTGTGGCGTGCGCATTCATCGTGTCGTCACGAAGATGTGTCTACCTTCTTTGCTACTGGCGAAGCGGGTTACACACGAGAAATAAGAAGTAAGCGATTGGAAGCCATTTCAATCTGCAAAGGCTGTCCAGTGTCATTCCAGTGCCTACGCTATGCCGTCAAGAACGACATGCGCTGGGGCGTGTGGGGTGGCAAGGATATGCAGTCGCTTGAAAAGGTTGAGCGTATTAAGTTACGCAAGATCTTCAATAAGTGAGTTGAGGCGGTGTGCTCCGAGGCTGATGTCTCGTGAGCGCACTGCTTCTCTCAAAGCCTCTCCCTCGTCTGCTCGCCTGACTGGATCCCGAAGATCCCTCAGATGCTTGAGCCACTGCGATGGTTTACTCGCAGTACGACCAATCCCCCAACTTTTACGCAAGCCCTCGTACGCTGAGAGACCTGAACCAACCCACGGAATGCCCGAGGCTGAGTACTCCAGCAACTTGATGTCGCTCTTGGCATGGTTGAATGGGGTGTCACGCAATGGTGCGATGCCCACGTCCATGGTCAGCAGTGATGGGTAAGACTCAGCGTCTACAGCGCCCAGTACGGTGATCTGATCGTCATGCAAACCCAGTTTGCTGGCGACTGATGGTGCTGTTGGGTAATGCCCACTGTGTTGAAACTTAATTTCGTTATTAGCAATTAAAGGGTTGATGATCCCCTTCATGATCTCTAAGTCACTGGAGCGATGGCTCGTGGCTCCTACCCACCCAACTACAGGAATAGAACTATCGGTGTGCGCATGCGGAGTGAACCGTGCAATGTCTACGGTGTTTTCAAGAATGATGATAGGGCAGTGCACAAACGACTTAATGCGATCGGCAAGGTACTGCGTTGACACAGTGACCACGTTGCTTGATGCGATTACCTTTTTGTAGTGATCTCGGTTCTCTTTAGGGTTCGTCTTTGGGTGTGATGATTTGAAGGCATCATTGGCTGGGTCAAGCCCCCAGTACCAGTCATCCAAGTCATTCACGATCACCTGACCAATGGCACGAGCCTTACCAATGTGCTCCGCTAACGAGTCGTGCATGAGTCGTTGCATGATAACCATGTCTACTGACTGCAACTCTTCGTACTGGTCACGAATGAGGAACCGATCTTCTTTCCATACCAACACACCTGTGATAACTTCATGATTGAGGTGTGGGGTGTACTGACCAAGGCGTGCCCAGCCCGAACCCCCCCAGTGGTGCATGCCATCAGTGGATTTCAGTGCTGGTAGAAAGTCTCCACTAACAAACCCAACTCTCACTTCTTCTCCACCATTTCAACGGTAAGGCTGGTGTGCCTGTCAGGGTTAGTGCATGTTGGTGGCACCGATGGCTTTACATATACGGTGACGACCTTTCCGCATTGCGGGCATTCGTAATGGCGCTTCTCGCTCATTGTTGTGCCACCTTCCATGGACGCCACTCAGCGAGGAATGCTTGGATATCACGCTTGTCCCAAATTGGTGTTGATGCCAAGTTTGCGATCGGTTGTGGAAACTTCTTCTGCTTACGCAGTGCATGGATGCGCTGTTTGGTTACTCCAAGTATTACAGCGATCTCGCTAGTGCCTGCTAAGTGTTCGGGTTGTAGTTCGTTTGTCATGGTTACATCCTACTGTGTTGTGTACGTTGTTGCTACAGGCTCCAGTGTCGCAGTCCGCCATTGTCGTAGAGGTACTTTGCTACGGACAGGTTGCAGTCCACGTTAAATAGACCTGTGATGTCAGTCCCGCATATGTTCCTCGTGACCGTTCGCCAACTGCTGTTGACCTGTACCAGCCCGAGGTCATGTGATTTATTGCGGTTTAGCGTGGTGTTGTGTGCCAGAACGTTACAGCGGGACTCACGCCAACTGATATACGAAAACGCAACTACTGGCAAGCCGTACTCACGGAACTTGGCTTCCCATTGCGGGCAACGCTTTGTTGGATCTTTCGGTACTCCCTTTGGTTTTGGCATTTGTTCAGGTGCCAATTCCTTTGCATTTACTACCTCAAGTGCTACTGCCGTAACAAATGGGGTTAATTGAATTGTTGCTACTTCGGACTGTTGATTACTTGGAGCCAGCCCCACCAACAACGATGTGATTGATGTGAATATGACTCCAACGATAACTAACGAGCGATCTAACAATATTCTCTCCTTGATAGGCGGATAAAGCAAAACGCCCACAGGATTCTGTGAAGAACTCTATGGGCGTTACCCTTCTAGTTTACAGGTGTTAAGGCTGAATCAACCTGAACTTAAGCATCTCTAAATCGGTCAGTTCCACACCCATTTTAGGAATCTCTTGAATATTTATTTCATTAATCTCTTTTGAGTCAGCGTCTACACATTCAGTGCAACGACAACCTTGTCTGTAACGAGTCCATGTACCGTGTGCACGAAGTACACTTGCTTTTGGATGTTCAACAGTGAGCGCTGTTCGCTCCTGTGGTGTGAGTCCGCCCCACAATCCCCACTTCTCTTCAAGCCCATCGTCTAAACATTCTTTCCACACAGGGCACTGACGACATACTGCTCTAGAAATTACATAGTAATTCTCTGGTACGTCAGTATCTAGTGGTGGGTACCAAAGATCAATGTGACGGTCTTTGCACAAAGCATCAATGCGCCAGTCGTCTTGATGGTTAGGCAATTAGAACTCTTCCGATGGAATCTCATCATGCACACGCTTGTCACGAATTGGTCGGATGGTTGCTTCAATCGCAGTGTAGATCGCTGTACTCATGCGCTCTACTTGCTCGTTCATCTTCTCAATCTGTCCGAGCAACGTAAGCACTTCACCTGACAGACGCTTGTTCTCTACAGCCAACTGAAGGATGCTGTCCCAGTTGTCTAGCAAGATCTCTGCCATGGACAACTCAGCCTGAGCAGAGAACTCTTCCAATGTAGGTGTGACCTCTTGTTTGACCAGTTGTGGAATCATGCTGAGTGCTTTAGACATGCGCTTACGCTCACGCTCTAACTCTTGTTGCATCGTCCAATGGTTTGCTTCACTGGCACTGTATATGTAGCGGGGATCTTTTTTAGACATCCACTCATTGTAATAGTCGTGGTTATTGTGCATCATGGAGACCCTCTTCTTGGACTTCGCAGTCCCATCCGCAGGCTCCGTAGCCGATGGCATCAGTCCAGTGGTCACGCTTTTCAGGTGTCCATGAGAGTCGGGCGATCTTGAGGAGCATCATCATGACAGCAACATCGTGTGGACGAATATGCACTTCTTGACGGCGGTCAATGATGCGCCGAATGTACGTTGTCCACAGATCCCCTGTGGTGGCAAAGTCATCAATTGGGTCGCCGTAGTCGGCGTCACGAACACCGTTTACTAGGTGATCGGCTTCTGCCAAGATGTTGGTACGGTTAGTAGGATTGCTAGTCATGGTGCACCTCGCTGTTATGTTGCGGGAATTATAGAAGTGCACTTACGGCTTGTCAATTGTCTTCAGATAGATCCAAGACATCTGCGTACATAGCGTTGGTTGCTTGTGCGCCCATACCGCCACCTTCAAGCATGCGGTTGGCTTCTCCAGCCTTAGCACCGAACAAGCGAGACAAAACTCCACTGGATCCTCGGGCTTCCATCTCTAAACGGATGGTGTCACGAGTATCGGATATGTTCTTGAAGCGATCAATGAGATTAAACAAACGATCCATTTCATGTGACAAGGCTGGGTCAAGACCCTGACCTTCTAGTTCTTCTGCAAAGCGAGCGAACATCACACGACCTACTTGCATCTCTAACAAGGCACGCATCGCCGCCTGAAGTTGATCCTTTGTTCGGATTTCAATCGGAAGTTTAAATGCGCATTCTGTGTTTTCTTGAAATGAAGGACATCTGCTACTCAAATAGCAACTATTGCACTGGCGCAAAGGGTTCGCATTGTAGCGAATTACGTTGATCTTTTCGGGGTCTATTTCTATAGATTCCCCTTCATTATCAACGGTTTGCGAGCCAAAGGAGGTGATGGTCTCTACCCCCATTACTGGTAGCAATACACGGTCACTCTCGTGCCTCTTATTTGGCACGTTGATAGCAATAGTTGACCCCCCAGGAACCCCTAAAGTAGGGGTATGCGGTATAGGTGCGATAGCAACTATTTCATCATTCTGAGGGTCTGTGAACTCTAGTTCGTCATCGTCATTCATAGGGTCATAGCCCCCAAAAGTGTGGGTCTCCCATTGTTGCCAAGAGGCAATTGCAAGGTTACCGATTGCGGATACGTTGTCTTCCATTACAGCATCAAAGTCAATCCCAAGTCGGATGATGTCTGCACGATGCTTTCTACGTGACGACTCTTTCTGTTGTGCTGGGTAGCGGCGCAAGCCGTGACCGTCCCACACTTGTGTCTCTCCGTAGCGGATAGCGCTCGTCCACGATCCTGCAATGACGGTATCCCATTGAATACGTTCAATCAGGTCAGGCTTAGAGGTAATGCCGACTAACTTGGCGCTCCAGCGCTGTGAGATGGATGAGATACGAGCAATGTTGCGCCCTGTGACCGCTTTGTCGCTAATCGCCGCACGACCATACTTCTGGCAAAGCCATGCCAGACGCTCCAGATCCTGCTCATCATTCCATAGTGGGTAGTATTTCTCACCCAACCAAACGCCATCGTAATCAGGGCGACCAATTACAATATCTATATTATCGGCGTGATCACGTACAAACTGGTCAAAGCGCCCTGTGTCCTCATCGTTCTCGGATGTGTACACAATGACCTCGCCTCCTCCGTAGAGGACGCTGAGATCTAGTTCTTTCTTCTTGGGGATCGGAAAGTGGGTCAGGTTGATGGCGTAGCGTTTAACGCCAGCGTCCATGAGCATCTTGCGATACGTCCCCTTTTCCGCTCCACCAAAGAAGATCTTCACTCTTCGTAGCCAGCCTTGCGCCAAACCGAAGGGCTGTGGTTCTGCTCTACGAGCATCGCTTCAAGGTCATCTACGTAAAGACGCAGGATGTGGATGCATGGGTCATCGCCATCGTCCCATGCCATGTCTTCGTCCTCGGTGGATGGTAAACCATCGTGTGTTGAGCACACTGGTGGACCAACCCACTTGTTCTCTAATCCCATTTTAAGCCATGAGTCAAAATCCATTTCAGACATCGCCCCAATTCCTTTCTGCTCTCGCAAGAGCCTGCTTATCAGTTTCTTCCACAATCTCGCCCCATTCCTTTTTGAAACGAGACTCAGACCATTCAGGTCTAACAGTGTGTGGCACTGTTACTAGCAGTGTAGGGGTTCCGTTATGGGCTACACGTGCTACGACTTTAGGGTCAACGTCAATGTACCAGTTGATCTTGCCATACACAGCATGTAAGTTACTAATTCTTTCAACTTTGGCTTCTACAGTGTTTTCAGTAATAAAATCAACTGTTGAGGCTTTGAAGTTCTCACGCTTTAACCAACTAAGCAAGCCCTCTTGGTTTTCTACGCCGTGCGCAAACACCATCATCCGACCGCTGTATGCGGGGAATAATGTGTTCCACAGTTTCCTGCCTTCCGATGTTGGTTGTCTTGCTCCAACATCATCACTTACTGGGCTAGGCACCGATAGGACGTCTAGCGACATAATGATCATTAGTCGTAGAGTCCCAATTCAATTCGTTGACGATGCGTGTAATACTCGGCGGCGGGGCAATACATGCAGAGGTACTGGCGTTTACCTACAGGAACGCCGACCTTGCGACCGATGGTCTTATCATCTGCGCACCAGTCAATACAACCTTGCTTAGGGCGGTTATGACGGTTAAAGCACTTGAGTGCATCTACCTTGAGTTCGTCACGAGTGTCACGAATGTAGACATCATTCTCTTCTAATTTGCCCTTGACGGCTGTCTCAGCGTCTAGTTTCTTGGCGGTCTCTTCGTCTGTGCGGAAGATGATGGCGTTACAGTCTTGTGGGTTTGGCACCTGTGCGTTGTGGCGGTCGCAGAGTTCACGCAACTCTTGGTCGTACTCTGCTGGTCCGTCATACGGCTTCATCTTGTACATAACGCCGTGTGTTTTGCATACCAAAAGACGGTGTGCTTGATCATTAGCCATGTTGTGCTCCTAACTTCGGGCTAGCCGAAGCCTACTACAACTTATTAATCCTTGTACAGAATCTCTGCAGGGTCGTGTCCTCGGTAACTCATGTCTTCGGCATCTTCCATGTCTGCGTATCCTAAGCGATCTTTAGAGATACTGTCCTCTGGCTCCCAGTTCTTACCTGCAACATTTCCTAAATTGGCGTAGTCGTTGTTAAGAACACGTGGGTCGGTTGACATTTCTTGGCGCATGTAATTGCGCATACGGTTTACTTTGTTGAGGTGTGGTTCACCTACTGGGTTCATGCGGTGATCGTGTGCCATGATTACTCCGTATCTTCTCTGCCATACAATGGCTTTAATCTCAGTAACCCATTATGACATGATTGACACAAGTGGTTTGTGAGGTGCTCGGGGGTTTCTTGTTCCGTATCGCAGTGCACACACGTGCGCCTGTAATCCTTGTTATTGACCGCAGGATTACCCCGATAATCGGGACGCATGTTATTGGTGCAGGTGTGCTTCTGGAGCGTTAGCCAGAGGGGTACGTTCTACGAGACCGTACTGTGGTTGTACTTCCATGGCACGTACTGATGCGTCAGTAGGATCAACATCGCCACCACGATCTGGAGTCAGCGACTTGAACTTGCCGTCCTTGGCACCAAGGCGAAGGTCGTTGTTCATTGAGCGAGTTTCGTTTACAGCCATAGTATTAATCCTATCACGGTTTCTGGTTATTTAAAGATTCACGGATCCTAGCGATAGCGTCAGCACCCATTGCTCTGCGCTGTGCACGAGTTTTGGCTGGTTTACTAGCAGAGGGTGCTGTAGAGGCAAGGCGCTCTTCCTTCATTTTCTTAACACCTTCAATAGCCTGTTGCTGTTGTGGGGTTAACACGGTAGGAGCAGGTGGTTCTAGAGGAACTACTTTACTAATTTTAATAGTAGGACGTTCAAAAGGTACTGGCGCTGGGCGTGGTGTTGGAGGGCTTACTTCAATTTTTGGGCGGTCAGATACTCCAGCAACAGCAGTTTGCTGTAATGGGGTTAAGTTCTGTACTGGTGTCTTTGAAGCCAAAGGAGACATACGCAAAGTTGGACGTGGCTTGCCCATTGGACTAGCACCAGGAGGTGGTGGAACCAATGGGGATGTAGGAAGCGTAGGGACAACAGACGCTGGGGCGGGTGGGGGTGGTGTTGGGGTACTTGTAGTCATGCGTGCGTGGTGCTCTTTAGCCTCTTGCATAGCAGTGACGGCTTGACCAATCGGATGTGCTTTAGCAATTACTTTAAAAGTGTCTTTAAATGCGCCCATATCAAATAGTTGTGCCTGAAGGTGTCCCCCATGGCGCCCTTCTCATTGACCTACTAGTAGACGCAGTAGTGATTGGTGCTGAGGGTGTACTAGGTGTTCCTAAAGTAGTAGCAACTGGGGCACCTGTTGGTGCTGGAAGTGCTGTTGGTGACGGAAGCGATGAAGTCCCTGTACTGGATGGCATTGACAGCCCCCAACTGCGTTCGCTCAATTTAGTCCTATTTCCGTCATTCATACCTGGGGTCATGATGTCGGTGTTGCCCTTGTTCCAGTTTTGTCTTACACCTGTGCTTGGGGGACGGAATCTAGTCTGTGAGACTCTTGGTCCTTGTTTGAATTGACCACGCATCCACGATGGGGTATTCCAAGCCATACTGTCCGACCATTGCTGATTAAGGCGTTGGTTTTGAATATTGCCAAGGTAGTCGTTGTCAGCCATAATTACATCCCCAAACTTTGCATTGAGTAGCGACTAGATCCTGAGAAGTTGTCTTCCATGAATGTACCATCACGGAACATCACAGGAGCACCTGAAACCCAAGAACGATTAGACGCTGTGTAGCGGTCAATATTTAATACGTCCATTATACCCATCGTCTGTTTGGCATACCCTTCACGAGGAGTAAACAATTGTTGTGGGTGAATTGGGCGGATCTGACGAATGGATTCAGGATCAGAGATAGCCGTCTGCAAAGCCATATCAACAAGCGCCTCAGCGTGAGATCGCCATGGTTTAGCGTTAGGTATCTGTTGAGCCATAACTTAGTTGTACCAGCCGTTCCTGTACTTGTCTTCACGGCTTTCACGTTCAGGGTACTTAGGACGTGGCATACCGTGTGGAGGCGCTTCGTCATTGCTGTTCTTCTTAGGCTTGTCATCACCAGCGCCACCGAGTTTAGTCTTAGGTTTCTTTGGTGGTTGCTTACCACCTTCTCCTGCCATGGCTTTGTAAATGTTGCGTGGAGACAGGTCGGAAATACGTGCTTCTTGACCTGTGTATTCAGGCGTGTTGGGGTCGTCCAAATCTGGGTTTGCTGGACCACCAATAAAGACATCTTTAAAGAGATTAACGCCCTTTTGCAGACCACCAGACGCAGGGTGGTTACGCATCTTCCACTGATTTAAGTTAACGATGCGTGCTTCGTTACGTGATTCGTCATTACCTCGTGCCATTATTTATCCCAATTCTCATCTGTTCTTGCCAATGGGTTTAAACGTCCTGCCCCAGTGACTTTACCACTAGGAGTCAAAAAGCCTTCTGATTTAAGATGAGCCTCATAGTCAGTTGAATCACCTTGCATGTGCTTAGTGAGAGCAGAATTAAATTTGTTTCTGTAGTCATACAAACCCACTTTGCGAGCAGGATGATGCGCTGTGTCTTCTCCCCGTGCCATAACTACTTACCTTTTTTCTTGCTCACGCCTGCTTCGCTCAATGCAATAGCGACAGCCTGCTTCTTAGATGTAACAACTGGTCCTTTTTTAGAACCAGAATGAAGTTCGCCCTTCTTGTACTCTTTAAGTACTTTGGCTACCTTCTCTGCTTTTTTCTTAGGCGCCATGATTAGTCTTCCGACATTGATGCACCACGGCGAAGTTGCGATTGGTGCTTAGAGGTTGTTGATGAGTACTTATCTTCTGGAATGACCCAACCTTGCGATTGGCTATGAACGCCAATAGGAGTAGCGTACGAATGAACGACATAGTCAATGTCACTCAACGCTTTAATTGATGCCCTGCTACCTTCGGACATCTTTCCAAAGTTCAACTGGTCTCCAGGACCTGTGTGCGTGCGTGCGGAGAGAGCGCCATGGGATACAAAGGCTTCACGGCGACTAATCGGTTCGTATGCGTTGCGAGTACTAATTTTCTTTGCCATAACTATCTCCAAGTTGGTGCTAAAGATTTAAGTTGGGAACGGCGTTGAAGGCTCATCTCTGTAGCCTCTTCACGCCTTTGGTCTCGTGAAATACCACGAGGACCGACTTTACCGTCATTAGTAAGTCGCACTGGCTCTGCACCTGTAGGCGCAAATTTCAAACCTTGTGCTTGATACTCAAGAGCAGTATAAAGATTGAACTCATCGGGCCATAGGTAATCGCCCGCATTAATGCGTTCACCTTTGTGCACACCACGTGAGTACTGGCGAGCATTCATTCGGCTAAGTGAGCCAATGATTTTGTCCTGACGGCGGTTAGCCGACATCGTGCCAAGGTACCCATCTGGGTATTGTGTGTCAGCACCAGTTTGGTAACCCGAAAGCGCTAGGTCTTTAGCATTGCGGAATACAGGAGCAGGACCGAATTCAGACTGCGTACTAACACCGTTTTGTGCCGCTGGAGTCATCCACGATGTAAAAGTGTTTTTGCTCATATGCCCGTTTGACCTTGTCCACTCGGTGTAAGCAGACCACCCATTGTACCTCCACCTAGAGGTGAGATTGGGCGCATCGTGTATCGGGCACCCCCACGTTCACCACTCATGGATGCAGGAGTCCTACCAATAGTAGGTTTACGAGGCTTCTTCTTAGAAGCCATTAAAAGTTATCGCTTCTCGTCCATGATTCGCTTGGTACGCACATCCTGTGCGTCTTTTTGCATGGATGGGTTTTTCTTAACTTGTTTAGCGACAGCATCAACCCCACCAGTTTTCATGGTTTTAACTGTTTTTTTGTCAGCGGTTTCTTGATCACTGCCCATATATTCCATACCACCAGGCTTTAGCCAACTATCGTTTACACGATCATCAGCGGCTTTTGCGGCGTCATATGCCTGACCTGCCTTTGCGGACTTCGCAATTGTCTTAGGCTTATTGACATTCTTCAAAGCCTTTGCGGTACTCTTGTCTGACTTAGCCTGAGCCTTCCCTGCTGGGGATTTTTCGTCAATCCATACCTTGCCACCATCGCCTCTGTCATGCAAGCCGATGTAAACCCTGTTAGTTACCGATGACTTGAAACTTGATGGACCTTCACGGCGAAGACCAATCTCATTGCGACCTGTTGTCTCGTTGTAACGAGTGTTTTGACCCGTTGAACGAGTTGTTTCTGGTCCAAAAGGAGTTTGAGTAGTGGAGGTTACACCATGTGGGTCGTCTCCACGACCGTAACTTGCTCCGCCACGAAGTTTGCCAAAAATACCCATGATTACCTCACCACTGGTTTGAATGAGATAGCCGAAATGGCTTCTCCGTTATCTCCAATAATATCATCAAAGCCAATAATGTAAGTGAGGTCAACACCACGTGGGGCAACAAAGCCTCTAGCAATTGCAGCGGCTTTTGCTGCTTGGTTGACTGCACTTGCACCGATGGCTCGCATCTTTGGCGATTGCCCAGCGTTTACAGCACGGGCAAGAATAGAGCCAACGCTTTGAGGGTTGCTGGAACCTGAGACTTTAAGGACGTCTTCAATTGCAGAATTAAGTTCTTGCGACATAGTAATACTCCTAGTGGAACAGTAAGTTTAAATTGTTCCCAAAGTTTAGAAGTACTCTGCTTCTTTCAAGAGTTCTATCAGGTCATCTAGCCTCATCACAGCGTATGACTCACCCAACGCTTTTTCCCCTTTACCTTTCCTCTTCACAACTAGTGCAGGAACACCATCACCTAAGCGATCTGCCTGCTCTACCGTGTCATTGAGCCAGCCACTGATGTTGAATGACTTGTCGTTCTTGCACTGGATTGCAACTTCACGTTCGGTTACACGGCGCACAATGCCATTGATGTCACCTGTGTCTTGTGCTCCAGCAAGGGCTGTTCTACGGGCGTTCTTGAAACCTGCGCTAATCAAGTACTCCTTGACCAGAGTTTCAAACGCTGTTCCTTTGGCTTTGTGCTTATTGCCCATAACCCAAACTCTCTAAAGCGTCTTTACCTTTAAAACTAATCTTGTAAACACCTTGTGAACCACCAGCACGGCTTAGTCGTTTTCTAAATGTGTCAGTCAGATACCCCTCTTCTTTAAGGTGTGACACTAATACCCACCAACCATGAGCAGTTTGGTCTAATCCTGTGTACTGACCCATTTCATCTGTGGTCATGTCTTTGTGCTCGGCGTATGCACTAAGAATTGTGTGATAACGATTACCTTCAATGAGCACTACTTTTTCTTTGTCATCTTTTTTCTTGGTAAATACTTTGGCTTCTTTAAGCAAAGTCGTAAGTCGCTCAATTTCATTAGCGGCTTCTACGCAATCTGCTTTCTTAGGAAAGTCAGAACGAAGTCTTTCTAGCAACGTAGGCATATCTATTCCTTTGTGTATTTAGTGATTACAGGGTAACCAGTTAACGAGCACATCTCAAGGTCTGGAGAGATGGGGCTGGTGTAACTGCGGACAAGCAAGCGCTGTACCCAACGATCTGTACCGTCATAACGGGCTTGAAATGGTTTACGACCATGCACAGTGTTGGAGTTGTCAATGATTAAAAGATCTCCAGTAGCCAGTGCTACTTCTTGGGTGTGTTTTTCTACAGCACGCCCAAACTCTTCTAAAGCATCTTGAGCCGCCGCCGTTGTACCACGCATAACAGATTTGTCGTAGCACATGGTGCCACGCCCGTCTTTAACTCCAAGTATGGATGTAGTTACAACGGTGTCAGGCTCTCCGTTAGTTCTGAAACTCTCATCAACAGATGTTTCAAATAAAGGCATTGATAAAAGAGCAATACAAACATCGTCTAACTCAGGCAAGATGTCATGCAACTGCGCATAAGTTGTAAAGGCTTGTGGGTCACCACGCAAGCACAACAACATGATGTAGTCAGGCTTGTACGGATGGAATGCTGTCTCCGTATGTAGGTCAAGATTGACTTTGGATGACGATGAGATCTGTGAATACTCAGTCTTGGGGTTAGGCACGATGTTCTGAATCAACCTGCCGTTTTGCTCTTGCTTATAACCAACAGGGATACCGAAGTTCTTTGCGTAATGAAACATAGTGTGACGAGCAACGTGGCACGTATTCTCATCAATATGGGGTGTAATTGGTGTCGCTGGGATGGGACCAATTGGCAAATCTTTAAACAGGAAGATGGTCATGGGTTGTATCGTGCTTGTCTGCGCTCTTGCGGAGCGATGCTGATACGGCGACTTAATTCTCGGGACAACACTTGTGCACCACGTTCACAACGCTCAAACACGGCGTCCACCATCTTGCGATATGCACGTGAGTTCAGGTGCTCTTCTTGTTGTTCAATCACTTCAGGGTCAACGTCTCTGCGTGCTTTAGCCAATGTCACTGTGTCACCTTTAGCGGTATCACTCCACTGACCGATCAAGCACTTAGCCTCAACGATCCGACAGTTGTTTGCTTGTCGTTCTTCGTTGATCTCTGCTTCAACTAATTCTGCTTTGGCGTATGACACCCATGCCATGAACTCTCCGTAGAGAGACATCAGTTCAGCGTCTGATAACTCGTCCAGATACTGGGGTACCTGTGGCATTTCCCCCGCTGGTCGTGGGGGCATCGTGAACCTCTGATTGAACTTCTCCCTCACTGAGGAGTCGTCCTGTTGAGGTTTCGTTAGTGTCATCGGTTCTGGTCGCAGTATTGTTCGCATCGTTTTCCTTCCAGCATGTGTTTTTGTATGGGCATTGTTTGCATGTTTTATGTTCTGAGTCCGTTACCCACGCTGGACGCATGGGTGGGACTGAAGAATCTAGCGCCCGAACTACGGTTTCGCAAGCGCTAAGAATTGGGTCAACTAGTTCCTGTTGGAACTGGACTACAAACTCTTTTACTTCTTGAGTGGCTTTCCATTCATAGATAAACACCATGGTGTCAATGCCTGTGCAGTACATGTACAGCATGGCTTGACGGACGTGGGACTGGAACGGTTGGCGAATGCGCTTCCACATCTCGTCAGGGTTGCCTTCAGAATCTTTAAATATATCGTAACTCTCAAAACGAATGGTGCCAGCGCCAACACTCTTGATTTCAATGAGAAACGGCTTGTCTTTACCATTGTTGACAATACCGTCAGCATGACCAAGGATATGAAACTCTTCGTTACGTACTGGTACCTCACGGTAGACGGGATTAGGTGTTCCGCATGACGGGCACTTTTGTGGACTCAATCCCACCCATTTGTGACCACAAATATCGCTCTTGCATTGCCACGTACCATGAAGCACACCAGCATCACGGAGCCATCCCTGCCATTTAGCGTGAATCGCATGACCTTCTGCGAATACGTTTAAGCGTTGAAATGCAAACTTCTCGTCTGCTTTCTCGTAACCCTTGATGGTGTACCAAGACGAACGAGGGCACCAATCCTTCTTAGCAATCTCGCTTGGGTGTAGGTGAGCGGTATCCCGTGTGGAAGACAAGCGCTCTTTGATTAACTGAGCCTGCACGATAGGAAGCACCTTACCTTTGCTGGTGAGTGCCTTCTTGTACTCCTGTAAGTGCCATGGTGTTTCAGTCATCGTTTAATCCGCTCATCTCTAGGAAATCATCTTCAGTAAGAACTACGTACCTACGGTTACTGAGGTCAAACTGAAGGACAGGAAGACGGTCTTCCAGAATCGCACGTTCAACTAACTCCGTTAGGTCTTTGTGTTTGAGTGTTATCTGTTTGGTATTGGTGGTGAACTTGTTTTCAATCAAGATATCGGCAGTGCGTACGTCATTCTTACGCAACCAACCTGATCCTGAACCAGCATTACGACTTCCTTTGTAGGTCTTAGCGCTTCGCTGTTCCTGCTTCTTGGAAGTTTTATTAATGGCTTTGCGGTCGTCACCACCAAGAATCATTCAAGACCAAACTTTGTAAATACTTCTTTAGTGATCTTGTCTCGGAGGTCTGCATCTTCACGAACTGCTTGGAGCACACCGTCTTTGCCTTGCCACTTCTGATCGCCGTACGAGTAGTAAGCGCCTGCACGAGTAATCAACTCATACGCAATAGCGATGTTAACAACGTCTTTAGTGGTGTCGTAGTCGCCACGGTTGAAGCCTGTGGTGTCTGCAAAGTAGTAGTCAACTACAGCAACTTGCTGTGGTCGGTATGTCTTGTTCTTCATGGTGCGAGCCTTGATCGTTTGACCAACAGTCTCGTCCTTGGCTTTGATCCACTCGTCACGCTTTACTTCAACACGGCAGAAGTAATGGAAGTTCTTAGCCTTACCACCTGGGGTAGTGCGGTTGTCTCCCCACATCACACCAATCTTCTCACGCCACTGGTTAATCATGATGCCTGTGCACTGGCGCTCGTCATGAATCAATGAGCGCTTCTGTGACTTAGAAGACTTGCGGAAGAACTTACCTGTGAGGCGAGCACCAAGACCAACAGTGAACTCTTCCATCATCTTTTCGGATTCGTCACTTGGTACGAGCGCAGGAAGTGAGTCAATCACGATCATGTCAACAGCACGGTTGTCCAACGTCTTAATGACGAGGTCATACACCTGTTCCATGATGTTGGATTCAACAACCCACAAGCGATCAAGATCTACGCCAATGCTCTTGGCATAGTCAGGCACGTACTCTTCAGCCGCAATCCATAGCGCTGTGAACTCTGGGTCAAGTGCTTGGTTAGCCGCAATGGTCTTGTATGCAAGCGCAGTCTTACCTGAAGACTCTTCACCAATGATTTCACTCCATTGGTTAGCAGGCCAACCTCCACCAAGCATGAGGTCATACGCAAGGATGCCTGTAGTGATACGTGGCATAAGTTCACGCACCTCACTACCTTTGACGATGGCTCCATCGCCGTACTTCTTGTTCATCGCATTGATGATTGAATTGAGTGACTCGTAATCAGACATTTAAACTCCCCAACTGGATCCTTCGCCTTGTGAAAACCTACCGTTCCAACCACACGAATAACAACGTGGGGCTGGTTGTGCTCCGTTGATCATACTGTTTGATCCACGACCTACACGACTAAATACATAAATACTTCCGCATTCTGGACAAGTAGCGTCACCTTCTTTACGAGCGGCTTCACCACCTTTCCATAAGCGCAATGCTTCACCCATAGAGATTTGCTCTGTAGGAGCACGACTTGGATCTAACACTTCTTGGTTATGTGAATGCTGTTGCACTGGTTGCGTTGCAGGAAACTGCAATGCAGGTGTTGTTGGGGGTGTTGTGTAAGTGCGAGCAGGAGTTGGCTTATCTCCTGCAATCTTTTTACTCCACCAGTCACTCATAGTCTTCTTCCTCCAATAGGCTGTCCAACATTATTAGAATCTTCTCTGACTCTGCAAGTTTGTTTGTCAAAGCCATCCCATAGACAGTTAATACAGCGATTATCTCTTCTTTGGGGGAAACTAGTTTATCTGTTTTTTCTAGATAGTCAGCAAACCAAATAGCGCCTTCTAAGATTTCGTTATAGGTATCAGTTGCTAAAAGAACACCCCATCTAGACAAGATGTCTGCGTGCTCTACTTCTCTTACATCTTCTGATGGTGGTGAAAACCCCATAACCTCGGCGTAGTTCTGCCCTTCAGGGACAGACATCATCAAATAGAAGTTACGCCGATCAATGTCGGATATCACTTAGCGTCCGCCCAGTTATGTGCAACGTTGCACGACACCTTGAGTGGCACCCCGTGCAAGACAACGCCGTCTCCCATGGCTTCAATAAAACGTGGCATGATGTCCTCCCAAGAGTTCTCTGGTACTGCGGTCACGATTTCGTCATGAACCTGTACCAACATCCTAGTATCAGTTCCTTGGAGGGCTTTTTCAATGTCAATCATGGCAATCTTGCAGATATCAGCCGCACTTCCCTGAACCACGGCGTTAATAGCCTGTCTCTCGGCTCTGGAGCGCTTCTCATCGTCTGTGGACTTAATATCGGGCAAACGGCGCCTACGACCTGTAAGGGTCTTTACGTAGCCTTTAGCACGGGCTTGTGAGATGACATGGCGTTTCCACTGGGTCAACCCTGCAAACTGTTCGTAGTAGCGGTTGATCATGTACTTGGCACGCTCCTCAGGGATCCCTGTAGTGCGAGCCAGTTTCATATAACCACCGCCGTATGCAGTCAAGAAGTTCACGCCTTTACCAATCTGGCGCTCCTCACTGGTTACTTCTGAAACATCCTTGCCAAACAACAGAGCCGCCGCACCTGCGTGAATGTCAATGTCATTGTTGAAGATGTGGATCAATTCAGGATCTTTGGAGAACATTGCCATTACTCGGAGTTCAATTTGGTCGTAGTCAGCAACCATCAGGGTGTATCCCTCAGGAGCAATGAAGAGACTACGGATACTGGACTCACGTGGAATGTTCTGCAAGTTCGGGTTAGAAGCAGACAAGCGACCTGTTGCGGTTCGGTGCAAGTTGTATGACGGGTGCAGACGACCTTTTGACAACTTAGGCAACAACCCATCAACATACGTTGACTTCAACTTCTGCGTTTCAGACCACTGTAGGAGCAATGTCAATGCTGGGTGTTTTGATTCCAAGCGCTTCAAAGACTCTTCGTCTACTGATGGAGCGCCACCTTTTGTTTCTTTAAAGGGCTTTAATCCCAAACCACCTTCACGCTTCTTGTTAAACAAGAACGCTTGTTTGTGCTTAGTGGAGTCAGGGTTGAAGCCAACAGGTGCGTAGTTGGACAACTCCAACAGAATGTCACGCATCTTCCCGTCCAATTCCTTACCCAGTCTCTTGAGTTGTTGAGAGTCAACTGGGATGCCTTCGTTCTCCATCTGCATGAGTACACGCAGTACGTCAGAGTCTTGTATAACTACTCGCTTCAAGTCGTCTTGGTTTTTAATGGCATTCCATAAGCGCTCGTACAACATCCAGGTCCAGCGAGCATCAAGATGTACATAGCGAGCCGCTACGTCAAACGGCACTTCATCAATGATCTTGCCTAACTTGCCTTCTCGGAAGTAAGCGTCATGCTTGCCGTAGTTGTTTTGAATGAGGTTCTCTAACGAATACGACATCAAGTTTTCATCTAGGGCGTGCTGTAGGAGCATGGTGTCCCTAAACGGTGCAGACGGCATCTCTTCGTAGTACTTGCTAATTGAACGAGCATCAAACTTTACGTTGTGACCTACTTTGATCAGGTCACTAAAAAACAAGGGCTTCAATGTTTCAAACACAACAGAGCGAGACATTTGCTCTGGCGCTGGTGCGTACTCAGCAGGTATGTGATACCGAGCCTTGGCGGTGGACTCTTGACCGCTCTTGAGTACTTTGCGGTAACCCTCAGGTGGGACAGTGGTACCGTCACCAATCTCTTCAGCCTTTACTACGATGCCACGACTGTGCCCCATAGGGATAGCCCATGAGTGACCTTTAGTAGCAATGCCAATCCAAAACACTTCGTTGCGCAAAGGATCTAGCGCAAGCATCTTTCGGTAATCACCTTCTATCTTCTCTCGTGCTTTACGAGTGATGTCAGGAGATGGGTTCTTTAGTTTGGCGACGTGCGCTTTCCATTCCTTTTCAATGTGTTCAAGAAGGTCGGGATGGCGAGAAAGGATTCCACGGGACTCAATGTCAAACGCAAAAGCCCCAACGCTTTGGATAATGGAGATGATCTCATGTAACTCTTCGGTGGTAGACACAACATGGGGCGCTTGGCGCCCCATGTCATTGCCTTTACTAGTTGTCACGGCTTAGTTGTTAAAGCCGAGTTCTTCTGATGCAATCTGCACCAAGTCACGCTTGGAAGGCACCTGAATGATGTCTTCGGTGTAAGCCGTTTCGGTAAACTCAGCGAGTTGGGCGCTGGTCAATGGAGTCAAACCCCATTCTTCAAGATCAGCCGCTTTGACCATCTGAAGCAAGGTGGACGATGTTGCGCCCTTACCTGTGCGTGAGATAGCCCAGTAGTGCTTATCAAGAGGACCAGTGCGGTCGCTGTTGTGGAAGTTCTTCAACTGGTCAATAACTCGTGGACCAATCTCCAATGAACGAAGCACTGGGTCTTCACCTTCGGTGAGAAGTGCAACGTTAAAGTTGTGGCGCTTGGATGGGCGGTTGCCTGCCTTGCAGAGTGGGCAATCTTCACCGATGCAAACGAACGACTTCTGACCAGAACGCTCAAGCCAGTGCTGACCATACGAAGCGTATGGAGCATCGCCAATAAAGCGAATGATCTGAGTGTCTTCGGACAACTTAAGACGGACTGCGTAGTTACTGTCACCAGTCTTTACGGAGTCAACACCACTCCAACCACTGCGGACAACACGGCGTGCCTTAGGAGCATCGTCTTCGTCCAGAGTCACTGCTGGTCGTGGCTTGCGGGTAATTTCTTCATCCCCAGTGGACTGGGCTGGCTTCTTGCGAACAACAGGTTGGAACTCTGTCTCGTCATCTTCAAAGTCTGTAAATGGCATCGTTTTTTCTTTCTGTGATTATTTTGGATAGTTTTTTGCTGTGTGCTCCGCAAACTTATTCCAGTCTGCTTCCGCAGTGCCTAGTTTAAATGTTTGCATTGCTTCAAGTAGAAACTCTACCTGAGGTCTGCTGTATAACCTACGTCCTTTTGTAGATTTGTTAGGAATTTGTACGCCCTTAGGAGTTGGCGTACGGTACGTGGCTTTTGGTATCCAACCACGTGACTCCCACATACGAATCGTTACAGGTCGTCTGTTTACAGCAATTGCTAACTGACCAATGGTGAACATTTGTATCTCTTCACCATTGATCCGAAAGACTTTGTAGCGAGCGCCGTTAAAGCGATCACTTAAATGTGAATCTTGTTTCTTAGTTGCTGGACGATTTTTGGGCGCACGAGATCCTGGAAAGTCGGGCAGGTCGCCAAACATGTCAAGTGCTTTATCGCTCACGCTTTAAATGCCCACGTTTCTTTTTCAACATAGAACGAAGTAACTGTTTCTTCTTGGTCTTTGTTTTCCCATGCAAACTTCACAAGGTTGTCTTCGTCTACAACTTCAACAACTTTCTTGATGGCGTCCCAATAACCATTGCTACGTGCCCACTGCTCTACAGCAGTAACATCCAATGAACGAGAGATACGGCGCTCACGCTTCAACTCGTACGAGCCAACCTTCAACCACTGATGACCTTTGTCGTCCGTGTAACCAAAGATGCTGACAGCCTCAGTCAGTTGCTTCTTCATTTCACCTAAGCGCTTTTCAAGAATGTCAATAGTCTCTTTGGACTTTTTGAATTCTTCAGCAAGGCGCTCCATGTGCACCTCATCAAAGTTTTCAATGATGGATTTCTCCGCTGGTTTTTCCCTCTTTACTGTTGCCATATTAAACCTCCGAGTTGGATATGAAGTCTGAAAGTGTACCGATAGTCAGTTCAAATTTGCCCTGACTGTCATAATTCCCGTCAATGAAAGCCTCATTGATGCCACGCTTCTGTTGAAGCATTTCATACTGGCGCTCTTCAATGGAACCCTTCATAACGAATGAAGCCACGGTAACATGGGGGTGTAACGAAGATAGACGGATGATGCGAGCCTCTCGCTGATCCAGTTTTCCAGCGCTCCATGGCAGGTCATAGGAGATGAGGTAGTTGGCGTTAGGCAAGTCCACGCCGTAACCACCAGCGTCTGATGATAGGAACAGGCGGGTATGTGGGTCAGTAGCGAATTGCTGTTTGGCGCCGTCCCTCTCTTCAGCGGTCATGCCTCCCATAAACAGCACGCTGTTAGTTAAAGGGCGCATAGCCTCTTGAATCAATCGTAAGTTCTGTTTAAAGAATGAGAAGAGAACAACCTTACTGTCGGGGTCGCCTGACAGGATGTCTGAGACGTACTCCAAGACAGATGCCAACTTTGGCGACTTAGCGTTCTCAGGGAGCCACCCAGCCTTGATGATCTTGTCCGCATACTGACTGCCATCGGTACCACGTGACTCACGGAACTTACGTGCCGAGTCGTAGACAAGGGCTGGGTTATCACACAGCATGCGCAAGATAGTTAAGCGGGACATGATTTGACCTTGCGCTTCACCACCCCCGTCACCTCCGTTGTAGTGCGACCACAAGTCAAAACCACGACCATGAGTAGCAATTGCATTGTTAATTTCTTTAATGAGATCTTTAGCAATGGTTTGGTATGCAACAGAACCAGCGTTATCAAACGACACAGGTATTACCTGATGTATAACTTTTGGCAGTTGGTCGGCAATATCTGCTCGGGTCTTACGAACCATGGACTCAGTAAGGCTGTCCTGTAGTTGCTTTAGGTTGCGATAGCGCATTGGCTTGCCGTAGTGGTCACGAACAATGAACGTGCGGTCAAAGATGTCAAAGCGACCTAGCACGCTCTTATCAACAAACTCCATAATTGAAAACAGTTCTTCTGGCTTGTTCTCAATAGGCTGACCCGTTAATGCAAAGCGGTAGTGACATTTAGAGCCAAGACGCTTAAGCAACTTAGAGCGCTTTGCTCTAGGTGATTTGATAATAGTTGCTTCGTCTATGACCATGGCGTCACAACTAAGCGCTAGAAACTCTTTCTCATCTTTGACCAGCATCTCAGGGTTAACAATGACATAACGACAACGCAGAGCACTACGCCATAGTGGTGATCGGGCATTTTTAGAGCCATCAATCACAATTGCTTTTGAGTTAGTGAACTTCTTAATTTCACGAAGCCACTGAAACTTAAGTGAGGACGGAACGATTACAGCAACACGATCAATCTCTCCATCATCAAACAAGCGTTCAATGGCGGCAAGTGTGGTCGGTGTTTTACCAGCGCCCATCACCATGGCAAGCATCATCTGTCCACGATCCACCATGCGTTCCATGGCTTCCTGTTGGAACGGATACAAGGTGCCATTAAAGGTCATTGCATCCACCAGGGTACAACAGAGGCAGTGGTAACGGCGTGATTGACTTGTTCATCAGTCATGTCACCAATGTCTTTGGCGTCAGTCTTGTCGTAGTTCAAGAAGAAGATACCGTCACGGAACCGTGGAAGGTTCTTTAGCAAGAACTTTGCAGATTCAATACCTGCTTTGTCGTTGTCCATCGCAATGATTACTCGTTCTGCAACGTCTGTAACTAGTTGCATCTGCTCTTTGCTGACATGCGCACCGAACGTGGCGAGGGCTTGTATTCCCCCGAATGATGAAGCGAACCTCACCACGTCCAGTGGTGACTCAACAAGGACTGCTGTCCTTGATTGAAACCGCTCAATCCCAAACAGTGTGTGGCTCTTCTTCACGCCTGTTGGGTTGTTGTTGAAATAGTTGTAACCCTTTTCCTGCCATCCCATGAGTTCTCCAAACGGAGACACAATAGGAATAACCCATGCTTTCTTAAGCACGTTCCATTTAATACCATGTGCAAGAGCAACATCGGCGTCAAGGTGGCGCTGTACGAGTTCTCGGTGAGGTACTAAAGAGAAACGGCTGTACGAGACCCAATCAACGTCTGGCTGAAACTCAACACGTTCTGGTGCTGTTAAACGATTGATACCTGTTTCAATGAGCAACTGGTTAACTGCTGACACGCTATCAGGGTTACCTGTTAACTCCGATACAAGACCAGCGAGTGTTCCACGAGCACCGCATGAGTGGCAGATCCATAAACCGCTCTCTGCATTCATAGACCATGAAGGTGACCCATCTGCACGACCTGTTCGCTTCTCATGAACAGGACAGCATCCCGAAATCTCACGACCGTTTGTTCGGCGTACATCTACGCCAAGTTCTAAAAGGACGCTTGCTAGATCAGTAGTACCAGTTGTCGGTGTCGCCGTCTTCATTTTCATCTACCTCCGTAAAGTTCATGTTTTCCCAATCCCATTTGATCCTGACCTCACCCTTAGGTGATGACCGTGACAAGATAACCCGAATGATTGCTTGGTTATCAATATCAGGATCTGATTCCACACCGAGCACAAGGTCTGAGTCCTGTGCAAATGATGATGTGTAACCAATTGCTTCCGCCGTAATTTGTCGTGACTTCTTGTTACCAAGTTTCCACGACAACACCTGTGTAGTCCCGATGATAGGGATATCAAAGCGCTGTGCCAACCTCTTAAGCGAGCGTGTGATATTTGTCAATGCTTGTGGTGAACCTTTAGGTTCCCCTTGTTCATCGTCCATGAGATACACACCGTCAACAATGAGTAGACGTGGTCGGTGCTGTTGCACCTTTCCAGCGAGCGCACTTACTGTTGTCAATGAGTGAGTATCTTCAGTCATGATGAATGGGTGCATGTTCTTGCGAAGTTTTAATGCTTTGCCGATGCGCTCCATGTCTTGAGCCGTCAAGTCACCTCGGATGATTCGTGTATGTGGGACACCTGAAATGATGGCGTCGTAACGAGCCGCTTGCTCTTCAATACTCATTTCAAACGAAACATACATTGGCGTGATGCCGTGGTTGTGAGCCGCATCAGCCATGATCAAGGTCATTAATGATTTACCCTTTTTTGCTTCACCAACGAACGTAACCAACTGCTGAGGCCGAAGACCAGCAGTGATCCGATCAAGACCAAGGAAGCCTGTCGGAATGCCACGAAGACCGTTCGGGGTGTTACGCATTTCTTCATACTTTGATAACCGTCCTTCCCATGATTCCATGAGGTCAATGTCTCGTAAGCGTGCAACCTCTACTGAGGCTTTCTGCAAACCTTCAGAGAGTTTGTTAAAGGCTTCTTCTGTTTCGTTGCTGTTAAGTGCTGGTAGTGCAGAGGTGATTGCGGTAACTAAGTGCTGGTGCTTGTAAGCAACGTAGATCTCGTCAACAAGAGCCTGGAACGGTTCGTTCTCAGCATTGAGCAAACGGATGTCTGCGTATTGTTGTTTGAAGACACGTGCGGTTGGAACCACGCTGTACTCACGCCAGTAATCAAGAACCCATAACCAAATGTCGGACCACTCACCACTGAAGTGGTCTGGGCGTAATCCTGCGTCAATGACTTCGCTAAGTTCAGCGGTTTGGATTACCTTGCTGATTAGGAGATGTTCAGTTGATGCCATTAGAAAACCCAAGCGCTTGTAGGAGATGAAACTGTTGCACGAATACCAAGTATTGAGGCTTGTTCTTGGTGCGGGACGAAGATTGTACGGACTGAGCGCTTGAAACGCAAGTCGTATTCAAGATCATTTACGGTCTTGTAGTAAAAAACTGGCAATGACATACTTTTACGTTGTAGCCAGTTGTCTACCGCATCAACAGCATCTTCCGAAAGAAACGTGTAAACCTCGGCGCCAATACCCAAACGATGAGTTGTGTCATACAAAGACTTCAATGGAAGGTCGTTAGGCTTCCATAACTTTAAGACACGTTCCCAATTGTTGCGTGCTTGATACAAGGCACTTCCAATTCCTTTAACACCATCTGGAGGTGTTGCAAGCAAGTCTTCAAAGATGACTCCGTAGCCAACATCTTCGTATGATTGAATGTCGTTACCAAGCATCAGTCTTTAGTCCTGTAATCCTCACCAGTGATACCAAGCATAAAGCATGACTGCTTGATGATTGAGTACACCCGTGGGCTGTAGAGGACTGACAGTTTGTCTGGGTTGATCTCTGTTGTGTAAATCGTAGGAAGTTGCATTTCATAGCGAGACTCAATCATGTTTGACACAGTCTTTGCCATGTACTCAGTTAAGCGGTCTGAGTTCAAGTTGTCAATCACGACAATGTCATAAACACGGCGCATGTACTTAAGCAAGTTTGGATCGCCGTACATCTCAGGCAACTCACCATCGTTGTTACGTGAGTCGTGAACCATTTCAGTGAAGATGTCATATGACAAGAACAACCCACTGAGTTCGTTGTTGGTCACTACTTCACGCAATGCGGCTACTGCCATGTGTGTTTTACCAAGACCTGTTTTGCCATGGATGTACAAACCCATGCCATCTTCCATGCGCTTGTCAATGCTCTTTGACCACTTTTCAATAGCGGTCTTAAATTGATCGGAACCGTGATCAATGTCGTAGTTGTTGAATGTGCAACTCTTATAACGAGGTGGTACACGCAAGTTCTTTAAACGTTCGTCAACTGGACGGTTGCGCCAGTACTTATTACTCTTCCATTCGCTCATTTGTCATCCGTTTTGTAAGGGGAAGTAGATGATACCGCACAGCGGTGGTCTAAGAAGGTAACTGGATCTAAAAAATACAGATCACAGCAAATGCAATGTATGAACGATTTACTCTTCTGTAAGTCGTTGGTCAATTGATATTGAAGTTGGCTGATCGTCTTCTTTGACATGCATCTCCTTTGCATATTTGTCTAAGTTTGCTAAGAACGCCCTCCACGGCGCTACGTCTACTGGCAGTGCCCTTCGTGAGATGTCCTTAACGAACGCCAAGATCATGCCACGGATTTGTTCATTTGAAAACCCCTTATCGGAAAGTTTCTTAAAACCTTTCATTAGGGCGGGTCCATTTACTGGGGCGGTGATTCTCTCCAGCGTTTCGGCAGGCAAATTGTCACGGAAGAAGTAAACCAAACTTCCTCGGGAGTCTTGTTTCTTCTGTTTAGGAGCAACTTCTTTTTTGTCAAGGTCTTCGCCTAAACCGATTCCCCAGTCGTCAGATTGATTTTTCATCCATCAACCTCTGATCTACATTTGTTGAATTTTTCCCCTTCTTGATTTTATTACTCTTGTTAGTTACTCTTGATTGGGTGTCACCCGTGACACTACTAGTGGTGTCTCCCGTGACACTACCTAGTGTCTCCACAGTCACTACTAGGGGTGACTCGTGTGTCACTAGTGGGTTGTTAAAGTTGACGTAGTAGCGGTTCGTCAAGTTCTTGTTGTTGCGGGTCACACGGTGTTGCTTGACAATCAAACCAATCTCTTCCAGACGCTTCATAGATCGGATCACCGTACGGCGGTCACACCCCAACTGGTCAGCAATGTGCTGGTACGAGGTTGTCAACTCTTGGGTGTCAGGGTGCAGGTACTGGAGCATGTGGTTCAGCACGGCATGCGAGATGTAGTCCGTAGCGATGTATGGGAGCACCCATCTTGGGACAGGTAGAAAGGGTCCACTCAACTTATTGTTTCTTGCCATAACGCTCCTCAGGTTGTTATCTAGGGTCGCCATGCTACACTCTCGCCAGCGCTTTTAGCACTTTCCTGATCGGGTGCTAAAGTGTTTAGAGTGTTGGGAGGAGGGCGACCTCCTCAGGACGACAGAGCGGGGGCTTTCCCTCCTTTCTCCCCCGCCCGTGTTTATGGCTCTCCTCCCAACCGCTAAACTTGTTTGATGGCATCTAAAAAAGAAGTATGGGATAAACCCAATCCAAAGAAGAAATCAGAGAAGTTGACACCTGATCAAAAGTCAGAAGCAAAGGCTCGTGCTAAAGCCGCTGGTCGTCCGTACCCAAACCTTGTTGACAACATGGCTGTCAGTAAGAAAGGTAAGAAGTAATGGCAAAGTCAGAAGCGTGGCAACGTAAAGAAGGTAAGAACGAAAAGGGTGGGCTTAACGAAAAAGGCCGTAAGTCCTACGAGAAGGCTAACCCTGGTTCAGATCTTAAGCCACCTGTAAAGAAAGAACAAGCCGCTAAGTCTAAGAAGTCTGCGGCTCGCCGTGAGTCCTTTTGTGCCCGCATGGAAGGCATGAAGAAGAAAAACACATCGTCAAAGACGGCTAATGATCCAGATAGCCGTATCAATAAATCACTAAGAGCATGGGATTGCTAATGAAGAAACTTGTTGATTCGTTAAAGGTTGCATTGGCAGATGCAGTGACTATGTACTTCGTTGCACATGGGTACCACTGGAACGTAGAAGGTCAAGACTTCAGCCAGTACCACGCATTGTTTGCTGAGATCTACGAAGATGTCTACAGCAGTATTGACCCATTGGCAGAGAGCATCCGCAAGATGGATGAGTACGCTCCATTTACGTTGAGTAAGTTCACAGAACTACGCACAGTGGAAGCCAAAGAAGTTAAGCCAGAACCACAGGCAATGGCTAAAGCACTATTGAAAGTAAATGATGGAGTACTAGAGACTCTTGTCAAAGCCTTCCATGCCGCCAATGACGCTGACGAACAGGGTATTGCTAACCTACTCGCAGAGCGCATTGACATGCATGAAAAGTGGCGTTGGCAGTTAAAGGCGTCAACTAAATAGTTGCACCGAAGCCAAACAACTGTTTGACTTCTTCCACGTTTGCAGGACGGCTCATAATCACTCCACTAGGGAATGTTGCCGTAAGCATGCAGGTGTCATAAGAGTTAGTAACTGCTCGGTCGTTTTGAGCACTACTTACAACATGAAATGTACCTAGGTCAATTGGTGGGAGTATATCTACTTCTTCCACTTCGTTATCTTCAATGATTGGTTCAGGCATCGGCGTGTCATTGAGTATTGCATCAACGATCTGCTCTTTGGTCATGGTTGTACCTACGTGGATCCCTTGAGACTTGGCTGTCTTTCGTAGGACCCCGATGGACATTGACAACATCTCAGAACGACTGAACGGTTCAATCTCAACTTCTTCAGTTGGTATTGGGGCAGGTTTATCTTCTGGAGTGATGTCTACAACAATTGGTACAAGTCCGTTTGTCAAGTCCAAGATAGGCACGCCAGCGTCAGCGGCATCAAAACAGATCTCTTCCATCTCGGGTATCAACGTGTCATCCCAAAGAAGCAAAAGGGTTCCATTAGTCTTGGACAGGTACTTAACAATGTCTCGTGCTGGATTTGCGTCTAAGCGCTCAACGGAAGATTTCTCAATAAACTCCCCAGGGGCGGTCCCATTGTGGGTGAGCATAAAATCAACTTCCATGTCAATCAACCAGTTG